AGATTCTTTTGGATTAAATTGGATTTGGTTTACGTGTTGGGTCTTACGCTCAATACTGTGCAGCCCAACGAAGTTATTATAGCAGGTGGTGTGGTGGGTGTCAACCTTTAGGTATATTCCAGTCAGGTGGTCCTTCACCATTTTCAAAACGAGTCTTGAGAATTTTAACTTTCTCTAACAACTCATCAAACATCTGCTCAATGGGTGTGTCAGGTGTAGCACCTAGCATAACAACCCCTTGCTTCATTGTCTCAAGGACAGAGACAGCTTCAGGATCGTCACTCAACTTGATGCGAGCATAAAATATCTTTTGTTTTTCTATTAGTGTACTAAGAGCATCAAAATACTCTAACCTACGATCTTCATCTAGAAGAGCAAAGTTCATAGCAGATCTAAAACAAAACTGCTGAAGTTCCATCATCTCTTGGATGTCTCCTCGGATGATGTCAGATTTAAAGAAACTCATACTAATGTTAACTTGGCACGACTGGTTTTTTTCATAAAGTTAAGTTGTTGTGCATCATGACGCAACTTTTCTTTGAGTGGTTTACTAATCAATTTATTGATAGTATCTACTTCAATCTCATTCACTTCACAGTAGTGGATAACAGAATCAATATAGTTCATGTCAGGATTGTGTAAAGCAATCTTCTCCACCTCCTGCGAGAATCTCGCAGCAGTCATAAATTTATCCTCTAATAATTGTTTTTTGTCCATGTTGTTCTTGATACTCCGAGATATAACTCATTAGTTTCATAAAGAATTCTTTCTTAGGTGGAAGCACCTTAACTTGAGTCTCTCCGTTTTCACAAGCAACAATAGTAACGAGTTGTTTGACACTCAACCCGTAGTTTTCTTGAAGCATACATGCGTATGCAGTTTCTTGAACGAAGTAATCGTAAAGATATTTCTCACGCTTTGGTTCAGCAGCAGTCTTGAAGTCAATGATAGACAGCACACCGTCGAACTCAGCGATACAATCCACACGCCCTGCAATTTCTAAATGTTTAGAGTAGAGCGCCGCTTCTTGTAAGTAAATATTATTTATACGGTCCAAATCAGGGCGACTATGATGGAACATTAGTACAGGAAGTGGGTGCGATTTATACTTCTTCAGGTCTAGATTATTATTAAAGTAGTCTTCAGCAATAGAGTGATACTTTGTGCCACGACCAGTAGCACGAGTTGTCTTAGCATTCGCTGCCTTCTCGCCAACACGAGCTCGCCACTTGGCGATGCCTGCTTTCTTTGCTGCGTTGTTGCCAATCACAGTGGTGACAGATGGATAATGATGTCCGGTTGGTGTAAGATAAACACGTTTGCCCTCCACCATTTCAGCAGACATTTCAATAGGATCTAGTCCCACATGATTGAACAGTTTCATAGACCTAGATTAATTTTATTAATGATGTAAGATTTGACAAGACCAGAGCGAACGATATCATCCACACCGAACTCAACCAGTGCAAACTCATCCATATTCTGTAGGATACGTTGGAAGTCTAGAATACCCGATCGCTCAGAGATTTTTTGAAGATCAGTTTGTGCTGCGTCTCCACAGAAAATGATCTTACTGTCTTGTCCCACACGAGTGATGATTGAATCAAGTTCGTGGAAGTTTAGGTTCTGGCACTCATCAATGATAACGATAGCATTGTCTAGTGTAGTGCCACGAATGAAACTAGTAGACCAGAAGGAGATAGTTTCCTGTGCCTTCAAGTTATCATAGAGCATTTCATATGATGCATCATCTGGCATCTCAAACATGGATTGAACCATGTTCTTGTATGGTATCTGATAGAGAGAAGACTTATCCTCATGGTCTCCAGGAAGGAAACCAATCTCCCTAGTAGCGACAAGAGAGCGAACAATATAGATCTTTTCAAAAGGTGTATACTCATTGAGTACATCCTTAAGTGCTTTGTAAAGAGCAACATATGTTTTGCCTGTGCCTGCGACACCGTAGGCATAGACCATCTTACCTTTGTCCCACTCATCAAACATGATTTGTTGATTGTGAGTGAGAGGTTCGATTGGAACCATGTATGCTTCATCAATAGGCTTACGACGCTTCCTCTGCTTCGCATTCATACCTTGTCCAGGTGCTTTAGTAGTCTTCTTTCTAGCTGGCATGTCAGTTATACTTTTGTGTGATGGTTCTGTTTCTTGGTGCCTTAGGAGCAATCTTATTCTTCATTATATCATGAAAACCAGGATGTGTTCTACTCATCTTGTCTCTCCATTCACCAACCTCACCAGAGGCAGGGCATGTAGATGGATCACTCCAATCTCTATCCCATTCTGGATTGTCATCTTTCCACTGACCCCACTCGTGAACACTAAGTCTTACTTCTTTTTGTTCACCAGTTTCTTTGTTAATCACTGGGTAAGTCGCCATCGTCTCCCTCCTTTACTTTATTAAATCCAAATGGACCTGCTCCCTTTTCTTCTAGTGCTAGTTTCAAGGCAACACCACCAATTGCTTCCATAACTTTAATGACTTGCTCAGGTTTGGCATCCTCACCAAGTTCTTTAGCAACATACCAATACTTAGGCCAAAATGTTTGACCTGCCAATTCATAATCTTCCAACGTTAATAGTTTCATGACCACTCCAGTGCTTCAGCACAAATAGGTAATTGTTTTACAAATACATCGCGACATTGTTTAGCGATATCCATGTGTTCTTTCTGTGTTCCATGAGCAGAACGCAGATCGATATAATGCATCCACGAACGAACTGAGCCGCTCATGTAGATTTTTGTGGGAACTGCCAAAGGAAGCACAAATCTAGCACATTCCTTTGCCACACCGTGATCAAGCATAGTCTGATATAAATCCATACCAGAAGCAAAGTGTCTTTGGATAGCAATCTCAAACTCTTGCTTATGAAAAGCATCTAAATCATCAGTAGAATTCTGACGATTCTTTTTATCCTGACGACGTAAGTCTGGAAGAGGAATGCTTTCTGCTAGCATAGAACTATCAGCATACCGTTGAGAAAATTCTTGGAATGTGAAACTCCTATGCCTCAGGATCTGAGCTGCGATTCCGCGATTCGTTTCTATCTCTAGTGTCATGAACGCTTGTTCAAATACAGACCAGTGATTGTGTTTGATACAATAACTAAGGAGTCCCGATACTTTCGGGTTGTCCTGATTGTTCGGGTTGCTCACCCTCGCTACGTACCCCATCATCTTCTCCGCTTCTGGAGTTATAGAGACTAGACGGACTGACCCATGTTGTTGCTTCATTCTTGAATCCTTTGCTCATCATTTCACGTTTTTTCTTGAGACCTAACTTCGCAGCACGTAACTGCAGTCGCATGTAATGGATCTCTTCATCAGTATACATCATCGGATTCTTATCCGCAAGCTTAATCGCTTTCTTTGCTACTTTAATTGTGTCTTTAAACCTCAATTGATTACCTCTTCTAAGTATTGAAGGAATGCTTCTTCAGCACCCTCGGTTGATTTATTGCCCTGGGATACCCAATGATGACAGAATTCATACAGATGCTTTCCTGTTTTTAATTTCAAATAGTGTTTCAATTTAATAAACACATCAGCACGAAGAACCATACGTTCATCGCTGTATCTCCAATCAGATTCAATATCCATATATTTATGGGTAGTATCAACACATCATAGCACAAAAAAAGAGGGGTCGCAACCCCCCGTGATGATGTTATACTAAGATTCTCCTACAAATACGTTTACATAATGACTGACCTTCTCGACATTCGATTAAGCATTCATAGTATTCATTGATAGTTTCTAGTTCCTCTTGTGATTGTTTTACGGATGATTCAAAATTTCTCCACTCATGTAGTTGATTGAATGGTATTAAATTATGCATGATAAACCTCCTTGGTATAGAATAAAACTAAATCATAACTAAGATTTATTTCTTACATCACTAGTCCCCATTTCTATAAGTAATTATAAGGGTTTCCTAACATTTTAGCATCCGTAAATATGCTCAAAAATAAATAGGCACAAAATTTATAGGTCTGCTTTCTTTAAAAGCATTTTCTTTTCTATAGGACAAAATACTTTTGCAACAATATAATCTTTAACCTCATCATAGTCAAGAACATAATATTGAGATGATGTTTCTCCTTCATTTAATAACTTCATTATTCTATGCCTACCATCTACCATCCTATACTTATTATTGAATGGATTGACAGCATTTTTTAAAACAATTCCTGGGTATGATGGATCAGCGGCATGATACTTTGATGGTCTAGTAGGAGGACAACAAAAACAATTAGCACCAGTGTTATGGGGGTGATGATGTTTTCCTTTCCAAGCAATATCGCATAGATCTATAGTCTCTAACCTAGAATCTGTAAGTAAATGAAGAATATCTCTTAAGTAAAGTCTGCATTCATAATGCAACTTACCATCGGATCTTGGAAACTCCCAGTTTCCCCACAGATTATCGTGTCGAGAAACATGATATTGTCTTTCTGAAATTTCAGACCATTCCATAAAAATTTTAGATAAAAAAAAGAAGGGTGTTAACCCTTCGTCTACAAGTTTACAAGTAACTCACTTACTGTAGGTGCGACCACGATAACAGAATGTGCCGTGGGGTTCCTTTAATTCGACACAACGTGTAGTATACTCAACACCACGGTATGAAGTGTGTGTAATCTGTGCGTCGTGAAGAGCAGATACTTTATTGATCTGCTTTCTGATGATGTTTAGTGTGTTCATTTGTCAGTCTCCTGAAGTTAGGGTTTTTAATCCCCGTTCCTTCAGTCGTGTGCGTCCCAGAAACACTCAGGGGTAGATTCCTTTACGGTCTCTATCAACTCTACCTTAAAAGCATTTGAGATATTCTCATTTGCTTTCATCTTAAGCATGATTGTATCAGCTTGTTGGCAGGTGAGTGATGAATAGAATAATAGTTCTAACATGGGATGAACGGCTCCGTTCCGCGACTTACTTGCGTCCTCCTTGCGGGGGATGAACGTATGGTAATTATACCATACTTTATTTATGGTAGCAAGTCAACTTCCAGCAAGATAAAATGCATCTCCTCTCGCATGACAAACTCTCTTGACCTGTGCGTCATAGACAGGAATTGTTCCAGCACCAGTGATTAAATTCTTAGCAAAATCAAATGCTTCTCTAAATCTATTAAACTTATACACATCGTCATAAGTTTTAGCAGATACAAGAACACCGTCCTTCCTCCATGTCTTCATTGTATGCCAGACTGTAGGTTCAGATAGTTTGCGGTAAAAAATACACCAATTACCCTTTTGATTTGCACTCATTTGCTTTTCTTGTTAGGATTTTGCCAGAGTTTAGGATTAGCTCTACCCTCTGTTTGTTTCATACTAATCACACTATGATACTTATCCCAGTAGTGATCAAATATCTCTGATTGCTTGGCAGATATAACAATGTCGTGTTGAACACCACCTTCAGCATTATACTCAATAATATAAGCAGTACATGGCAGTGATGTATCCTCTGCTAGTTTAGGATCACAATTTTCGTGAAGTAAATTCACGAGCGACCTCCCCATTGAATCTGAGGATATGCTTCCTCCACACACTGCTTAGTGATCTTCCAACGCTTTCCAATCTGCCTATCTTTCATTAGACACAACACCTCTGCTTCTCCTTGGTGGAGACCTTCCAGGAGTTGAATGAATAAGGTTTCGCGACGGGTTTGGGATACATTCGCTCCACCTTTAAAGAAGAGATAGAGTTTACGATACTCGTGGACAAGTTTCGTATGCTCTGTATCTTCAGGTGCTTCATTCTTTTCATACGGAACATCACCTTTTGGAAGCATAGAGATAATGCTCTCATCAAAGTTGGCAATTAGAATTTGCCTAAGTGCTGGAGAATTATGCTGCTGTAAAAGTTTAATTTTTTGTGTCTTAGTTTTAGCGTTGCTTATTTTTTGCAGCACTTCATTCAGTAATAATTGCATGACCTAGTTAATATCATAAGTGTATTTATTCTTCCTCAAATTCCTCTTCATCTACGAAGCGAACTGAGAGTAATTCTTCGTTGATCCATTGACCGTCTCCGTCTAACATTTCTGGATGGATGTTGTCTTCCTGCATACGATACATGTATTCATGGAGTTTTTCGTTTGCTGTCCACCCAGCAATCACACCAACACATAAAAATATAAAGGAAACAGTTGCTGAGAAATAAACAATGGTTGCTTGCGTCATTGGTTCAACTCCAATTTAAGTTTGCTTGCTGTCCCACAAAAGTTCAAAGTTGAAATAGACTCTTCGCTTTAGTAGGGTAAAAAACCTAGTGATAGCGATACCTTTTGATGGGGGTTTCGCTTCTTCCTTTTCTGCCTTCGCCCCCCGAAGCATTAGTTCTATGCCTTTATTTATTTTAAGATCTTTCACTTTTTTGGTGCAGACACTAATCCATTTTTCATTAAGAATTTAGCAGTCTCTACTAAACCACCAATTTCTTTTCCATCTATAATAACATAAGGAAAAGAACCTGCGTCAGGATAATCGACACGAACTTCGTCTCCACTAGTACATACCTGTTCATCATAGTCAGTGATGTTTGCACGTTCAAATAATTCTTTTAACTTAGTGCAGTAAGAACACCCTACTGTAGAATAAACTTTAATCTTCATTGTACTTTTCCAATAACCCAAGACATCATACCATAAGGTGTGTCAGAAATCAAGGTCTGAGTTAGTTCTACTACATCTGGCGGAACAACTAAACAGAATCCAATACCAAGATTGAATACATTACGCATCTCTTCCTCAGCAATGTCTCCTGCCTGCTGGATCTTAGTGAAGAGTTCTGGTCTCTCCCAAGCAGAATAGTCAACGTCAACTGTGAGACCCCTTGGAAGGCATCGTGGGAGGTTCTCAGGCAGTCCTCCACCTGTGATGTGTGCCATGCCTAGGATAGGAACTTCATCCAACAGGTGCTGGATCAGACGAGCATAGATGGTAGTTGGAACCAACAGCTCGGGCATCTCCTTATAGAAAATATAATTTCTCCACAACATATCATTGATCAATGTGTATCCATTGCTATGAACACCACTACTCTCAATACCTATGACTACATCACCAGGTCTGATGTTACTACCATCAACAATCTGATTCTTCTCTACAATACCAGTACAGAAACCAGCAAGGTCGTAGTCATTTGTTCTGAAATGTTCAGCAGTTTCTCCACCTATAAGTTCCATCCCCGCCATTGTGCAACCAACATTGATACCATACACAATATCACTTACGTTAGCATCTAATGTTTTGGCAGAGATATAGTCTAGAAAATATAATGGTTTAGCACCAGAACATATAACGTCATTGACGCACATAGCAACGAGATCCTGACCAATAGTGGTGTAATCATCAGCAATCCTACAGATATTAATTTTAGTTCCGACACCATCAGCACCAGATACTAAGACAGGTTTCTCATATCCTGATGGCACTTCCATCATTCCACTGAACCCACCATCAATCTTAGGTGCCAATACCTTTAGATACTCTACGAAAGATCGACCTTTAATAATGTCAACGCCAGCAGTTTTGTAGTCCATTAGTGAATTTCTCCTTTAGCAATTTGTTCACGACGTTTTAGTTTCCATACTATGTAATCCATCGTGGGGATACACATAGGATTCCAACCAACAAAGGTTGTTGACTCTCCACTGGGTATCTTCCAGCAGGGAGCATCATCATTGTCAAGGTCTAGTGATTCACGGTATGCTTCATCACCAAACATAACAACTGCTCGCTCTGCTTGATTCAAACTGGTGAAGCAAGCAAAACCATTCTTCTTAATGATGTCAGGGACGTGATGTTTCATTGGATTGCCAGGGGTTGTAGACGCTCAAGAATCTCACGATAAGCAGGGACGATATCACCTTCATCGTTTCTGAATAGATCTTTGTCAAATCTTTCATCGCTACCGATCTTCCATAGTCTCATACTATCAGGACTAATCTCATCGGCAAGATATAAATCACCATGAGCATCGTATCCATACTCAACTTTAAAATCAACCAGATCAATACCCAAGATGTAGAACATCTGACGGAGGTAATCATTGATACGTAATGTCATCTCAATGAAAGGATCAGGATTATATCCCATCAGACGCACACGATCTCTTGTCAGCAGAGGATCATGCTTACTATCATCCTTCAGGAAGAACTCAACAATAGGATGTGGTAGTGAATAACCTTCTTGTAATGTTGTCTCGCGAACAATAGATCCAGCAGCACGGTTCCTACAAATAACTTCTAATGGAACGATGTCTACCTTCTTACAGATCATCTTGTTAGCACCAACCATATTGATATAATGTGTTGGGATATGTTCTTTGGCAAGTTTCTCGAAGATAATAGATGAGATACTACAGCAGAGGGATCCTTTTCCTAAAGGATGATCGACCATCTCACCATTACCGGCAGTCACCTTATCGTGATACTCAATGATGACACGATCAGCATCATCGCCAGCATATACAGTCTTGACCTTGCCTTCTATAATTACTTTCATCAAAAGGGGGTGTTTAATATTCATAGTATACAATAAAAAACCACCCCCGTCAAGGAGTGGTGGACAGTTTAGGAGGTGGTCTGAACGGGCAGTCAGGACACCCAGCACCACAACATCCTCTAGAAAGGTTCAGTGAAGTGCTTACCGATAACTTCGATACGTTCTTCTTCATGAGCGATGATATCTAGTTGTTCCTGAATAGCAGCAAGCACATCAGGGTGCTCACCAATACCAACAGGGTTGTGTAGGTATACTTCTACGTTTGCTTTTGCTTTGGCAATGTTGCCACCAGCATCAGCAAGTAGAGCATCTAACATTTTAACGCGAAGATTACAAGACATAATAATTTTGGATTTGTTTTATTTATTGTATAGATCTTCCAGTTTTTCTCTGGATAGGTCCACATACATCAATTCCTCACCTGCTTGTGGTGCTTCAGGATGCTTTGGTTTGGGAGGAGTCCTCATCTCTATGTTAATAGATTGAATGTTAGCCCACATCATAGCGAATGCACCACCAGCAATAAGAGCGAAGCATGTAAAGTAAAGAAAGACTTCAAAACTATTCATCATGCCTCCTGTAGTGATTGAACTGTATTGTGAAGTTCTCCAATATCTAGGAGACCTTCAGCACTGAACCATGGAGCATTCTCCCAACTGAATCCAACGCCCATGGTGCTATCAGGTGCTGTGATGTACCAATGACATGCTGTGTCCGGTACATCAACAGCGCACTTACTCCAGTCATCGCTCCACTGTGGGACTTGTACCCACATCACCGCAGCAAATACAAAACTGAATAGTGCTTTAATCATTTGTGAATCTCCGTTTTATGAGATGGTCTATTGAGAAATTACCTGGACCACTGAGGACGATACATGCTGCACCTCCCCAGTAAAGAACTAAAAGTTCTAACAAGTAAATGTTAAATCCAGATGTAAACAGAGCATGATAAATTGCGAATGATATTGTACCTAAGATTGCTAAGGCACCCAGACGAGTGCCAAGTCCACAGATAACCATCCAACTCCCCACAACCTCAGCAAATGCTGCGAAGTATGAGGAGACGATTGGGAATGGGAGATGCAATGGTCGTACAAATGCATCCGCAAAGTTTTCAATGTTCTCTAGTTTCTCATATCCATGATGGATAAGCATGGTGCCTAACGCTATACGAAGTAGTAAGAATCCTAGAGATTGAATCACAATGCGTTACCTCTTGGTAGAACTTCTTCAGGGAAGATGAAGTTTTCGTGTGGTTGATCGGCAGGTGCCAACCATGCACGTAGTCCTTCATTCAATAGGATGTTCTTGGTGTAGAACGTCTCGAACTCAGGATCTTCTGCTGCTCTGATCTCTTGACTCACGAAATCGTAAGCACGAAGGTTGAGAGCAAGACCAATAATGCCAATAGAGGATGTCCATAGACCCATAACAGGCACAAACAACATGAAAAAATGAAGCCACCGCTTGTTAGAAAATGCAATACCGAAGATCTGCGACCAGAAGCGGTTTGCAGTGACCATAGAGTAAGTTTCCTCCTCTTGCGTTGAATCAAATGCCTTAAAGGTGTTTGCTTGTTCTCCATCTTCATACAGTGTGTTCTCCACAGTTACGCCATGGATTGCTGATAGCAATGCTCCACCTAGTATACCAGCAACTCCCATCATATGGAAGGGGTTGAGGGTCCAGTTGTGGAAACCCTGAAGAAAGAGTAGGAATCTAAAGATTGCTGCTACCCCAAAAGAGGGAGCAAAGAACCAACTGGACTGACCCAGTGGGTAGATGAGAAATACGCTGACAAATACAGCGATAGGACCAGAGAATGCAATAGCATTGTAAGGACGGATACCAATAAGACGTGCCAGTTCAAACTGGCGTAGCATAAATCCAATTAGGGCGAAGGCACCGTGGAGAGCCACGAAATTCCAGAGTCCCCCAAGTTGGCACCACCGTTGGAAATTCCCCTGAGACTCAGGACCCCAAAGTAGAAGAAGAGAATGACCCATAGCGTCAGCAGGCGTCGAGACAGCTGCCGTAAGAAAGTTAGCACCTTCAAGATAGGAAGAAGCAAGACCGTGGGTGTACCAACTCGTGACAAAAGCTGTGCCAGTAAGCCAACCGCCAATGGCAAGATAAGCAGTGGGAAGAAGTAGTAGTCCAGACCAGCCCACAAATACAAAGCGGTCGCGTTTAAGCCAGTCGTCCAGGACATCGAACCACCCCCTAGTTGGTGTTGTTAGTGTTGAAGTTGTCATTTTTTGTTTACCGTAGACATAAAACTTTACAATAATAAAGAAAAAAATAGGGGTCCGAAGACCCCTCAGTTATACCACAGGTTGAATGATCAACCGACAGAAGGTGCTACAAGTGCTACAGGTGTAGACTCAGCAGCAGCAAGGTCGAGTGGGAAGTTGTGTGCGTTACGCTCATGCATAACTTCCATACCCAAACCTGCACGGTTCAATACGTCCGCCCATGTGTTAAGGACACGTCCTTGACCGTCAAGGATGGACTGGTTGAAGTTGAAACCGTTGAGGTTGAACGCCATGGTTGACACGCCAAGAGCAGTGAACCAGATGCCGACAACCGGCCACGCAGCAAGGAAGAAGTGCAAAGAGCGTGAGTTGTTAAAGGATGCATATTGGAAGATCAAACGACCGAAGTAGCCATGTGCTGCGACGATGTTATAGGTCTCTTCTTCTTGTCCGAACTTATAACCATAGTTCTGTGACTCTGTCTCAGTTGTTTCACGAACAAGCGAGGAAGTAACGAGACTTCCGTGCATAGCAGAGAAAAGAGATCCACCGAATACCCCAGCAACACCGAGCATATGGAACGGGTGCATAAGGATGTTGTGTTCTGCTTGGAATACAAGCATGTAGTTAAAAGTACCAGAGATACCAAGAGGCATAGCATCAGAGAAAGAACCTTGACCGAAAGGATAGACGAGGAATACTGCACTCGCAGCAGCGACTGGTGCAGAGTATGCAACACAGATCCATGGACGCATACCTAGACGGTAAGAAAGTTCCCACTCACGTCCCATATAGGCATAGATGCCGATAAGGAAGTGGAAGACTACCAGTTGGAAAGGACCACCGTTATACAGCCACTCATCGAGTGATGCTGCTTCCCAGATGGGGTAGAAGTGTAGACCAATTGCGTTTGAACTTGGGACAACAGCACCAGAGATGATGTTGTTTCCATACATGAGTGAACCAGCGACGGGTTCACGGATGCCGTCAATATCGACGGGAGGTGCTGCTACGAAAGCAACGATGAAACAGATAGTTGCAGCAAGCAACGTAGGAATCATCAGCACACCGAACCAACCAACATACAAACGATTGTTGGTGGACGTTACCCACTCGCAGAACTGTTCCCACGAGGAGGTTGATTGTTGTCTTGAAAGAGTTGAAGCCATTGTTTTGAAAAGGGTTAGATATGAGTGTAGGGAAACACTAATAAAATATGCCTGTTGCACCCTCAGCAGCAGGTATGAAAGACGTTTTTATACACCCTAGAGGTCTTGGTTTGTGGGGTGTTAAGAAGCGTTAAGAAATGTGTTGGTTCCTTAACTTGCTAACCTATTTATTATAGCAGGTTGTGCTATGCCCGTCAACCCCTGAAAGATGAGTGATTATACTCAACTAGTAGGAGGGGTCTTCCGAACTGAGATCAGTATAGCACGTTTCTACCTCCCAGTGCTTCCAATCTACCTCTCTTTTTGCTATCATTTGTTCCAGTTCTTCAACTGTCATACACACTTTGACAGGTTTACTAGTCTCCTTGTCGTAGATATGGAACATTTGTGTATCAATCATTACTTATTTTAATTCGGACAATAAAAAAGGGACCTTCTGTTATGTGGCAGAGGTCCCTTTAGGCGGCGACGATATATTTTATTTAGGCGGGGTTGGTAACAGGCACCATCATGCCTGGTCCCATGTCATCGTCATCATCAATATCAATATCAGATAGGACTGCGTTAATAATAAAAAGAAGTACTAGACCTGATGCGAATATTAACATTTACCATACTCCTGGAATAATTTGTCCTGTAGTTGCATAAGTTCCAACAGCGATGATGAAACCAAGCATTGCTAGACGTGAGTTGAGGACTTCTGCCTCAGGTGTGAATCCGAATTTCATTTGATTTGCTCCTGTGATTTGTTGTAGATAATAACTCTGCCATTTTCGTGAGTGAACGTTAGTTCATCATCGTGCCCCCAGCAGAGTTCTTCGTAAAGGGCATTTAGTTTCTCCATGTCTTCATAGAGAGCATTAGGATTTGTCATCTTCCTCCTTAACTTCCCAAGAACCACCTACACCGCCGTCCATGTTGACAACAATGTCTGATGTCTTTGAATGATGAGGTTCGTGTGGTCTATCCATGGGTTGAGACTTAGTGTCATCATTCCTGGATAGATTTTTAAGGACGATGAATGCATCCTTATTATATTTGCGATCCCCGTATTGGGCTGCCCACTTTTTGTTGTACTCTTCACCTTGGTAGATACCAGATACCTGTGTACCACCAATCTCAATTACAATGTTATCATGCACCACATCCCAACCAAGGGTTGCAATCTGATTCCAAAGTTCATCTTGTGTAAGATTCATCAGTAAAGACTCTCTTCCTGATCGGTCAAGACTACACAATCGCTGGTGGGATATGACACACAGGTCAGAATAAATCCTGACTCCATTTGATCGTCATCCAAGAACGATTGATCGCTTTGATCTACACTACCACTCTCAAGTTTACCAGCACAGGATGAACAAGCACCAGCGCGGCATGAGTAATTAATATCAACACCTGCTTCTTCAGCGGCGTCGAGGATGTACTGATCGTCTTCACAAGGGAAGGACTCTTCAGTTCCATCTGGTGCTCTAGTTGTGATAGTAAATGCCATTAGTATGTTTCAGAAAGTTGTTCTATAGAATATGCCAGTGCCACTATGAACACGACACTTACCATTGTAAAGAATGATGCCGCCATTGTCAAGCTACTCCAAAAAAGAAGTTGCCTGTGATGGCATACGAGATAGCACCAGCAATAATGCCGAGCATTGCCCAGCGACCATTTGCTTTTTCAGCACGGTCAGCATGAGTCTCATACCCATAACGCTCTGCTTCTGTGGGATCTACATACATGCGGGGTTCTGTAGCCCACATGTTTGTGCGTCCACCGTCTTCAGTTGTTACAGTCATGATACGTTTTGTAATGAATCTTTACATAGTATATAGCAATTGTTAAAATCTGTCAAGTAATCTGTGCCACTTTGAACATAGGCACACCAACTAAATATATCAGATCCAAATATTATACGTTATGAAGAAATTACTTCCTATCGTTATGTTATTGATGACCGCTTCTGCTACTCAAGCAGGTGGACTTGTATCAAAGCACTCTTCGAGTGTTCAACTGACTGTTGATTCAGCTAGAACTCAGGCAACACGAATTGGTTCCTCATTTAGCATTGGTGGTTCTAATATTGATACCACAGATGGCACAACTGCTGGTGCTGTATCTACTGGTACTATTACTAGTGGTATCTATTCTCCTGGCACTATTGGTGCCACTCAAGACACAGCTGGTGCTGCGTTCTCATTTAATCAGTCTTATACACAGGGTGATGCAATCCCAACAGGTGCTCCTACCGTAGGTGAAGTACCTAACTATGGATCAGTCCTTTCCTATACTGCTGGTTCAGCAGGATCATTAGCTGGTACAGTAACTTCAGCTGGTGTTCTAACCGTGACTGCTGGTGGGGCTGGTACGACAGCCACGGGACAATTTGTGTCTGAGATCACTGTCATTGACTGAGGATAGTAATAATGAACACAATGATTCGTTGGTCTGTCCTAAGTGCGGTGGGTGTAAGTGTCACACTTGCTCCTGCCCTGGCGGTCCCCGTGGTCCCAAACTTCACTCAGGGCTCAATGACAAGCCGAACGGAGACTACTCAGAAGATAACTGAGACTATAAATTCTATGGACTATAACACTGGATATCAGTATTCTGCTACTGGCACTGGTGTATCAGCATCTGGTACTTTATCACCACAACCAGGTGCTACTAATGTAACTATTAATGGAGTGACTTCATCATGGACTGGAGTAACAAGCAAACCCCAATTCACACAAACAGTACCAGGAGCAGCGTTTCAGTTTACAGAAACTTATCGCGGACCTGGTTTGAGCAACCAAACGATTATCCAAAGAGTGACCGAGGTGGAAAGCGCCACGGATACCACAAGTATTTTCTCCCAATAACTCTATGTCTAACATCAATTGCGACTGCCCCTGCCACACTGGCGGAGACTGTAGGGGGTGTAAGTGCGACAGCAAATCCAGTAGCTAATAGTTCAGGCTCAGTTACCAACCAAGCCATTCAGGTTTTACAAGGACCATATATTACAAACACGTATGGAGGGGGGATTCAATGTCAGGGTCCCACTCGCAATTTCACACCGTATGTAACAGGATCTGCTTCTGCATCCAAACCATACGAACCTTTCTATGACGACCCAGTATATGATGTCACCGATAACGTAGGTGCCTTCGATGATGATGGGAATGTAATAGGAGATGGTCGTATTGATAATCCTGGCGATATTTTGTTCACCAAAAGAACTAGAACAGGACAGAAAGATAACTATAGTTTAGGTGTAGGTTTCTCTATGACATGGAGCACACCTATAGATAAAAATTTACAAGATCTGTGTAAGAAAGCAGCATCAACACAGATTGAATTGAATAGTCAGTTAGTTGCCAATAAAAGATTAGACTTTGAGATAGCTCGTCTTAAAAATTGTGGGGAGTTAAAGTTAAAAGGAATCCAATTCCATCCTAAGAGTCCTTACTATAAAGTATGTGCTGATGTTGTGGTAAACAATCCACCAGGACATAAGCATCCACACGTTCATGCTATCCCTTCGGTTTCAAGGCAGACTTCAACACCCGAATCGCCTTTGTCCTCTCGCGCTGAAGATCTTGGCGCTCCTTTAGAGACAAAATAGGAACTGACTTACCTCTAATAGCAGCAATCTTTTTAATAACTTTCTTAACCGTTGGTTTGACTACTTTCAATAGTAGATCTGCCAGCGGTTTTGCTAATAGTGCTGATGTTGTAGCGATGACAGCAATGCCACCCACGGATGATACCTGACCAGCACTAGGTAGACCAGCAATAATTTGTTGGGGTATACCTACTGCTTCGGTAATCTGAATACATTCATTACCAACTAGTTTGTATTCAATAACTTTTTTTCTATATCCTTCTACGAATGTACCAACAGGTTCCTTTGCTTCCTGTGCTGGTGTCGGACATTCTACGACAGCACTAGCAATAGGTGGTGGTGTCACCTCTGGTGCTGGTGGCACTTCAGGTGAGTCAGGAGAATTGGTTCCGCCAACAACAGGAGGACCAGTCAGTATCATCTGGTTTGGTTCATAAGAAATAGGGCTAAAATTGGGAACCCCAGAATCGCAATACGTAACCAAACCATTGGTATCATCCTCTCTTAGTTGATTATTTTTAGCAGTATTAGTTTCAGTCGCCTCAACACATCCTGGTATATTAACAACAGGCACACCTATATCTACAACTACTGGAGCTGCTATTGGTAGTGATGTTGAAGTGGTATTAAAGTCATAGGTGCGTATAGTATTAATTTCAATATCTTTAATACTGATATCACCACCTGTAATAATAGGTATATCCATTAGCAATCATTAAATACGCTTCCAACTTGTGAACCAAGTGTTGACCCTGCCTTCTGTCCTAGAAGCAGAGCCCAACCACCTGCCAACCACCCCACGTAAGGGATGCTAGCGACCGCTGGAACAGCGAGACCTGCAGCTATGCTAGTTCCTGCCATCGCACCTTGTGATCGTGCTCCAGCGTCCGCGATCAAACACTCTACTTCTTTCGCAGACTTTCCCTGCTCGTCAGTTGCACCTCCTAGGTTCCTAGTACCCTCACGGGTGAACTGATCTGTACGCCATTCACGGCGACTCTCTGTGCCACCACCGAAGAATCCTTTCTTGGTAACATCAGAAGATAAAGATCTTTGTGATTCTAAAACCTTAGGATCGTCAGCACGGAATTCAATTTCATAACCATCCTTGCCTGCCTTAATTCTATAAGAAGAATAAGGACCACGAGGGATGTGAAATGTAGGAGGTTGAATCACAGGTTCAGGTTCTTGCCTAAAAACATATCCAAGCAGACCTATGTGTGCTACAACAAATACTCCACCAACTGAAGCGGCGACGATCTTAAGTTTATTCATGGTTAGAATGGCATAGTGGGACTAGGCACAGCAGGACCAGTCATCTCAGGGACTCCTGGAATAGCAGCATCTACCATTGATGGTAGTGCTTCTGTAATTGCTTCAGTGATAGCAGCAGTTACTCTCTCCCTTGATTGCTCAATTAATGTATCCTTTTGAACGTAAAGATAAGCACCACCCCCTAAGACAGCTAAAGAAACTAAACCAGATAACAACGCGACACCATTAATCAATTTTTGCATCTTTCTTCTCCAATGTAGGTGCTTGCTTTGATTCTTCCTTCTTCTTAGAAGGCATGACACCAAATGTAGCTAAAGTTCCAGTAAAAACACTGGCAATAAAAGTTGGATCAATATTTTTCTGAGGAACGCCAGGAACAGTTACATAATTAAGAGTCAGAATTGCTGCTGACCAACCAAGAATAATAACTCGGACGAGAGTTGATACACCCTCATCCGCCCACTCAAATTTGTTTTCCTTTTTGGCTTCCTCTTTCTTTGGATTATCCATAAGTAAAGAGTTAGGCAGCTCTATTTAGTGCGCTTTAATTCTTCTACTTCTTCTTTCAATTCTTTGATTGCTTCAATGAGTAGAGGAACTAGTTTTTCATACTGTACAGTAATATACTTCTCTCTATCAACAGGAGATGGTTTAACTGCTTCTGGTTGTACTTCCTGAACATCCTGAGCAGATACACCAACCTGTACACAATCATGCTCATCACCTTTCAATCCAGCATCCTGTGCTTCTTGGTTCCAAGTGTATGTAAATCCAGACAATGAATTAACTTTTTCCAGTGCATTTTCAATAGGAGTAATATTTTCCTTCAGTCTAATATCAGAACTGCTCTGTGCAAGGGTGCCAAGAAGATTACCACCACCTAATCTATTAACAGAGAAGAGTCTATTGTTATTTTCATTACAGAATCTAATTGATCCATCACCACCATCACTAGTGCTACCATTGTATCTAATAGAAGCATTAGCATTATTAGTTTCACCACTACTATTTCCTTCCCAGAAGTTGATTCGGTACTGGTCCTCATMATTATCACTACTCTGAGATTCAAAGTTAATAATAGCTCTAGGGTCTGTGTTAGAAGTTGGTGCGCTAGAAATAAGTCTAAGGAATGGACGCTCTTCTGTAAGTCTTACCTGACCAGTAAATCTTACTTCACCATTGCTCTCAAATCTAACCCTCTCAGAACCACCTAGGTAAAACCCAAGATCCATGCCACTGGTAAGTTCAATAGATGCGTGAGTATTAGCAGCACTATAATTAGCGTTGAAAGATAAGTCTTTACTATCTCTCTTAATGTTAAGACCAGAACCACCAGTGTGTTCAATATTTACAGTGTTTGTGGCACCATTAATATCCAATGATCCACCACGAATAGCTCCCCATCTCTTAGCAACCGTACCAAGTGCTATAGTATCTGCTGAAGACACAGGAACAAAAGAACCATCAGTAAATTCTGCTTGCTGAGTGCCGCCAACAATAATCTCCATCGTGTTGGCAGTGGTGTTGTAATCAATTCTTCCACCAGCATCATTAAATCTATAAGACTGAGCGTAGACATTTCTCCAACGTAATGAATTTGCTCCAAGATCCTGAGTATTGGTAGCACCAGGCATCAAGCGACCATCTTTATCAAGAGTTAGTCTATCTGCTTCAGTTCCAGTAGCATTCATTGTTCTCCAAAGAAACTTAGCTGGCATAATATTGGATGAGACAGCGCCATCGCATACAACTCGCATTTCAGCACCAATATTGTTAAAGTCAGTTCCATCATGACCTTGATATCTAACTTTACCAATCTCATCACCTTCTACAAGAGTAGTAGGAGCAGCAAATGTTCCTCTAGCATGAGCAATAGTTTGAGATGCTCCATTTGCACCAGTTTGAAATCTAATTTGATCAAATCTGGATTCAAAGAAATCATCTCCAATTATCTGCACTCTTCCAATATCAGTACTGCTAGACCCAAAAGAAACAGGATCGGATTCACCAATCAGCAACCGACCACTTGAATCTATACGAAGTCTTTCTGCTCTGGTTCCAGAATTTGTAGTAAAAAGTCTTATTGCGGAACTACCCCCTGAAGAAGGTTCACTAAAAATTCTGGTGCTATTTGAAGAGGATTCCCAATCAACTGTAAGACCGTCAGAAGTAACACTACTTGATTGACCGCTTACCTTTAGTCCACCATCAACAGTGCCAGCACCAACTTCCAATGCCTCGTCTGGACTAGTATTTTGAATACCAACATTATTACCAGTCCAAACTAGATTATTACTAGCATCAATCTCTAACTTATTGCTACCCTCAACTAATCTATCAGCAGGAGTAACACCCAGTCCAATCCACTTAATTGGATTTGTTCCAACACATTTGTATGTGATAGATCCTTCAGTAAAGGTCTCATTTATACTAGGACTTGCTGGAAATACAATTGCCATTTGACTTTAGATTAGAGATACCCTTAATTTAAATACATTGCTTTGTCTTACTAGAGCAATATGATACCAATTACCCCTAGTAAGTGTTACTGCATTTCTTTCTCCACTGTGTGTATAAAGGTATAATTGACCATTAGTATTGAAACCAAAGAAAAATCCATTGGCATCACCACTATCAGTCACTCTACTATCAACAATTACTGGAAAGTTACCAAACTGTTGAGGATATAAAAAACATTCTAATGTAAAATCACCACTTCCTGGAACCAAATCAGAATGACCAGTTCCTAAATTTAAATATCCACCAGATCTCAATAATTTAACAGCACCATCAAAACCAAGTGTAGATACTTCTTGTCTCAACTCACTGACATAAGCATCAGTAGTTGTAGGAGCACCATTACGTGGTTGTGGTAAGTCCTCTCCTTTCAGTTTGATAATACTATTAGGAGCACAGTGGAAGTCAGCACCAGGATTAGAACTATCATTCATAGGTAGATAGAATCCATTGACTCCAAATCCACCACTACGATTGATCGTATACTTGATTGACTTTGGTAATCTAGGACTCCATTGTCCTGGTTTAAAATCAGTTGCTTCTAAATGACCAGCAGATATATAACCGTCTCCTTCTTTATAGAAACCAAACACTTCTGATGTGAGTGCTTGACCGTCTACAAAAAACCAGTCAAAATATTGTTGGGATGGACCAGATGGGGCATATGGAACACCACCAGCTATAACAGTGGCAATAGTATGTTGTACCGTTGTGCTTACTGCACCGTTATAATTCAGACTAGGATAAGTACCAGTTACATTACTTTCTAATGCACCATTTACATATAATTGCAATCTCTCTTGAGACACAGGATTGGATACATCCCATTTAATTAATAGATGCATCCAATTTCCAACATCTCTATATTTGGTAGTAGTATTTAATTGGTGATCAGAACCACCTTCATTTCTACCAATTTGTATTGTTGCATCATTATTAAAACTTGCTACTGCTTGATATGGTGATGCACCTTGAGTTGTGTAAAAATTGAAAAATGAGCCACTAGTATTCTCTGGATTTTGATTTGCTGCTACAGCATTCCTCTTGACCCAAAAAGATAAAGTCCAGCATTTTCTGTTGCCAGAGTTTGTAGGAGTTCTTGTTAGATATTCATTAACAGCCATTATTTCTTAACCGAGTGTGGTGGAACCTGATGGAACATAGTCAGTAAAGAGCTCTACCCACTCAGTGCCATTATATATTTTGTAAGCATTCTCTACAGTATTGAAGTATTGATCTCCTTCAGTGTTGTTGCTAGTTGGATCACTAGCAAGGGCACCTAACATCTTTGTGCCGTTGACATATAGTGCCATTAGTTTACCTCCTGAAGCATGAATTTGTACTTCTTACCGCTCCTTCTATTTATCAGGAACAGGTCGTCTTCACCCTCTTGAATTGTGTACTGACCCCAAGTTCCATCTACATCATTAGCAGCACCCTCGTTAGATAGTTGAAGGTCAGCAGAGTAGATGTTCGCCCAACGATTAGATGCTGAACCTAAATCATAAGTAGCATCGGCACCAGGAAGAACACCGCCAAATGTACCAGTACCAACAAACGTGGCGGCACCAGTATTAGAAAATAATTTTATCTTAGGACTAGTAAAAGCACCAGTAGAATCAAGTTCTATATGACCAGCAGATTTAACATTTGTATCAATTTCACCGTCAGCATTAATAGCAAAGGCTCCAGAAGCAAATGAAACTGAACCATTGGCGTTGATTCTTGACGTGGCGGTTGCGGTTCCCTGTAAGAATCCCATATACACAGCACTAGTACCTGATCCTGATGCTCTAGCTGCCTGAATAACTCCAGTTTGAAGCATCTTAGCTCCAACATTAGCACCATCATTAGGATCACCACCAGACTGAACCTTTCCACCAAATATTCCTGTGCCATCAACAACTAGATCAGTTGCTGTTCCGTTTGGTGAAGCATCAACCCACTGACTTGAACTGCTATCAGTATAGTATACGAACATGCGTCCGTCGTCTGTGTCATACCAAAGGTCTCCGGGGTTAGCAGGAGAAGGAGCAGCAGATTGAACAGCAGCACCGCCACCAATCTTACCCCAGATATTACCATCATATCCCTCAAATACATTGGAAGTATTATTCCAACGTAGCATACCTTCTGCTGCTGTAGGTTGACCAGAAGCTCCGGGTTGTTGAGCATCAGTTCCAGAAGGTAGTTGTAGATATCCCGTTCCAGTAAAGTTAACATTACCAGATACTGTTAGTGAAGTTAGAGTTCCAATAGAAGTTAGAGCAGAACTAGTAACACCGGTTCCAAGACCAGCAACAACGCCAGCACCAGCAGTGGGTCCGATCTGAGTCAAACTCAGCATTTCACGAGCATTTCCAGAACCATCAATAATGTTGTAAGTCTTACCTTGAGCAACCTCCATGTCTTCAGAAGACTGCCAAGCATCATTAGCATTAGACCATAAGAAAGTGTGTTGTGTATTACCAGCAAGAATAATACCACCGCCATCTGCTGCAGTATCAGAAGGACCGATAGCACTAAACGTTGGTGTTCCAGTTCCCGTTACATTATTGGAAAGCACAGCACTGTTTCCAGTGATAGATACAATCGTTGTGCCATTAGGAACACTAACTCCACCTGTATTAGATGTAACTACCATACCAGGAATCAATCCTAGAGTTGGAGAGATTGATGTAATATTTGCAGAACCATCAGCAGTAGAACAAGTAAATGTAGTACTTACAACTTTGGCAAGTTCAATATTTTTATCGGCAATTTCAACAACGTTAGATTTTACAGTAGTTGTAGTTCCATTGACAACTAAATCACCCTTAACTGTAATAGTACGGTTAACTGTTAGATCATTGCTAATAGTAACGTCAAAGTTTGCATCACCTTTAATCCAGAACTCAGTACCAGATCCAATAACAAGTTGTCTATTACCACCAGGAGTTGGCGGAGTATAAGTAGCATCATTAACTGGATCTGAACTGTCAGCGGGACCAATCAAAACATTACCAGATCCAGTAGCAGCAAATCCAGCATAGTATCCAATACAAACGTTAGCATCTCCTGTGGTATTTGTTTGAAGTGCGTTAGAACCAATTGCCGTATTGCCATCCCCAGAAAGGTTGGAGATCATAGCAGCACGACCCATAGCAGTGTTAAGATCCCCAACACCATTGGATCTTAATACTTGATATCCATACCCAGTATTTCCAGCTCCAGAATTTATTGTTAATCCAGTTTCATATCCAACAGCAGTATTTTGAGAACCAGAAACAACAGATAATAATGCTTGCTTACCAATCGCGGTATTAGATGCTACTTCACTATTTCCTCTACCTACAGTCATAGGATCACTTGATCCACCTCTAATCAAGATGTCCGAGTTAGCAACATCAATTCTAGCATTACAAGTTAAGAGGTCTGTATTAGCACCACCAACTGTAAGATCTTTTTCAACAACTAAATCACCACTAACAGTTGTAGTACCAGATGTATTACCAATTTCAATCTGAGTTGCAGCACCACCAAACTGAATAGATTGAGCACCAGAATTAATTAGTGAGAAACCAGTAGATGTAGTAGTAAGACCAGTTAAGATAACGGGATTAGTTTGAAAAACAAGATCATCAATACCAGTGGTTCCACTGATTAATGTTCTCAATTGAGTTGCTGTCGTAGAAGCAAATGATGCTAGAGTATCTGACTTATATGCTACATCACCACCAACTCTAAAGTTTACATTTACATTTCCTGTAGAATTATCAGAGGTAAACGTTAAATCATTATCAACATCAAGTGTTTTACCAGACTGGAGATCAAAAACAGCAGAAGCAGTAGTAGCAATCTCCAAACCATTGACTGAAGTTGCGGTAGCAGCACCAAGTGTTGGTGTTGTAAATGTAGGATTGGTTAAAGTTTTATTTGTTAAAACTTGCGTCTCTGTTTCTGTTACAAATCTTTGCTCAACAGAACCATCCCAAGATCTCCAGTATCCACCACTTTCATGCCATTGGAATCCTTTATATGAAGTAATAACACCAGAAGGATCAGAAGTTCTATTGACTTGAATACCACCATCAAATCCAACTAAGTTATTACCTTTTCTTAATTCAATAATATTATCTTCTACCTGAAGAACACTAGTATTAAAAATAGTTTGCGTTCCTGAGACAGTTAAGTCTCCATCAATAATAACAGTACTACCATCATCAGTAATAATACTATCAGCAAACTGACCATTACCATTATCCCATTTCATCACAGTGTTTCCACTAAGATTATTATAATTCTTTAATCCAAAATCAGATCCTGATAATATAAGACCATTATTAGCGGTTAAACTAGCACCAGTATCACTATTAATTGAACTAATTACAACTTCGACTTGACCACTTCCATTTGTAGTCTGTGTAATAGTTGTAGCGCCAGCTTGTTTGAGAATAAAGTCTCCTGCCTGTGGTGCAATAGGACTTCCATTGTTATCACTACCAACTTTCGTAACAGTATTAGTATCTGTGCTATCAATTAAGATAATATTTCCAGATTCTGTTACTTGTACATTACCTCCTAAAGCAGTGCCACCCTCAATAGAAATTTGTGTAGTTGCTGTTCCAGAAGTAGATGGTTTATAACTTCCAGTAGATCCACCACGAATTTGAGTTACAGTATCTGTAGAAGTATAAGTAATAGTAGCATCACCACTGCCATCTACACCTTGAGATATTGTTGTTCCAGTTCCATCAAGAAATGTGAATCTACCTTCTGTTGTGTCAGCAGGACCATATGTACCACCAGATCCTGCACGAATTTTAGTTCTTGTATCTGTATCAAGAGCATCAATATTAACCGTGCTTCCAGTCATAGAAACTGTAGCAGCACCAGTAGAAGTAAAACTAATTGCTCCAGAAGTTGCAGTTCCACCAGGAGCATCAATAGTAGTAATTGTATTGTTATCTATTACATGTCCAGATATTGTAATTTTTTCACCAGATCTGTCAATGAATAAAGATAAAGCATTTGAACCAGTTGGAACAGATGATGGAACCGCAACACCAAAAGTAACATCATCGTCAATACCAGCGCCAATATTACCACCAGAAGTTAAACGTACAATTTTTTCAGATGCGGTTAATCCATCTTGAGCAGAAATAGAATATGTAGTATTATTATCTGGTGTTATAACAGTACCACCCAAAGCAATAGTAGTTCCATTAACAGTAATTCCAGAATTAACTAAGGAACTATTTGGAATATCAGAAAATGTATTAAGAGCACCAGAAATAACACACGCTTCAAAAATTTTATTAGTTACTGTCTGAGATTGATTTAGATAAACATCACCAGGAGAATCCCAAAATACCGTAGTTCCATCACTACTTAAATATTTTCCAGCACCAGTATCACCACTAACAACAATCCCGTTGCCAGTTAATTCTAAATTGTCTCCTGCTACAATTTCTTCAATCTTCTTTGAAATTGCATTAACAATTAACGGAAAGCGGTCAGCCATTTAACTACCAATGAATACTAGTGCTCTTGTTTATTTATGCCTTACGATATAATGATCTGTCCTACCATTCCACCATGAAACTGACAGATATAATAGTATGTTCCCGATAGACCTTCTGTATAGAAAGTAACCAATCCACTTGTTCTACCGTTTCCAAGTACACCACTGCCACTACCAAAATAACTTGGAACTTGATCACCAGTTCCAGTAGTAGCAGATGTCTTAACTAGGAATGGATGACCAGATGCATTTACATTAAATTCTAAAATATCACCTGAATTACAGTTGATAGTTGGGTCATTAGTATTAGAGAAAGAATTATCCCTATCACTGCCAGTAAATGTATAGTGTGATGCTCCGCTATTTCCTACACTGAATGTGTATGTCTGTGATGTTGGTGGGACTGCTGCAGGAGATGATCCATTAAATGTAGCAGTTCTAGGGAAGGTAAGTCCAGTAGATCTATTACCCTTTACTTCATTTAAATATCCAGACACACGTCTTGGATTTTCAATATGAAGATACTTATTAGGACTGCCCTGACGACAAGAGTTGTCATCTAACAATCCACCAGCAACATCAAATGTCATATCACCATAGATGCTATGCTGATTTAAATATCCAAGAGCATCTGCTTGTGTGAATCTTTCTTTTGCTGTAGCAAGACATGCAATCACACCACATACCTGTGGCGATGCCATACTAGTCCCACTAATTGCTTGGTAATAATTTCCACCTCCACCATATTTGGTATCAGGAGTTCCAGTATTACCGTATGATGAAAGTATCTGATCTCCCGGAGCGAAGACATCAACAGCAGGTCCAAACATACTATAAGTAGATCTCCTAAAATCAGAATGATCTGATAAGGCACCTACAATAATCGATCCGCTATCAGGTGTATTAGGCCACGATCCTCTATTATAGTAGAAGGATTCATTCTCTCCGTCTTTAAAAATTGTGAGATAGTTGTTGTAATTTACATCACCAACTTCTGCTACTAGTAGATTATCATTACCAGCGGATCCAATAACTACAATGCCATCATCAATTGCGTCCTGAACATCAGCAGCAATAGATGCAGACCATGATGGATAATCAGGTAGTCCAAATCTTACACCAAAATCTAATCCCAATCCAACTTCAGTCCAACCAGATGGTCCTGGAGAACCTGAATTATATGTCACTCCCTGAAAATTTACAGATATAAGATCAGCAAGATCTAATCTGTAAATTGGTTCTTCATTTCCATCAACACCTTTCTGTGGCATATACCTAATACCACCATAACTATGGTTGGTAATGGTAGGATTTTTCTTTCCAGTCTCTGGATTGATTGGTTTGTTTAAATGAAATGCTCTAAGGTAATCAAAGGTAAGTAGAGGAGGAAATTGTTGCCCGCTATCCCATGAATCTGTCACTGCCATATTATAAATGTTTGCTTCATTAGCCCATCCATAATGCCTACCTGTCGCAGTTCCAGTAACATGTATACCATGATACTGAGCAGTATTAAGGTTGGGAGCGTATACAATTGTTCCTGTTGGAAGAGTTTGTCCGTCATCATCAATAGAACTAACAGAACTATTCAGTTCATTGAACCATTGATACTCAACAAATCTGGTTTGGAATGATGAAGGACTATACCACTCCTGACTATCGAATGACACAGGATCATCTACGATAACTACATCAACATGTCTTCCAGTATTAAATAATTCTACATTATCGGTAACAGTTTCTGTTGCTGTTGGATCCCCCCAAGCAGTCTTCCTTCTTTGTGCTTGATCTCCAGCACAATGTACTTGTCCCCACTGTTTTAAATTAGAATTTAATGTTGTTGCTCCAGGTCCATTTTTCCAGAAGTCTCCACCAATACCATAGGGTTCGTTGTTAATAACCTGTGGTTTAATTTGAAAACTATCTACTGCTTCAATTTCCCATACTCTAGGATCTTGACGCAATCTTTCTGCTTGATCTTCTGTCATCATATAGTGTGTGTTCCTACTCATAGGACGCTTCAACACTAAAGGAAATCCAGTAAGTTGCATCTCATTATAAAACTGCCCCAGATCATTTTTGTCGTGGAGAGTTACAACATATTGTTTATCCATATCAATCCTCCAAGGGAACTAAAGTTAATGTAATTTGTAAATTCACCTGACTGCCACTTTTGTTAACGATTTTAGCATAAGTAGTATTAGCTCCGCCACTATTAAAACAAACTGTCCCTGGCGAAATTAATTGTGTTGTAGCACCAGTAGTAACAATCTCTGCTAATACACCAGAACCAGGAACTGGATCAGTAGTTTCTGATCTAGCACTATCATTTGTTCTGCTAGTTGTATCTGCATATAACGTTGCCCAAACAGCATGAGATGTTTCCATCTTCAGAAGAGCATATGTTTTTGGCGTTGTGATTGAAATATTGGTAGCAACTTCAGATTGGATTCCAGTAGCAGTGTAAGAAATAGTTTTTCTAACACTAGGAGCATCAGCATTTACCCAATTACTACCATCATAACTAAGAACTTGTCCCGCAGTAAGAGTTGTTTCTACAACATTACCAACATTAGATAGTGCTGCTAATGATCCAGCAGATCCATCAACACTAATATTATAAGATCCAGATAATCTAGCAGCAGGTAATGTGCCAGCATTTTGATTAGTGGAATTTAGATAGTAAGTTCCCTCTTGTCCGTCTAAGAGATCAGCATCGAGTCCACCACCAGTTCCAGCGGCAGTATTTTCCCACTTAAGATTTGCTTGATTCCATGCTAATACATCTCCTTCAGTAGGAACTCCATGGTTAACATCAAGGTGTGTATTAAGATTGCCAGTTGATGTTAGATAAGATGAAAGATCAGGTGGAGTTAATGTAAAAACACCATCATTAAAATTATATGCTAGTGAACCACCACCCGAAGCAGAAGCATTAGTAGCACTAAAGACAGTTCTATCAGTAGCAGTGGCACCTGATCCTGCAGCAGTCCAACTCTCGCCATTCCACGAGTAAGTAATACCTGCTACAACATAGGTAAATGTTCCATCTACTGCTTGCCCTGCTGTTGAGGGAAAATTAATTGCCATTTCTTAAGATGCTCCTTCCGTAGTATTTAGATTGCATAGATTGTAATAGCAACTTTAAAATCAGTTGCAACAACAGAATCTGTCAAATTATATACCTGAAAATCAAAATGCTGTGGACCAGTTTTACGAATAGAAGTTTGATACACATCACCTATTTGACTAGGATTGTATACTGTGGCTTGTATTGTGTAAGAATCAGAAGAACTGAATGGTTGTGCGAAAGTAACTCTGATACAAGGACTTTGGAATCCACCACCACCTTCAGTAGCTCTTATTGCTGCTGTTACACCACCACTACCTAACCATGTAATCTGATTTCCACCCTGCCAAAGTTCCACCTCGCCAACATGTACAGGCACGTTAGCATTTGTTAGTGGTGGTGAAGCATCAACCCACTGTGTGCTATCAGTATCATTGTAGTAAATTTTCAGGCGTCCTTTATCACTTTCCCACCATAGATCTCCATCATTAGCAGAACCAGGAGCAGTGTCTGAGATGGTTACATTAGCACCACCGCCTCCACCAGTAGGAGCAGCAGGACCCCAGTTAGATCCATCCCACGTTAAAACATCACTCGCACTTGGTGCTGTGGTAGCAACATCAGCAAGTTCACTTAAGTTAGAACCAGTGTCTAATAGTTGCGTCCAAGCACCAGCATGTGCGAAGTATCCATGACCTTCAGCATGAACGTGAGCGAACATACCATGATAGGTAGTTGCACTTGGAAGATCAACTGAGTTGGCAAAATTATTAGAGTAATAAATTTTACCTGTAGTTGTAATATCTCTAGCAGTGGTAGATCCAACTGACAAGACAGCATCCAATGATTGTGATTCTGCTGTTAGATATCCGGCAAGACTATGATCGCCCCATCCATATGCCGTATCCCATTCTGTAATCTTAGCGGCAGTTACATTAGCAGCATCAGAAGCAGAGAATACAGGATCAGTTTCAGTATAGGTTGTTAAGTATCCGGCACCAGCATGATCTCCCCACCCATGTGCTGCGTTCCAGTTGTTAATATTCTGATTAAGAATACCAAACGATGGAGAACTAGTAAAGATAGGGTCAGTTTCAGATGAGGTAAACTGAAACCTACCTAAAACTTTCCACGTTGTTCCATCATAAGTCCAAGTTACACCACCAAATGTATACGTGTCGTTAATATTTGGTGATGCAGGAAAATCTAATGCCATTTCTAGACTATACTACCTTTCAAATATATTTAGTTATCTATTATAGTACCCTCTTGGGAAAAGCAATCCAAAGTATGGTCTCCTACCACGTAGGAATCCACGCGAAGGACGACGCTTGCGATATGGTTGATTGTTTAAAGGTCCAGAATAATCTAGATCGTTAATATCAAAATTTTGAGGTGCTTCTCCTGGAGCAGTTACTCTTTCAATAGAAGAAAAAACAGGTGAGATGAGACTAGTCGCAGTGTTTGGTTGCAACCTGGTTTCATCAAAACCATCGACAGGAGCATCAGGTGCTTCTGAAAGTGTTATTAATGCCATCAGCTAATCCTTGCTAAGAACAACATACCAATTGTAGAATTATTATCTACACCATCAAGACCATTTTGTTGTGTTTGATATGAACCACGAATAATTTCATATGTTTCAGATCCACCAATCGTTACAGTATCACCTGTTCTGAATTGTGTCAGACCAGGAGTTGTTGATACCGATAGCATCACAAAATCATCTGGTAGATAATAAGGACATGGAACCATTCTTTCGTTGATTGGCAAACCTTTAAATGGTTTGTAATAATCTGCGTCTGATGCTACAGAATTTCCATTGTACTGATCGTAAACACTGTTTCTATAGTACAAATACATGCTAGAGGTGCTACTATCATCTGTCTCTATATTACACACATACTCAGATCTAGTAGTTAAATTTGGATTCTCAGGATCTCTCAAATAACCATAGAAAGCTTCTCTGGCAATACTATACTGACTAACTGGTTCTTCATTAGTTCCACGATCATTACTATAATAATTATAAACAGGAGAACATGAAGTATGATCTAATCTAATAGATCTTGTGCCTAAGTCATAAATCATCATTGATCCATTGAAAACGTGATCAAAGTCCCAAACATTAGATCCAAATGTAGCACCTTTATAAATTGTAAAGGCACCATATGGTTGAACAATATTATTGATTGTTTGACAGAATTGAATGATAGCAAAGTTAGTATCTTGTGGAGCTTGTGCTCTATAAACTCTAATCTCCAAAGGATATGCTGTTGGGGTAGAGGTACTACAGTAAGTAACCTGTGGAATAGTCCAATAAGTTGCAGAAGACATGTTGATCGGATAATCATAACTACTATCCATCCTATCTAATCCAGTTTGTCCTGTAAATCTACCAGCATTAGAACTACCATTTGTTTCTTCGATGCCATTTAGATTCAACCATTTATATCCACTTCCACAATTAAATATTAAGTCATTGTTTGAATCACTGGCAATTCCAAACGAATAGTAAGTAGTTCCATATGTCTTAGATGCGTCATTAACATTTTTTAGAACCGCCCAATTACCACTATTTGCTTTCTGGTAAAAGTTAGAACCACTACCTAAAGTTGTTGTCCGTAGAGAAGGTGTGCCATCACCTGCTGTATTATCACCATCTACTCTGACCCCAAATGTTACGTCATTATCAGGTGTTATTCCACCAATTTGATCTCCAGGAATAGTAAAGACTTCATCGTTAGTCCACCCAGTTCCTTTAGTTAAGATTGAAATGTCAGACAATCTTCCATAGTAAGAACCATTATTATTCTGATACCTACTTACTCTAAGTTTTAAAGCAGATCTACCACCACTAGCAGGAACTTCATAATCCCAGAAAGCACTATAAGATCCGTTATAACCACAAACCTGAGGGTAGACATTAATCTCTCCCTTCATTCCAGAGTTGGTATCATTGGCGTAAATGTATTTCCTTGATCCTAAGGTTTCTGTTGGGTGGAACAATTCCTTATCAGCGGGATCAGTATATGATTGATAATATCCAGCTGTATACCATTCAATAGTACCAGTATCAGATCCCATTCCTGTAGGAGCAGTTGTGGAACTAGTAGTCTGACCCGACCAACCATCAACGATATGCTTATTAGCATCGTAATCATCAGTGTCATAACAGAGATACATGTTGCCACTTCCAGCAGTATCTAAAGTAATTTGTATTACATCTTGCGATCCAATATTAATAGTGCGGTTATTAAAAGAAGCATCATTAATATCTCTGAAACCATATACAGTGTTGGATTTACTAGAATAATCCGCTCCATAATAATTACCATTATTCAATGTAATTTCAGTACCATTAGCAGCATCTGTAGCGTTTGCTGCTAGTTTAATGTAATTATCATCAACAACAATCACATAGTAAACTGTATCTAATGTAAGACCAGCAATATTGTAGTCTTCATTTGTTCCACCATTCGCCCAATGAATTGCTTGACCCTGAATTAATTCATGTCCGTCAATTCTAATCTCACTTGGGTGATCAACGTTGGCACTAGAATAAAAATAAGATGCACTCGTCTGAGTAAGTTTCAGCATTCTATAAGCAGATGTACCATCCGCTAATGCGACATACTTATAAGTTCTTCTACTTCTGTAAACTGCGCCACCACCACAGGATCTCCAAGATTCATGACTTCCAACGAAACCCGCTGGACTCTTACAAGATTGAGGAACACCTGTGGTGTTAGTACCACCATTATATCCTAGGTTGGCAAACACAGTCTCCAACGCATCCATTACATCAGTGCTAGTCCAACCAGTGTTGCCGTTATTAACGTCAACGATTGACTTTAAAATTGCCATCTGTATTATTCTCCGATCTGTAGTGCTGTTAGAGTAACTGTAATTGTAGTTGCCGATCCACTTCTGTTAGTGACTGACAAATAAATGGTGTCCGTTCTTGGACTATCATTATTAAATCCCATGATGCCTGGGGATATTAGAACTGATTCTGCTCCAGATGTTCTCACTTCAGAAATAACACCGCTACCTGGAGTAGGATCTTCTCCCTCACTTCTCGTATTATCAGCGTCTCTTGACGCATCATCTACGTAGACTCGCACCCATGCCTCAGCATCAGTAGTAACTTTAAATAACGAATAGGCTTTGTAACCTGTAATATTTAGTTCTGCTGATTGGTCAGCAGCAAGTGATGCGGTAGTTCCAGAAAGATCTTGAATTGATGGAACACTAGAACCACCAGTAGCAGTCAGGACTCCATTGCCATCGATAGATAAACCAGAACCTACTTTAATACCACCAAGAGATGTTGCATCTGCTGCTGGTAGTGTATATCCCCCAGCATTAGCACTAAGAATACCATCGCCATCTATGCTTAGATTAGCACCAACTTTAATACCACCTAAAGTTCCTGCTGCAGCAGTAGGTAATGCATATGCTGACGGAATAGATGGTTTGTTGAGAATCTGTGCTAATCCTGTTGTAGCATCCCAATCAGATTGAACTGGTGCTGTGCTACTAACAGTAATTCTTTCATTGGGACCATCCCAAGAAACATCAGTTCCTCCCCCACCAGCAATTTCAATTTTATCTTCGTTATTATTAGCATCCAGTAGAGTAATAATAGCATTATTGCTATTAGTATTAGAACCTACTAAGTCATAAGTAGTTCCACCACCACCTCCACCGCCTGCTTGTGCTGTGGCACTAAGAGAGTTGTTAGTATCATCATATGTAAATGTGATATTTGTATGTGTGCCATTGGCAAACATCGTAGCAACAGCATCTTGTGCTTCCTCATCAGTATAGAACTGAGAAGAAATATCAGGTGCTCTGAATGTAAATGTATTGGCGTCTGTATTTTCTACTACTAAACCATCAGCACCAGCAAAAACAACATCATCTAAGACTCCCTGACTATCAGTTAATCTTAAGATAGAGTTAGCACCAGAAGATGCCTCAACAGAAATGCCATACGTGGTGTCAACTACATCATTGTTAAATGTAATTTCATTGTTGGACTTAACAATCGATAGTCCAGTTCCTGCTGTCAGGATAATATCACCAGTAACACCTTGAGAATCAGAAAGTCTTACTATCTTTCTGGCAGCATTATATTCTGCGGTTCCACCTGTAGTATAATCTATTGCGCTAACAGAATATGTTAGTTGAGTATTAGCAAGTAGTGTAGCAAAGTCAGATGAAGTGGAACTATTGGTAGTAACAAGTCTCTGACTGGTCCAACTTACAGAGTTGGAATAATACATCGCACCAGTCGCTTCAGAGTATGCGAAAGCACCAGTATTTACATTTGCTCCAGGGAAGAATGCTACACTAGCATACACATTTTCAAATGGATCGCCAACAGGAGAAGCATCAACCCACTGTGCTGTGTTGCCATCATCATACCACACCTTCATGGTGCCTTCATCAGACTTCCACCACATGTCTCCTGGCGATGGACTAGATGGAGCAGCATCCGAAATAGATGCTTTAGCAGTAATTGATGCTGGAGAATTTACCCAATCACTACCATTATATGATAATACATCACCGCTAGTTGGTGTGCTAATTGTAACATCACCAAGAGAATTGATTGAACTTGAAGTTGTTAGATACCCAGCATCATTTGTAAGTTCACTTGCGTTGATAGCAACATTATAATAGGTAGATCCATCATTAGTAAACTGCCACCTATCAGTGGTTTCATTCCATTTAATACTTACATCAGCATCAGTACCCCTCTCATTTGTAAGGAGAGCATCTAATCCACCAGACGCTTGATTCTCATTGAGAACTATTTCGTTATTAGTTACATTTAATGTTGAAACGTTATTAGTAGTAGTTGTTCCAAGAACATTTAAATTTCCACTTACATTAAGATCGGTTAAAGTAACTGTAGTTGTTGTGCTAGCTCCTCTGGCAGTAATACTAGCTAGTGTATCGGTTTCTGTATACGATTCTAAGTATGATGGAGTATAATTAATCCAATTAGAACCATTATATTTCAACAACTGATCTGCAACTGGTCCACTAATAGCAACATCACTCAACAATTCAATAGAAGAGGATAAAAGATCAGTTAAATAACCTGCCTGACCATGATCTCCCCACGTATAAGCAGTGTCCCAATTAGATACATTAGTAAGAGTAATTCCAGCAGCAACTGAAGCAGTAAATACAGGGTCAGTCTCTGAATATGAGGTTATATAACCCTGAGCGGCATGATTACCCCACCCATATGATGTGTCCCAGTTAGTCTTATTCTGTGTAGTAATTCCAGCAGCAACTGAAGCAGTAAATACAGGGTCAGTCTCAGTATATGTTGTAATATATCCTGCTTGACTATGATCTCCCCATGAGTATGCCAAACCCCAGTCAGTTCTATTCTGATTAGTAATTTGATACGCTGGAGACGCTAAGAAAATAGGATCTGTTTCTGTATATGTTGTGAGATATGAAGAAAAATCTGGTGGAGTAAATGTAAACTCACCATTTGCTTGGTTGTATGTTAGTGTCGAAGAACCAGCAGCAGTTAATACAATGCTAGGTTGTGCTGGAATAACTGGTTTGTTTAAAATAGCAGCAACACTGCCACCACTAGCATTCCAATCAGCATTTATTTGTGCTGCTGGAATCGTAGGTTTATTTGTAAGAGTAAGATAACTGCCATCAAAAGGAGTAGTCCACTGAATAGAAGCACCAGTTGCTGTAAGGACTTGACCCGAAGTACCAGCAACACCTGCTGCCTGTAGTGGTTTTCCAGCAGGAATATTTACACCCTCCTTTACCTCAACCGGAGAGTTGTCCCCGTAGTTGGCAATTTGGTTTGCAAGAATTTTTGACATACTTCCAGTCCTGAAGACACTATTTCTAAGCTAGAAGTATTTATTAAAGCGGGAGATCGGACTTGAACCGACGACATTCAGTTTGGAAAACTGACGCTCTACCACTGAGCTACACCCGCATGTAGGGAGGTGGTCAAACCTCCCGAGCACATGCACGCCACTTGTTTGTTTTAGTTGTAAACAAGAACCAACCACACGGAAGGGGTTTGGCACCACCACTTACTCTTTATCTGGAAATAAGAAACCAGGCGGCAACGTAATCACCCGCACCAGGGCTAGTTTAGAGTCTTACCGAGACTAGTTGAAGGTGATAGTGTCATCACTGTTAGTGTTGATACTGATATTGCCAAAATCAATAACATTATCTAAGGCATCCATATCACCACCAGGACGGTTGAGATAATCAGATGACAGATTAAAATTGTAATTTGAATCATAAGCAAAATGAGTTAAGTCATTTACTTTTTTATTCAAATTACTGACTGCTTGATACTGAGTAAACAGTTCGGACAAACAATCTTCATCTCCCTCAGCAAGAGCGTTAATCAGTGCTTGACGGAGTGCTTCTTCAGCAGCTTGAACTTGTGATCTTACGCTCATAATAACCTCTTAGTTTGTTACAGTGTCGCGGACGTAGCAAGGCACACCATCTGGATCTAACCATTTGGTATACTCTACATCTTCTAGACAGGTGTCTAGTTGCATTTGGTTGTCAAGGAAATACATGTCAAAGTATCTCTTTTTCCACTCATGGTATTTTTGAATACGGTAGTCAGGTCTACCGTTGATCTCCAGAAGACCGCACTGGACGTAGCGGTAAGGAAATCTCTCAAGAATGACTGTTGGTTTCATCAGGTTCCTTGTTACTTCCATATTGTAGCACCTCCTCATCGTCATGTAAAGGGGGTGTGCCAGTTTTCTTTCTGGCCTGCTTGCTGCTCCAGAATGCTAGAGCAATCAAGGCAAAGTAGAACAAGGTATCATCAATCATCACAAGGAAGAAGACGAGACCACCACCAAACCTCAACCAGTTAGGCAATCTCTTGGTGAGTCTACCTACCACAGGAGCAATCTTCTTTTCAAACTTGAAGTAAAGAATTGCTGCCAGTGTAACTGTGATCTCACTCATCGGAACGATGAAGTATAGAGACAGGAACACGAAGATAGGCCAGTAGTGTCTCTCTGGAATCTTTTGAATTAGAGAGACATACTTAGCGATTAACTTTTTAACTAGCATCATCATGTGTTGTCATCATATCTTCCCAATCAGTATCAGTAACCTGATCTGTTAGTTCTTTGTATTCATCAGCAGGGACTGCCATGACAGCAGTTCCATCTGGTTTACGAACTATAAAGCTTTCGCCTGCTTCAATGCGGTCCATGTATGCATCGAAGTCTTTTTCAAATTCAGCAAATGGAACTTCAACCATTGATCTCCTTAAAATCTTTTTCAAAAATTGCCAGACCAGAATCGGTCAGGACATGGTTATACATTTTGTCGAACACAGCAGGTGGCAATGTAACTACACTAGCACCATACATCAAGCAGCGAGAGACATGGTGGACATCTCTCAAACTGGCAGCAAGGATCTTGGTACGAACACCATGAGCACAATACAAACCAGAGATAGCACGAACAAGTTCAACACCACTGAGTGAGTTGTCGTTCATGCGTCCTACAAAGGGTGAGATGTATGTGGCACCTGCCTTCGCTGCCATCACTGCCTGAGCGGCGCTGAAGCATAGCGTAACGTTAGTCTCTACACCTTGAGCAGTGAGTTCTTTACATGCCTTCAGACCCTCTACAGTGAGGGGCAGTTTGATCGTAACATTCTCACCAATATCACGATACTTAATAGCATTGGTAAGCATCTCAAAGCAGGAGTCACCTTCTACTTCAGCAGAAATGCTTTCAAAGGCAAAGTTATTTGCTAGAGTTTTAATGAACTCCACATAATCTACACCAGACTTACGAACTAGTGTAGGATTTGTAGTGATACCATCAACTAGACCAGTCGTATAGCGTTCAGCAATTGCTTCGTAGTCAGCAGTGTCTAGGAAAATTTTCATATTCAGTAGGTTGATTACACTCCGATGCGTTGCTGCATCGAGATACATTGTTCTTTCATATTATACTGGAGTTTATAGTTCTTTGTCAAGACATAATACCCATCAATGGTCGAACCATCATCTGTCCACCCGTAGGCGATTACTTTTTCACATGCTCCATCAATAGTAAAGCATTTATTACTATGTAAATATTCGTGATAACGAGCGTCCAGATTAATCATTAGCGTTCCTCAAAATTGATACGTCGGACCTTGCGTTGGCGTCGTTCCTCTTGGTATTTTAGGTCATCAGGTGTCAGCATACCATGATATTTGATCTTTTTGTCATGTTTCGTTAGAACTACTTGACCCAAGTCAATTGCTCCCACGGTATCGTCCACGACCTTCATCTGATTTGGACACCCACAGAACTGAACTTTGCTATTGCTTGTCAGTTCTTTGTTGCATAATTTGCATCTTGCAGATAACATTTGTAAGCATTTAACCTCATATGAGTAATGCTCGAAGAGGGGATCGAACCCCCGACATTCACCGTGTAAAGGTGCTGCTCTACCTCTGAGCTATTCGAGCGAGTGTCGGTAAGAGGACTTGAACCTCCACGTCATAAAGACACCAGAACCTAAACCTGGCGCGTCTACCAATTCCGCCATACCGACTGGCGGGTCAGGAGGGACTCGAACCCCCGACCAATTCATTAGAAGTGAATTGCTCTATCCATCTGAGCTACTGACCCATGTGGGGTGCTACCCCAAGATGTTTAGGAAAACACCATTTTATCTCTGTAATCCCAAGCATAAACCTCACGATTACCTTTGATTCCCCATCCTAACCAGTAGTATGCATGTGTCATATACTGAGGAATACTGTCTCCACGTCTTTCAAACTCAGGCAAGACACGTTGAAAGATTGGTTCATTAATCATCCAGCGAACCTGACCTGAAAGTGATGATGGATCACAAGCAAACTTATTACAGAAGGTTCCAAGACCCCTGTAGCGGTGAGCAGAAGTCCATTGAATCAAACCATAACCACCACTTAGGCAGTTCGTGTATGAAACAATAGCGCCACCCTCACAGATGTTAGGAATAAACTTACTCTCTTGCTTGATGTTTCCCATCAGCGTAGCGAGAGCATTGCGATCTGTAATCTTAGTTTGTGCTTGGAGTTCAGTCAGAACAAACTGCTCTGACGGGGTGCAATCAGGGCACTTCCAAGTCTCTTTGTACTCCACCGCATCAACAGCAACCGTAGTTGGTGGTGGGAGTGGCATCAAAAATGCAGCAAGTGTCTCAAAAATCATAGGTGAAATAATCCTTCCTGTAATAACGACCGAGGATATTGCTATTATAGTAGGTAGGCGTCCCATTGTCAAGTGCCTCCGTCAGAACGTCGTGAACGAAGAGCTGGCGGGTCTCCTCGTAGTTGACTCGTCCTGGTGTGGTGTGTAGGGAGAGGATTTCTCTAGTAAAAGACTCCCGTCCATATTTTTTAATATCATCACTAAGTTCTGGACAACTTCCATAGTAGTTTCTCCAGTTACTCTCACTTGTAACTCTTCGCCGTTTTGTAGTCTGACCAGTATCTCTAGGCTTTCGTTTTTGCCAGAAGTATTTTCTACCGATGTAGGAACGGTTGGTGGTGCTACAGGCAATCTTGTAAACAAAACCATAGTTGTCCCCAATAAGAGACCCGTCAAAGACGCTCCCACAATACATCCAGGGATTCGGATACTCTTTAATTTCTGCCACATACTCATGATATAACCTCCATTATTTATTCAGTCCCATGGGTCACGTATTTGTATTTTATTGCCTGTAGTTGAAATGCTTTTGCTAGACTTGACGGACCCTTTGAGAGGAGATTTCTCTCCTCCTGATTGGGTAGGTTTGTCTGTAGGAGGTCTTCCCTCCAACCAGGTAAAGAGTATCTTATCACAACTGAAAACCAGCGAACGTATCTTTTTCAACATCTTGTTTAATACTCCCAATTAGATATGATTCTACTTCTGTTTCTTGAGGAGCAACTTGCATACCTTTAGAAGATAACCAGTGCTCGGTCCATGGTAGAGGGTTATTTGTGATAGGAGTATCAAAGATTGCCTTCAATCCAATAGACTTTAGACGGCGATTAGCAGTCCACTCAACATACTTAGCAAGAAGTTTATCATTAAGACCAATAAGAGATCCATCTCGGAACAAATACTCTGCCCAAGACTTCTCTTCTTCTACACACTCACGGAACATCTGATAGACATTCTCTTCCTCTTCCTTTGCAATCTCAACCATCTCAGGATCATCACCTTCCAACCACTTTTTGATAATGTTCTTGGTAATAGTCATGTGTTGACTCTCATCTCTAGCAATGAGACCAATAATCTTAGCAGATCCTTCGAGAAGTTTGAGTTCACCAAAAGCAAACGAACAAGCAAATGATACGTAGAAACGAATGCCTTCTAGAATATAGACATTGACAACAGCACGATACAATTTACGCTTGAGTTCACGAAGTTCTATCTGTGCTGTTGGAACTTCATCCAAAGCATGTTCCCATTGATTACCAGCACCCCATTCTTGTGCTGCCTGTAGAAACTCATCATAAGCACTAGTAACTGACTGTGCTCTCGCAAGAATCCTGTCATCATCTAAGATTTTATCAAAAACATCAGAAGGATCTGCGTATACATTCTTGATAATGTGAGTGTATGAGCGACTATGGATCATCTCCATGGTCTGCCAGATGTTCATGGCACCCTCAAGTTCGGGTAGGCTGCAATAAGGCATGAAAGCCATGCCAGGACCACGACCTTGTACGGAGTCAAGGAGGATCTGATACTTAAGGTTCGATGTGAAGATGTGTTTCTGTGCATCATTTAAAATTTGATAGTCAGCGCGATCTTTCTGTAGAGATACCTCTTCAGGACGCCAAAAATAACCTAGTTGTTGCTGTGTAAGTTTATCAAACACAGGATACTTAAACTTATCGTATCTCTGAACCCCAAGAGGGGGTCCAAAGAACATCTTTTGCTTGGTGCTGTCAACGATACTTGTATTGAATACCGTCATACCATCTACTTGACTACGCATTTGGTTATTTGTTCTAAATTTTGCAACTGTCACAGTCATCCTCCTCGGTTTCTAAAATTTCGGATAATAAATCTTGGACTTGATTTGGTTTTTCATCAATAGCATCTAACAAATCATCTTTGTTATCATATGTGTTTTGATAATAAGAAGTTTTCCATCCATACTTGTAAGTCTTCAGGAAATCACCTGCCATAACAGATACTGGGACCTCATTATTGTCATAGTTCTCTGGATTATAACTCCAGTTGCCTGAAATTGCCTGATCAAAGAACTTTTGCATAGCAGCAACGATCTTAATGTATCCATCGTTGCCCTTCATATCCCATAGAAGAGTGTAATTATTCTTGAGGCTGCCATACTGAGGAACGATCTGTTTGAGTGGTCCTTTTTTGGACTTTTTAGTGGACAGATATCCTCTAGGTGGCTCGATTCCATTAGTTGCGTTTGACACAACGGAACTGCTCTCTGAAGGCATCTGTGCGGACAGTGTTGAGTGCCTAAGACCGTAGGTAGCGATAGATTCTCTAAGACTTTCCCAATCATGTGTCAATTCTCCCCCACAAAACTCATCGATATCACGCTTGTAAGTGTCGATTGGGAGGATACCGTCTGCATACTTGGTTCTATCAAAATATCCACACTTGCCCTTCTCTTTAGCGATGGTGTTACTTGACTTGAGCAAGTAATATTGGAAAGATTCAGACAAGTCGTGGACGAGTTTCCATGCTGCGGGATCATCATAGTGTTCTCCATTTTTTGCTAGGTAATGTGCGAGTCCGATATAACCAATACCAAGAGATCTACGATTCTTGGTGCTCAATTCTGCTGCTTCTACTGGATACTCCTGATAATCTACCAGTTCCTCAAGACCACGAACAGCAAGATCACAAATTTCTTCCAGTTCATCTTTCTTTGATACCTTACCTACGTTAACCGCAGACAAGATACACAAAGCAATCTCACCGTTAGGGTCATCGATATGCTGAAGTGGTTTTGTTGGGAGAGTGATCTCTTGACAAAGATTACTCATGTAAACTTTGTCTTTAAAGGACGAGTGTGAATTACAGTGGTCGATATTCATAAGATATAACCGACCAGTCTCTGCTCTCTCCTTCAAAATATCTAGGATAAGTTCCTGCGCCCCGATAGTCTTTCTTGGAGTAAACTTATCTGATTCATAACGTACATAGAGATCGTCAAATGAATCAGTACCAAAAGCATCATAGAGACCTGGTACGTCATGCGGTGAGAATAAGCTAATCTCCCCATTCGCAATGAAACGTTCGTAGAAAAGTTTTGAAATTTGGATTGAGTAGTCAAGTTTCCTCACTCGATTGTCTTCTGTTCCCTTATTATTCTTAAGAACAATAATGTCTTCTATTTCCTGGTGCCAGATAGGAAAGTGAACTGTAGCAGAACCACCTCTGATGCCGTTTTGTGTACAACATCTGACAGTGCTTTCAAACTTTTTAAGGAAGGGGACAACGCCTGTGTGTTGTACCTCGCCACCTCTAATTTTAGAATTGATGCCACGAACTCTGCCTGCGTTAATACCGATACCAGCCCTCTGTGCGACATACCTACCAATAGCCATATCGCTGCTAAAGATACTATCGAGGGAGTCATCAGCATCAACGAGAACACAAGATGCAAATTGACGGAGCGGTGTCCGAACTCCTGCCATGATTGGCGTTGGGATGTTGATCTTGTGCTTGCTGATTGCGTTGTAGTATCTTCTGACATAATCCAGTCTGGTATCTATAGGATAATTTTGGAAAAGAGTTGCCGCAATCATCATGTACATGTATTGAGGAGTCTCATACATTTCACCGCAGCTACGATCCTGAACAAGATACTTATCTACAACCTGGCGGAGACCAGCATAGGTAAACAACATATCACGATCATGATCCATGTAAGAATCAATCTTGTTCCACTCTTCCTGAGTATATTTACGCAAGATCCCATCATCATAAACACTTTTGGAGACACATTTTATTGCGTGATCCAACACAGTAGGGTATCCCACGATCCAATCTGGACCAAAGACTTGCTTACGAACTCCAAACAAAAGTAATCGAGCAGCAACAAATTGATAGTTAGGATTATCTAAACTAATCAAGTCGCTAGCAGAGCGAACAAGGATTTCTTGAATATCGCTTGTCTGGATCCCATCAAAGAATTGGAGACCAGAGTTCATCTCCACCTGAGAGGCACTCACACCGCTCCCTAGACCCTCACATGCCTCCTCTACCATCTTATGGATCTTATCAAGGTTCAAACCCTCTACAGCGCCACTACGCTTCTTTACTTTGATACCGTGTCCGTTTGTCATACTTTCTTCCAGTCGTTTAATTTAAGGGTTGCTTCTAGTCCAGCATAGACATTAGAGTCTACCATGTTCTGAACGTCGTGTCCAGCAAGGAACATGTCATTTATGTCCTTTTCCTGTATCTTCTTTGGCCAAATGACTACCTTATCTCCTCGGTCAATAACTTTAGAGATTCGGTTGACGATTTCTTTGTTGCGTGGTTCATTATCAAATACCCAGATGTAATTGTTCCAACCAAAGGTTCTAACATCAGCATCTGATCCTGCCATAGCAACGGAATTACTGAGGAAGGTGGCATCGAATGGTCCTTCCACAATGTAAACAGGTTTGTCGTCTTTTATTTTATCCAGTCCGAAGATCTTTGGGTGTTCTTCGTCTAGCATGATCGTGATATATCTTAGTTTTGCCTTAGGGGCGAGCGATCTGCCTTGGTATCCAAACAGGTTACCTTCTTTGTCTCGGAATGGAATGATAATGCGAGCACTATCTTGTCTAAGGTTATCAAACATCTTCTTTTGCTCATTTGTCCAAGCCTTAAACTTGGGACAATAGTAGAAGTAATCTAGATCTTTGATCCCTCGGTTCTCAAGATATTCTCTTGCCGGGTGAGATATATTTAGCGAAGAAATCTTTTCAAGATTTGTATCTTTCTTAGCAAACTTTGGTGCTTTGAATTCAAACTTAGGATTGGGAACAGTAGTTCCCTTACCAGTCCTGCCATCTTTAAATTTCTCCATGACATATTGGTCGTGGAGAAACATATCCTGGTCTTTTAAAAAATTAGAAAGTGTTCTACCCATGCCACAGTTATGACACTTAAACACGAAGTCATTCTTGATCTTAAAAAGATATCCCCTCGTTTTATTCTTCCTCTTTTGTGAGTCGCCACAGTAAGGACACCTGAAATTATACAGGTCTGCCTTCTTGCGACTGAAAAGAGTCAAACGAGAGGATACTAGTTGTATATACTTTACGTCAATGAATGACATTCACTACTAGGGATTCGCTGGTCCTATAATAGCAGCGTTTACTTGGGGTGTCAACAGTTTGAAGACAGGAGGGAACACTTGTAATACTGTCACAAGAGTTGTCAAGACAGCAGAGGTAGCAATGACAAACCTAGTATTGCTTTCCGTTTTTTTCTGGACCTTACCAATTCGCTCATGCATCATCTCCATATCTTTCTGTTGCCTTACCTTCATCTCCTCAAGCATACCGATGATGAGCTTATCGGCACGTTCAGATTCATCCAAACGATTTTCATGGCGCTCCAAGATTACAGCAACTCTGTTGCTGTTCTCAGATATTGTACCTACTGCTCTTTCGAGCTTGTCAAGCATCTCTTTCGAGAGGTCTTCATAAATATCGAGTTTTGATTCTAATACTGCTAATCTACCAAGACCGAATGCCATACTTAAACGTTCCTTACTGCGAAATTGAGTGCTGTTTGATACGAAGAAGCATCTTTGTTCAGCAGATACTGGAACTGTTGCTTATGACTATCATCTAGTTGAGCATAGCAAGCAGCAATACGTTTTGCTGAGAAGTTATCAAGGTTCTGTGTAGATCCATCGCCAAATTGTACCTTAGCAAACGATCCTTCACCTTGGGGATTAAGTTCTGATGTCGCAACGTCTAGTGCAACTTGAACTACATCTTGATTTTCAGTCATAATTTCACCTGTGGGTTCATAAGAATTTTTTTGGACTTTCTTTTCTTGGTCCTTTGCCTTTTTTTTAAAGTCAGACATACGTGCCTTCATGAGAGTATCCATCTCACCAGACTTATTCATCATTTTTTCTTTCGCCTCTTTACGCTTTTTCTGCATATCTTTTTGGCGATTCAGTTTCTTACCCTGTTGGATAGATTTCTGTGCCCTCTCTGTATCGGACACAATAGCCTCATCAATTTGTGATTCTACTTGTTCTTTCATTTTTCTTTTTTGTATACGGTCGAAGAGAGTGCGAGCACCTGATGTGCGCCCATCAACTTTATCTTGGTTGTTCTTTTTATACTTACGGTGCTGTCTAGGATTCACCATAACAAAAGCAGGTGGCAACTGAAGACCAGAACCGTCTCCTGCCATCATTTCATTTAAATTAGATTCAGACTTTTTAGACATTCTTCGTCAGCATCAGTAAAGTTGGGTGGTAATCTATTTAGAAACAACATGAAAGCAGTAATTTGTCGCCAATATGTTGCTTCAATTTTATAAAACAAGAGTGGTGTTCCTGCTTCACCAAACACATTATATAATACAATCACATGATTTAAAATAAGATGTGTTTTTAACTCACCCGTCGTCTCATATCGCTTTAGTAATCTTTTGATATACTTAAATCTCTTTAAGTCTTCTTCAAAATCACTATAAGTTACTGACGACGGGTTGTTATAATTTTGAATAGCAAAGAAGAGCCAGTTATCTGGCGTCAATTCATCGAAGTTCATTCATCAACTTCCGAAGGTTAGTGTTGCTGCACCATTAGACATTACTTCTTCAGTACCACCCGCAGAGGTGACCTTGACTCTAAACTTGTTACCATCCAGAGTATCGCCAGCGAGACCACTATAAGCAAGAGTTGCTGTCGTGAAGTCTGCATAAGTAATACCTGTGTCTGTACCAGCAGCGATGTTAACCCAACGCTTACCAGTTGCAGTTTGACGCTGCCACTGATACGCAAGTGCTCCAGGTGTTCCTGTTGTCGTAGTGGTGAGGGTGTAAGTACCAGCACCAGAGGAAGATGTGGAGTTAGCAGGTTGAACCGTAATGGTTACTGCCGATGCTACGTCTGCAGCGATGGCATCATCTGCCTGAGTTTCTGTGCCATCAGGATTAGCAACAAAGATAAGTTGCTCTGCCTTATGACGGGTTGCGCCAGAAGAATCAGTATAGGTGAAATAAGACCACCAACCAGGACCAGTGATACCACGGGACTTAGTTTCGTTTAGTTGTGCTTCAGTCTCGTCAACGAAGACTGTAGTTTTTGCTTGACTTGACGCTGCAATGCCTACACCAGCTTTGGTTTTATTTGCATTGCTGTCAGTTCTTCCGTATAGAGACATGTTTATTCAGCGTTTATTTTCCTAATGGTTATTTATATTCTCAGGAATCTTTGCGAGCAGCAATCGCTTTCGATACAACTTCTAGAAGTTGATCGTCCATATCAGTCTTGGTTAACTTAACTGCTTTAGTAAGAATAGCAAGACAGATCTCAACAAGTTTCTCGCCCAGTTCTTCATTTTCTGGAATTTTATTAACAGCATCAGAAATAATTTTGGATGCTAGTGGAAGTAGAAAGGATAACATTGGTTCATGTCATAGAGCATGAACTATTTATTTCTCCCACTCATCTAAAATAGATGTCAATTTTGACATAAACTGTTTAAAATTTAACAGTGTTCCAGAACGGTAGTCGCGTCTTGCTTTTGCTACACCAGTTTCAAAAGATTCTTCTAGTGGATCAAAACCTCTGCCTTTAACAACAGCAGACCATGGAGCATACAAAGGACCCTGATAGTTCTTTGACTCATTAGTAGGTTTAGTAACCATGCCCTTCTCTCCGTCGTTGACAGTAGGCATGATTTCTACATTACCACTCTTCTTATCTTTCTTTGATTTTTTATTACAGCAACTCTTCTTACAATCTTTGGGGCAACTACTGCCACAATCTTCGCGAAGTTGTCTAAATGTTTTCATTTTTTCTTTGACATACCAATGATCTTGGAGACCTTCTTACGACGCATGTGGAGATACTTGTCAGACTTATCTACATCGCCATCATTGTCGATGTCAGCATCTGCCTTACCAACAGGGTCAAGTTTCTTTTCGGTGAGTTCATCACCTTCATACTCAACGCCTGCTTTTACACAGTTGTTAACTTCTTTACCACCTTTCTTCTTGGTGCCTTGCTTCTTATATCCTTTCCAGCAAGAGGTATTGCCGTTGTCATCAACGCCATCCATCTTTACTTTCTCGATGACATAAATCTCGCCATCGATCTCATACTCTTCACGCTCAAGAACTTCTACTTCTTCTTTCTTGACCGTTTTCTTTGCTTTCTTTGCTTTTACCGTAGTGTCTTCAATTTCAGCACCATTGGACTGCTGTGGCATACCATCAAATGCTGCTTCGCTAATGGTAGTATTCTGGAAGGTGTCTCCACCCATCCATTTACCATATGCTTCCATCAACTCAGACGAAAACTCGTCATTATTGTTAACGCTATTGACTGTCTTCTGATACTTCATCGTTTAACAAGGAGGTTCTTCTCGTATTATTTATAGATCTAATATTCCTAATCCATTCTCTAAACATATTACCTTCTTCAGAAATTACGATAGCATAGTTTCCACCTACTCTATGAAGATGTCCCTTCTCTCCTGTACGTGATGACATAACAGCATCACCTTCTTTAAATATTTCTTCCTGTCTCTGTTGTTGCCGTAGTGCTTCTTCTCGTAGTTTCTTGAAATCTTTCATTTAAAATTTGCAGGTAGATTTTCTTGTATCTCTTCCATCATTTTCTGGCACTGTTTGTCATTCAATGCTCTGGGAATACCAGAACGAAATGTTTTAAAGTCGTTAGCAAATGCCGCACGTCTCATCTTCGTTCCAGAAATAGCAAAGGTATCTCCATCAGCATCTCTGCTGCCAGAAGATTGTATCTCGATCTTTCGGAACGAGAAGTCTTTGCCATTGTATTTGTGTAAGAACTGCATCGCACTAACACGATCAGATCCAACTAAAAATACAACTTCATTATATCCCCCCAACATTAAGTCCTGCATAATAGCAACAGGATCTTTGGGTCCAGATATTATCTTACCACGATGTTCTGGAAACATCAAGTTCATGTAATACAATTTACGATCAGGTGGTAAGGGGTTCTTACCTTTAGTATCAAACGTCTGAGAGATATAGATCCGATAGTCATGACTACCTGCGATACGTTTCACCCCATCAAAGTTATCTTTGTGTCCTGTGGTAGGTGGTTGAAACCTACCAAATGTAAAGTAGCAAGTATTACAATTTAACGCCATTGCTTCTGTAGGGTGAAGTTATTGTATGCAAACTCCAAGCGATTAACAAACTTAATCATGCTGCCATCTTTATGCAGAACATATCCCTCAGGAGTTGTAACCTTATATCCCTTTTCAGTTTGAACGTATGTTCTAAACTCTTCCAGGTGGTCCAGTTTATCTATAACCATTTGCTTGACTGCTTGCAGTTCTTTATACAAAGTAAGCATTGCTTTGAACTTGTATACATTATCTACTACGTAGTTCTGACTACCATATACAAGTTCTCTCTTCTTAGTCAGGTTCGCAACTGTCTTGATCTTGGCAAGTTCTTTACTTGTTTTCTGTTCATAGAAGTTCAACATATCATACATCGTCTCATCGATGTTGGAGATACTACGAGCATTCTTGATCTCATTATTAAAGAACTGCTTGAGATAAGATGCGATGTGAAATTTAGCATCACCAGTAGTACCTGTCTTGGCAACTAATTCATCTAAGAAATCACCACAGATACCACACATGCGTTCAATCTTAGTGATGTAGTTGTTGAATTTTTGCATCTCTGATTTAGAAAACCCAACCCTATCCATAGGAGTATCATTAGGAATCACAGCACATTCAGTAATTTTATTGAATGTATTAATAGGAGCACCAGCTCTTGCCTGCATCTCAGCAAGAGAATCGCCAGTGTAGTGCGTATGGAACACTACTCCAATCTTAGATCTCCCAACTTGTTTACCAATATCGTGGTCAGTAGGGATGCCATAAGTAATAGTGTTTGGTCGAAATGTGTATAGTCTTTCTCCATCAACCACCTCTGTATTTACGGTAGAATCTGTATACAATAAATCTCCTTGGATAACTCCTTTGATACCCAACTTACTAAAGTAGCGTAGAGAAAACTTTAGTTTCTCAGCAAGGTCTCCAGAGTAATATTCATCTACAGCACTTTCAGTAGCACATAGTTTAGGTTCAGTTTTGTTGAATACGGACTTAGTGCCGACAAAAAATACGCCAGACAAAGGATCAACACCACAGACAACAGAAGGTGCGCCGTCCCATTTGGTTTGCATGAAACCACTGCTCTCCTGCTGACCCAACATCTTCCTCAGTTCCTTGAGAAATGATACTGCTGCCTTACATCCATCAACGCCATAGTTCAGCATCTCATCTTCCAAGTGCTCTAGGTGCTTGAGTTGTTTGACGTTTGCCATCTATCTATGATACACGATTTTACTTGGTGGTTGAGAAGTATAGGACAGTTTGCGAAGTGTCCATCAGTCCATCAGTTTTACATGAACCGATGACTTATCTGTTTGAGATCCAGCATAAGAATATAGTGCTTTCATAATTTCATCTCCCTTACCAGAAGTTAAAATACAATCCAATAAACGAAGACCCATCAACTTACTATATCTGTAAGATTGACTTTTATTGGCAACCTCAATTTTTGCTTGCACATCTCCAGGATATCCCGCTTTTGCTGATGTACAGTATTTTTCAAGTAATTCAACCAATTCATTATTAATAGCACCCTTCTTGGATTTATTTGTTGGCTTACAATCGTTCCAAAATGTTTTATTATTCCAACCAGTTGTAATGCCAGTGTAAGAAACGTCAAGAGATTTTAGAATTTCAACAATACTTCCGCCACCACAACGACCCTGTGCTGCTGATGATCCTTTCTTTTCTATCTGCCAAGATGGAGATGACGATCCACCAAAATTTCTTGATTGAAACCTATCTCCTTCTCCACCACCTTTTTTCCAATAAAGATAAACATCCATTGGAAAGGCATCTTCGCCACCAACGAGTTTAGGATTTTTAAATTTTACCCAGTACTGTCCCCACTTAACATCTTCAAGTTCTTTCATCTTATCATTTGGATCATAGTTCAAAATTTTTAATTTTGCTTGATTTTTTATTTTCTTAAGAGAAACACCAATCAGTTCTCTTTCTTTATATTTTTCTTTTATGAATTCATTTATTGTATCAACCGTTTTGTAATCATCTAACTCACTTACATTGACTGTAGATGATACCATCCAGATATCCGCTGGATTCCATTTGTCTTCAGAAGAAAAAACTACCCTAATATCAGGGTCTTTCATCATACTTTTTCTAGCTCGTTGATATGCTTTTTTAATTTCTTTATCGTCTGGTCCGCCGCCTCTGCAAAAAACATAACTTTTTCCAGAACTATGGAACGTTTCCCATAATTTATTTGCTCCCCTAATAGAAGATATCTGCCATTCTCTTGACAATTCATCTGGAAGTAATTTCTCAAAAGGAACATCAACATCAATCGTTTTTGATGCTTTCTCAAGATCACTTATAGAAACAGGAAGGTCTTCATCTATTGTTCCACGATACACATTGAAAGCAAGGGCAGCATAGAGGCATTGTGCTGATTCATTCCTCGCAGTTTCTGCAGCGCCACCGCCAGACCCACCACCTTGAGGTTTAATATCAATTCTTAAAATTTTACCACTAACATCAATGTCTAATTGATTTCCAGTTCCTTTAGTATCAACAGCAGTATATCCTTTCGCGGATACATTTTGTCCAATCATAGACGCTGCTTTTGTTCTCTTTGCCCTTGGAACAATTACTTTAAGAGCAAAGAAAATTTTTGCTCTACTAGTTGGATCAGCAATTTTTGTTATATCAAATTCATAAAAAGAAAACTCTTCATTGCCAAGTGAATCCATAACGTCATAAATTGCTTTTTTATATTCACCACCGATTCCAGATAAATCTATTTGCTTAGACATAAAAAAACCTCCCGTCTAACTATTTAGAGGGGAGGTCGAGATAATCTTTTTCATTTTGATAAGGAGTTGTCTGTCCTGTCCACAGTCTATACCCTTCCTTGACTTCTGGCAAGAGCCACTGGTCCACACGAACACAATGCTCCCAGTTGACAGGGTGAGCACAACTCACCACTACAACAGAAAAGAATGCTCGTAGGTGGATCCAGAGACTGAACATTATCTGTCGCCAGCAGCACGAACTTCTGAGTTATGAACATTGAACTCACCGCCAGGATAACGCTTCTTGAGTTTGTTGACGTTAGTTTCAATTACCTCATCGAAGGATATATCAAGTGCCATTGTAGCTTGAGCAACGTACCACATAACATCACCCAACTCAATGATAAGATGCTCACGATTATCTTCGTTCCACGGTTTTCCTTGGAACACCATCTTCTTAATGATCTCAAGGAACTCACCACCCTCAGCATTAATTCCAACCCCAGCAGTAAGAAGTCTCTCAATATTGGCACCTTGTCGATCAAGATCACCAATACGATCAGCAAAGTCAACAAAGTTTGTAGAAGCGTCTGAAGTAACTGCTGAAACAAATTCTTCATAGCGTTCAAATTTAATAGTCATACATTCCACTCAGCAAATTTAGATAGTCGGTTTTGTGTTTGTGCAAATTGTGAGAACTCTTCACCAGGGTCCTCTTGATTGATGTTGATGTCAGAAGCATCCTCCGCTACATCATACAGCCTCATCTTGGATCTGTCAATTCCCACCATGAATTTTCGTGAGGCAGCGGTTTCGTTGTATCTGTTCTTAAGTTGTTTGACCATGATGCGACCCTGTTGTTCAAGTTCATCAGTACTGATAAGAGCGAACATAAAGTCAGCAGTGGCAGGCAAACCAAAAGACTCAGAAGTATCGGTAAGGTCAGGATCACTATTGCCATAACCACTGCGAGTAGTTTGAGTAGCTGTGACAATAGGAACATTACATTCCACAGCAAGACCCCGAAGCTCCTCAGCAATCGCCTTGACATACGTGTAAGAATTGACAATCGCACCTTTATACCTCGCTGATGCACAGATGTTCAGATAATCAATATAGATTATATCTGGTTTGAAATCTCTCTTGAGAGACAGATCACTTAGAAGTGATTTGAAATGCCCTGCATGTGCTGATGCTGTGGGATACTCTTTGATAATAAGTTTGCCTCTAGTCTTCCTAGAGATCTCTTGAACTTTAGAATTGAAGATAACTTCAGGTAGTTCAGCAATATCTTTGATAGAAACATTTAAAAGATTTGCGTCAATTCGTTCAGCAATTTTCTCCTCTGCCATTTCACATGTAATATAGAGTACGTTCCTCCCCTGGGTGAGTGCGGCACCAGCGCAATGGCACATGAATAGAGACTTGCCGACGCCCGTTCCAGCAAGAGCGACACTGAGAGTCTTGTTAGAGATACCACCTTTCGTGATAAAGTTAAACTTTTCCAGATCAAAGGGAACCTTCTCTTCTTTGCGGTGGTAGAATTCATAGCGGTCTTTTGCTTGTTCAATGTAATCGTGTCCTATGTGTTCGTCGAACGATACTGCCAAGGCTTCTTGTAAGATACCTGGGATCGCATCCTTTGATATTTTTTTATCGCCTCCATCTGCGATCTTGATCGAGGACATAAGGGCGAGATAGATTGCTCTGTCTTGACACCACTTTTCGGTTGCATCGAGGAGCCACTCGTAGTCAACCCATTCGTCTGTGAGTCCTCGTATTGTCGATAACGAATCTCTGAACGTTTCGTCAGTAAGATCATTACGATTTTGGAGATTAATCGATAAGACTTCTTGAGTAGGAACTTTGTCATACTTACCAGCGAAGTCAGCGATCTCTTCAAAGATAACTTTCTCATGATACTCCTCAAAATAATCTGCTCTTAGGAAAGGAACTACCTTACGATAATACTCTTCAGTGAAGATGAGATTACGTAAGATAGTTTGTTGGATGCGCTCAGTTGCCATAAGAGAATTCTTTCTGTGCTGCTTCTTCAAGTTTAACCATTACTTCTTCAGTGAAGTACTTTTCAGGGTCTGCGAGAATCGATTTAGGATAAACAGAAGAACCATCAATCTTAATACGATTGCCAACACGCTCAAAGACTCCGTATCGTTCACCCAGTTCCAGTAGTCCGTAATACTTGTCAAGTCCACGTTCGTCAAAAAATAAACGTGTCTCAATTTTACTACCTTCTTTTGTTAAACGAGACTTCTTCGCCTCACACTTGATGATGTTACCTACTAATTCAGTACCATCTTTCTCTTTCTTCTTACCAAGGTAAATGATTGTGGAAGCAGCATACTTAAGACCTGTTCCCCCACCCATTTCTTTCATCGGAACATAAGAACCGATAACATCATATGTATGGTTAGTGACAATCATAGGAACAGATGCCTGTCCTAGTTTGAGGGTAAGCACACGAAAGGCACCCTTGATTAACTGACTCTTAGTCATGTCCCTGACCTGCTTGTCATTAGCAACGTCTTCCATCTCCTTAGATGTTGAAAGCATACCAAGAGAGTCTAACACAAATAGCATAGGAACCCTCTCGTCTTTAGGTTCTTTCACATACTTGTCTAGGATACGACAAGCTTGTGTCCTGAACTCTTCGATCGTTGCAACCGGCATGATAATCATACGTGAACTATCAATGCCACGAGTCTCAATCATATCACGCGAGATAGCAGATTCAGACTCAAAATAAATGACTCCACCCGTAGGATTATCAGCAAGGAAATTACTAACGACGCTGAGAGCAAAAAAAGTCTTACCAGTGCTTGATTCTCCAGCCAAGGCAGTAACTTTATTGGAGGGTAAACCTCCAAACAATGAACCACTAACCAAGGCATTAAAGATGTAAGACCCAGTATCAACGTAAGATGTAATGTCGCCAGCAGCAACCCCTTCGCTAACACGACTAGCAAACTCATTGCCACTATCCTTAATTACTGTGTCTAGGAATCCCATTGATTTACATTCTCCTCGTAAAAGTTTACATAATTATATTTCTGCTTTATGAGTTTAGAAAACCCAATAGCAGTTTGGTAGTCATCAAAGCACTTGATGTCCTCTGATCCTACTTGACCGACAAGATGGTTAGTCCATGTCACAACAAAAATTCTCTTACTCATCCAAAGAAACTCGTAATGGTAATGGTTTTCTCGTGTTGCCAACCGACACAGTATAGCACGTTTTTCAGTGGTTCGAGAAAAGACTTTTCAAATTGTGTCTGGTAGTCCACATACTTCTCGATACCAAACTCCTTAGGCAACTCGCCAAAGAAACTAACCACATTCTCATGGAGAGGGTTAGGTGTCTTGAGATACATGAACTTGATCTTCTCACCTTCTTGAATAAGAGGATGCTTGTGTTCTACCTTATGTTTTTTGACATAATGATTATAGAGTAGAGCACCCCTTACCGCAATGGGTGTTCCTTTCTGGTAAATCTCAGTCGGGTGGCGATATTTTGCCAGGTTGTTGACGCCTCGTGGGAAGGCAACTTCTTCGTAAGGTCGTAGTCTGGTCTCTGCTCGGACAACATTGATGAAATCGATAAGTTCATCATTTGTCTTGCCGATAATAATCTTAAACGCTGCATACAATTTATCCCTAAAATAAGCTGGAGTAGAAGAACGAGCAGTCTCCAGACCCATGATTTTCATCTTTGGTTCTTTATATCTAACACCCTCACTGTCCCATACGTTTAGAATGTAACGCTTCTTCGCAGTCCAGATACCACGATCAGCGATGTTCTCACGTTTCATGCTCATCTTTTGATCATACGCCGCAACGTAATCCGCAAGTTCCTGATAAGAGGATTCGATGAATGGTTCCAACTTGTCTTCACAGATCTTGTCAAGTATGGAAACAATTGCTGCTTTGTCGCTAGACTTAGCACCAAAAAATTTATCAACAAGAGGTCCGAGATTAAGATAAATTGAGTCAGTGTCAGATGCGATGACATAATCAACCGAATCTGTAGAGAGCAGTTTATTTAGGTACTGGTTCATCTTGCTCTCAATCCATCTGATGGAAACCTGACCGGATAGAGTGATTGCCTCAGCATTAGCAAGACGATAGTATCTAAAGTGTTCGTTGCCGATAGCACCATAAGCAGAGTTCAAAGAGATCTTCTTTGCCATCTGGATGTTATTACAACGGGCGATCTCTTTCATAAGTTCAACAGTAGGAGTCTTCTCATACTGTTGCTTTGCCTTGATCATTCTCTTCTTGAATATAACACGACTGTCATACATCTTCTTCATCATTTGTGGCAGGAACCCGTGCTTATCTTTACGATACTGAGCTCCATTAGCACACACAGCATACTCACCATCAATATCTACTTCTCCCTCAAGGATCTTATCAACTGTAACTGTTGAATGTCTTTTGTCGAGTAGCGTCTCGGGAGAGATGTTGTACTGCATAATGAGATGAGGATACAGAGAGTTGAGATCAAAAGACACCACCCAATCATAGAATCCAGGTTTCGGTTCCTTGACATATGCCCCCGCATACTTCTCGGTTTTAGTTGCGCTTTCCTTCTTGGGAGGAATAGCAATCTTACGCCTAAGTAGTTCACAATAAATGTAATTGTCCCACATACGAACCTGTGAGAACACGTCCTCATAGTTTACCTTAGCATCATATGCCATGGTGTATGCGAGTTCAACTAACTTCATCTTATCATCTAGTTGATCTACCAAACGAACATCATGAATATTATATTCAATAAACTTCTGCCAGTCTCCCTCATAGAACTCTTTGAATGTGTCAAACTCTGAGTGATCTAGTTTCTTAGATCCAAGTTCAACAAAAGCAATATGGTCCAGACGATATGATTCTTGGTTAGTGTAAGTAAACTTCTTATACAACTCAAGGTAATCAAGTTGCGAGATGCCAAGCATATCGATAGAGAAGTTCTTACGACCTTTGATAAAGATCTCACGTTGCGACACAAGTTTCCAAGGCGACAACAACTTCACAAATTTCTCACCCATAATACGATTGATACGATTATGGATGTATGGCATATCGAACAGTTGACAGTTCCACCCTGTAACTACATCAGGATAGTTCTCCTGCCAATACTGTAGGAAGGCACCCATCATAGTCTCCTCAGACCTGAAGTGCATGTAGTCAACCATGTTGTCCTGGTTGTTAAAAGGACGGGCACCAAAGACCGTTATACGACCTGTGAAGGAGTCCTTGATACTGATAGCAAGGATCTCTTGGTCCGCCGTCTCGATGTTAGGGAACCCGTTCTCAGCAGCAGTCTCGATGTCAATTGTAAAGACACGGATCTTGGTGCTGTCAAACTTCAGTTCCTCTTCAGGATGCTGCTCCGCAATATACTGATACAGGAAACGAGAGTTTCCATAGATGTCAAAATCATCTACCTCTTTGTATTGTTTGATGAACTCACGAGCATCATTGATAGAACCAAACTTATGTGGTTCTACACAATCACCTTCTAGTGTTTTCCACTCAGAATAATTCTTACTAGGCAAATACATCGTGGGGTTGAAAGGAACCCTCACGCTGTAGCGATTGCCATTCTCATAACCACGGACAAGCAGACGATTGCCTGCTTGCTCAACACTAGTGTAAAACTTCATTCAAGAGATTCGATATAACGAGCAAGGAGTGCCTTGCTTGGATTGGTCACAACAGTCAGGTCAGAAGACCTAACGTTGAATTCACGTTCAGCAGCATGAGGAGCCCATTGATTTATCTGACCTTCACAGTCTACCACATAGGGTTCGATCATCCACACGTCAGGGTCACCTGGTAAGGTGTCCCCTTCAGCAGGTTCTACCTGAGCGATGATCCACTCATTCTGCAACTTGATCAGGTTCGCTGTTATCTCCATTAACTTGTTCCTCAGTAAAGAATAATTCTTTGTCAGTAATACCATACTGCGCTAGTTCACCAGTATAATTGGTAAGAATATTATCATCAGGGTAGGTGACACTAATGATATGATCTCCAGTTAACTTAAACTCTTGAACTGGTGTGTAAGGACACCACCGTGTATACGAGATAGGAATTGTTCCATCTTCATTTGGATCCCCAAGAGAAAGTGCAAATGGATACATCATTCTATACCCAACAATATTTTTTGTATCGTCCTGGACTTCACCAAAAAGACAAAGAATTGTTTCTTTAGTATCTAGAATAACTAAACGAATATTATGATTCGTCCTCAGTTGTGGTGCTTCCTGTGTCTGTTCCGTCATTTTGCTTTGCTCGTTTTTCTGTGATTTTATTTTCATATGCTTCTTGTAGACCTGGTTCGGGATTACTGATTGTCATTATGCAATCATAAGGCATCTTAAATTGCCAGTCTGAAGAATAAGGATTCCACTTACTAAATTTGATTTGGTATTCCATACCATACTCTTCAGTAAGGTATTGAGGATTACCTCCCTCAAGATTTAATACATAAGGTTCTTCCATGAGAAGGCAAACTCCACGTTTGTCGTCGCCCTCCCCATCAAAGATTTCTTTCAGTTCAGCAATAACACGATCGCCAGTTTTCAAAGTTAGGATTGATACTGCCATAGTTATTATGAATTCTTTCTAAGTTTAGCATTAAAAAAAGGCACCGTCAAGTGCCTTTCGTTTTTATTTAGAACCAAGTCTTTCGTTTCTGTTTCTCTGGTAAATTTTTCATAAGAATTACTGTGAGAAGACCATCTTCAAATTTTACTTCTTCCACTTCTACATCATCTGCCATTTGCCAGTTGCGAGCAAAGGTTCTGTATGAGATTCCTTTATGAGAATATTTACGTTCTTTGTCTGGTGGTGCTTTATTAGCAGCTACTGTCAGAACATTTCGTTCTGTTGTAACTTCAATATCTCCTCCTGAAAATCCTGCAAGAGCGACTTCCAGCAGGGTTCTGCCATCATGTCCGTCCACCACATTGTAAGGTGGGTAATTTGATCCACCTCCCGCAATAGATTCCAGTCTACTGAATGTTTCATCAAATCCGATTGAATAGGGAGTATAAGTTTCCCAGTTAATATTTACCATGTCCTTAAATAAGCGACGTTTATATGCGACCCGTTAGGCATCACACTCTTATTTAACGATAATAGTTTAACCTTTAATAACGGGTTTCCTTATTAAAGTTTACGGTTTACTCTACCGCAGTTTTTTTGCGACCGATATTATATTTGGACTCAAGTGTCCATTCGCCTTTCTCTCTGAACGACAAGACTTTAATTTGATTTAACGGAGCAAGATCACTAATGGTTTCTATATTAACAACAGAAACCAATCCCCAATCACTAAGCAATTGAATGATACGATTGCGACGTTGAACATCATTCAAAGAAAGATTTGTATTCTTGCCATCCAGGGCAAACAACTCTTTAAAGTGAACGATATAATACTTACCTTGCTTATGTAAAATATGGCAGGACTGATAGATCTTTTTTTCTTTGCGAGATGCTACCCCAATACGTGTTAGAGTTTCCCTCACTTTAAGAAAGTCATCTGGTTCACCAAGAACCACTTCGACCATATCAGTTTGTTTCCACTGGATTATAGTTTCATCATTCATGTTTTTCCACCTTTATTCAATACCTTGGTAATATGATCTAATTGATCCTTGGTAAGAATCCTGAGAGCTTGGAGTGCTTTATCGTCATTATAACCATAATACTCTTTAACTACTTCAAGATAATCAATAGAATCTTTTCGTGCCCAAGGAGAGAAACGCTTCCTCGGTTTCACACTATTTAGTAAAAAGTCATATTGCATCTTCTTGTCAAGGTGAGAGTTTTTATTCATCTCATTGACATATAGAATAGTATCAGTGAAAGAAGACAAGCACCTATTAACAATATAAGGAGGATACCCTCGCTCACCATCAATGTCATCATCTAAGATACTTTTCTTTGATTGGTTAATTGAATAAAGGTAGTCTTTCAGTTGATACATTATTAAATCCAGTCAGGTTTGCGGTGTGGTAGTCGTAGGTAGTTGTCAGATACCCATGGTTTGGATGCAATATACATCTTGTATGCTTCGATAGTAGTGATACTATCGTCAAATTTATATTCGTCTGGCATTGCACGAACGAAAGGAGTGTGATCATCCCAACCCACATCAGGGATAATTTTATCGGCAACAAGAAGTGCAGCAAAACATGTATGAACTTTATCATACCTAGCAGTATACTCTTGACATAAAGCAAACCCATGAGCAAGCAACCACCTAGTATTTGCTACAGTTTTGTTTGCCCACTTAGTGCAGGGGTGATTACGAAATGCTCCCTTCTTCGTAGCATAGGGCATACCATCTGCTTTAGGCAGTGTGCCGTAATTGTGTCCCCATTTTTTAGAAGAAACTATAGAGAGCATCTGGCATGTCTCTAGGGGCATCTTAACGATGTGCTTGTCCGGTAGGACAGCAGCAGACCGCCATGGTGATTCATCAGTAACAAAGATGTTCATTTAAATACAGCAGTTACACTCACAATTTTAGCAGTAGGGTTTCTTGCGACAGCAGTTTGTCTCGCTTCTTCATAATTACGAGCAATGACCTGCTCCTTGAACACGGTGCCTGCTACGTACAGGGTAACTTCACATTTCATAGTTGGTAAGGACGAGTTCCTTGCGAGACGCTTGATCTGTATTATAACTCCCCACGCTCCTCATGGTGTAAGTGTGTGCAAATTCAGCAGCTGTCCACCCCTGCTTGAAGCGGTCTCGGATCAGTTGCGATGAGTTATATGATACAAGTTGATGTGAGATAAAACGATCACAATCACTAGCAAACAGATCGTGGTCGAATCCTTTATGCATGTTGCCTCGTTTGCCATAAAGATTTGATCCGATCTCATAGGGAGGATCAAGATAAACGAAGGTTGACTTACTATCACAGAATAGTTCTTCGTAGGATAGATTAGTAATCTTCCACTTAGAAATCATTCTTGAATATTCAGGGAGTTTATCAATGCCTCGCATCGAGAAGTTGCTAACTGACGCTTGCTTGGAGAATGAGCTGGACTCAGTGAGACCAGAGAAAGAGCACTTATTAACAATATAAAAACACACAGCAGCAAATAAGTCGGATGTTGAATCATCGTTTAGTCTCTCCTTAGCGTCTAGAAATAAAGTTTTTGCGGATACTGGTTCTGGATGGGCGTTCTTAGAATCTCTCAACAGATCAGAAAGTTCTTGTCCCTGATCCTGAAGCACTCGCCAGAAGTTATAGAGTGGTCCATAAAGATCATTGACCCAGATATCTAGGTGTGGATATCGTTTACCAATTTCCAATGCCACAGAACCACCACCAATAAATGGTTCACGATACTCAGTGTAATCTTTCAGGTTGGGAATATACTGAAAGAGTTTACTCAGGGCACGACTCTTCCCCCCTGGATACCTGAGGGGTGTCTTCAATGACTTCAATGTCTGGGGCATGGTATTTAAGGTATTCACGAAAGATCATTTTCATTTCACGCTCTGTCATTCCACAATGGGCAGCAGCATGGGGTAGGTTCATTGTAGCATGAAACAATGCTTCATTTGCTTCTGCTACATTCTCGGGTGTCGTTTTGACTTTTGATGTATTCCCATTGCCTCTCTGGTTCTTTTTCAAGTCGCTCATACATTTCCTCCATCATAATAAATTTAGGTTCCTTCTCAATGAATTTGAGCAGTGTCATCGAAACTCACAACTCATCATGATCTCTGTTAGACATGCCAACAGGTTGATCTCTTGATCGGGAACAATAGTAATGTCTTTCATATACTTGGCAATGATAAGAACAGCTTCAGGAATAGAAGCAGGTTTCAATACACCATACAAACTGTCATAGATCTTACGCATCACCATACTGGGATCGTTATCCAGATGCTGAACTACCCAGTTCTTTACAGTAGTAAAGTCTTTCTTCTTTAAAGATGTAAGTAAAGAATCCAGATTAACATCTGCAACATCAACCAGGATAGCAGAAGTAATACTCCCTGTGGCAGCATAACGCTGGCACTCGTTAATAAGACGACGCCAATCAGGATAATACCTCTTAACAAGTTTCGCGAGAACTTTATCTTCATACTCAATATTCTCATTTGTCAGAATAGTTTTGAGACGAGTAAAGAACTCACCTTGAAGTTGAGTAGACTGCTCGGGTTTGATTCTAAAGTCAACGACTGTACAACGTGAGTGCAACGGTTCAATAATTTTATTGATGAAGTTGCAGGTAAAGATGAAACGGCAGTTGCTATGGAACTCCTCCACAGCAGTCCTCAGAGACAATTGCACGTCGTTAGTGGTGTTGTCTGCCTCATCGATGATGACGACCTTGTGGGATGCTCCAGACGTGAGAGAGACAGTCGTGGCAAACTGACGGACACGGTTCCTGATAGTGTCTAGGAAACGTCCCTCATCAGACCCGTTGATGACGATGTAAGAAGCACCAATCTCCTCACACAGTGCCTTAGCAACAGTGGTCTTACCAACGCCTGCTGTGCCTGTCAGCATTAGGTTAGGGAGTTCTCCTTGATCGACAAAACCCTGAAACACTTGTTTGGTGCTAGCAGGAAGGATGCAATCTTCGACAATGTTTGGGCGGTATTTCTCCACCCACAAAAACTCTTTGCTCATTGAGGTTCAAGGGCGATGTAGTAAGTCAGGTCAGTGTTTACGTTGGTCCACTCAGAAATGAGGTGCTGCGAGACTTTTACAGTGTAATCACCAGGGAGGAGACGAATGTTTTCAATCTTAAGATCAAGAGTATAGGTGCCAGTAGTAGAACCTGCCACGGTGATATCGTAAGTATTGCTGGTATCATTCTCTTTGTCCCTAAGGATAAGTTTAATCTCATCATGACCTTCGATTGATTGGAAGGTAAGGTCAGGCAGACTATAGACAGCAGATGCTTTTTGTAAAGCAATCAAATCTTCACCAGTTAAATTGAACTGGAGATCAGAACCAGGAAACTTTACATTTTTTTCTGGAGCAGACTTAAGCGTAATTTCTGGATCAGAAAAGAAATAGCGAGCAGACTGACGGCCGCCACGGATGCTGACAAAATTTTCGTTGTCAAACTCAAGCTGAGGATCGCTAAACAAAGAGATCCCAGAAAGGAACTGACTAAGATCATAGATAGCGAAGTCAACCGGAAACACTTCCTCGCCAGTAAACTTTGCGAGGATGTTCTCTGCATTAGAGATAGTTCTAACCGTGGATCCTTTACGGAAGACAATCGAGGAATTGATAGTACTGAAGTTTTTGAGAACATCTAATGTTTTTCTAGAAAGGATAACTTTACTCATTGAGGATAGGGTTCCGTAGTGTTTGATTTGTCAGAGAAGTGAAGCAGCAGCAATGCGTAGTGAAGGATCTTGATGATATCACGACGGGCAGTGCCTTTACGATCGTAGCGTGAAGCATACTTGAGGATGTTGCTACGACAGAATGCCTCAGCGTCTCCACATGCTTCAATAAGATCTAACGTTTGAATGCTGTCGTTACCAGCAGAATAGTGTTGTCCATAAGTTCCAGAAATGTAATCACTCAGCTCTTTCAACAGAGCATCTTCATTGTATTTTTTCGCCATTCAATTATCCCAAATTAAGCGTAGACTACTATGGTAGCATTCTTCAACGTTGCCGTCAAGGTCTTTGACAAACAACTTTAAACCATCGCCACCCATAATTTTGACAGTCTTGCCAGTGTCAAGCATGGCAAGACAATTCACGTATCCGTGAAATTTTTCAGAACGAAATATTGACATTTTCCTCCTCCTCTGTTTGAACGTCAGCATCGATTTTATCATACAATTCAATGAAAGACTGCTTGGTCTCATCATCAAAACGATTTACACAAACTTTGATTGCCTTCATGCGATCACCCCAGATAGCATATGCTCGCATGATGTGGACCAGACGACGGGTAGAAATAACCTCATCGATACCACCATCAGCAAATGTCTTACGGATAATATCAGCCCAATTAGCAAGATTCTTACAGAAGTCTTCGTCATGCTTACCTACAGATGCAGCAATACGAACAAGAATATTAGTTTCTACTGCAACAGTAGGATACTCCTGCTCAAAGGTCAAAGCAAAACGCTCAAGGAATGCTTCGTTAAGAACATTGGTGCCAATGAACCTACCATCATCAGAACCCTTACCCTTAGTATTGGCAGTGGCAATGATGTTGAAACCAGCAGCAGGTCTCACATAGCGACCTGTCTTCTTCAGGAACACACCCTTACCTTCAAGGATGGATTGGAGACAGAGGATTTTGTTAGAAGCAAGGTCAACTTCGTCGAGTAGCAAGATTGCTCCACGTTCGAGTGCTTCCACGACAGGTCCGTTATGCCAAACAGTTGACCCATCGACAAGGCGAAAACCACCAATAAGATCGTCTTCATCAGTTTCAATAGTAATGTTTACACGAATCAGTTCACGTCCAAGAGCAGCACATGCTTGCTCCACAGAGAACGTTTTGCCATTACCAGAAAGACCAGTAATGAATGTAGGATAGAAGATCTTAGACTTGATGATCTTCTTTACGTCAGCAAAGTTACCGAATGGAACAAAGTTATCATCTTTATCAGGAACGAGGTTCTGTTCCTGGTTTTCAGAAACAGGAATACCAGCAGGTGCTTCGTAGGTTTGCTCTAGACGCTCTTGTACTGTCAAGTTCCAAGTGCCACGCTTGACATAGAAATCACGCAGACGCTTGACCGCAGTAGGATAGGTGATACCAAAGTTATTACAAGCAGCACGAACATGCTCGGCATTGATGTCATTGCCGTAGGTATCAGACAGATAAGAAGTAAGTTGTGTGGTGGTAAGGTCGGACTTGGCAGGCATGGTGCGTTTTGTTGATGTAGTTATTATAGAACAGGGTGAGGCAAGATTCAGGGCAGAGTAGACAGTGCCTCAACTGACATACTCGATGAAGGAACTCAGGAGTTTCTTATTGGTGGATTTTGAACTAAGCATTTTCTTAAAGGCTTTACTGATTTCACTCTTCTTAGCACCAGAATCTAGTTCTGTCATATCAGAATCATTTTCTCCACCAAGAGCATTATTAGAAATAGCATACAATGCAGTGTATCCTTTAGGCATAGGAATAATAGCAGACTTTAGTTTCCTCCATTGTTTCTGAACCTCTCCATAGTAAGCAAGGTCGCCATAGGAACCAACAAAATTAGAGAGTTGACTACCAGCCATAATACGAAACCCAATAACGTTTACTCCAGAATTACGATCGCGAACTTGTTTAATAAAGGTGTTAGTAGATTCTTCCCATCCACTCATGGAAGAATACATACGACCAGTCTGACGATCACGAAGTATGGTGGAATATTCTAAACGATGTGGACGAACATAGTGCTCGTCTTTATGTTCGTTGTAATATCTACGACCGTAAGATGCCTGACAACTCTCACCATCAGTAAGAATACAAACATTTACTTTTTGTAAGTTGTTCTGTTTCTTAAACTCAGGAATGATGTAGTTCAACATAATGACACTCTCATTCAAAGGAGTTCCAGAAAGACCAACACCAACAGTGCTACGATAAGAAACATAGTGCTTGAAGCAGTATGCTTCCCTAAACAAATTGAGACACATACGTTCATAGTTCTTTGAATTAGATCGAGAAGATACAACATTCATCAAATGGAACATACCTTTGTGGAGGAAGATCTCTCCATCCACACAACCACGACTCGCAAAGTATTCTTCATTGGATACGTATTCGGTATTACCTTCTTTGGCACGACGGACAGCATACCACTCATTAGTGAAAGCATATACCTCAAATGGGATCTGAACTTTCTTACAAAAGGCAGTCAAGTTAAGTAGTTGTTTTACCGTGGATAACAACTCATTCTGCATGGAACCAGACCAATCAAGAATAAAAATTAGACCATGGTTTTTACCATCAGGTATAACTGTTACTTTCTTAAATAGGTCTTCATTATACTTATAAGTATGAAGCTTTGAAGTATCAAGAACACCAGTTTTAGATTGGCTAGCACGAGCATAGGCATCAGCAGACTTACGACATTCAAATTCTTTTACTAGGTAGTTTACTTCTTTCTGAGATTGTTTACGAAATGTATCAAAAGCAGTATCAACTTCTATGTATCGGTCATAACGATTGTCAGTAGCATCAGGATCATTAACAAATGCTTCGCGCTGTTCGTCAATCCAACCATGAACTTCAGTCCAGTCAGCAACATAATCTGTCAAGTCAACAGAAGAAGGGATCTCAACATACTTAGAATTTTCACCAAAGCGATCTGTTAATTTCTTAGCAGCATCGTTGAAAGAATCCTGTGTCTTAGAACCTTCTATCTCTTCTTCGTCATCATAGTCTTCTCCAACATGTGGTTGGGATTGACTAGTAGAACCACTGTTATTTTCTTCGCGACGTTGTGCTTCTTCAAGCATTTCCTCATGCGTCATCTCACCTTCTTTACCTTCAGAAGATTGATTGGCAGGCATTTCTGCTTCTGGTGTTTGCTCTTGCTCCTGTTCTTGCTTACTGAATTCATATACATCAACAGCAATCTGACAAACCTCATCAAAGGTTTCAGCAACATCTGTGCGAGATACAAATACTTTTTCTTCAATAGAGAAAGGAACCATAGCACCTGCACCAATCTTGAAGTGGAGATTGATACGATCGATCAGACTGAATGTATTGAGATCTTCGTCAGCAATACCAAAGAAGTCTTGATCGTTTAGTTCTTTATAACCACCAGCAAAAGACTTACGTAAACCAGGATACTTTTGTTTCATTAACTTCTCGATACGAGCATCCTCAATCACGTTAACGAAATCTTTAGGGCAGTCAAACATATTAGTCCAGTCTTCATTAGGAGTGAAGAGAGCATGTCCTACCTCATGTCCCACCAGAAGGTCATAGACGGTGCTGGATGCCTTGTCCCAGTTAGGGAGAGTCAACACACGGCGATCCACATCAAAGGATGCTGTAGCGACTCTACGGTGCTCCACAATCAGGTTCTCTGTTGCAAGCAGTCGTGCTAAGTTTCCTTTGATCTCTTGGGATGACATACGTTCGTTTCGTTGATGCTACTAGTATATACAAAAAAAGGATGCCCGAAGGCATCCCTAGTCCAGTTCAGAAACTGTCTCTCGGATCACGGAGAAGTTCTTTTCTTTCTCTGCTGTGATAGTTCTTTCAAATTTACCGTCAAGGTTTTCCCTATGACTGATAACATAGATGTTTGAGTTGTCATCAAAGTTACGTAGGATCCAACTTAGATCCATACCACCTTGCTGATCCAATGAACTATCAAAAATCTCATCTAAGATAAGGAGGTTAGTATCCACACTATTCTTAAGTTTAGCAATAGAACGCCAAGTAAGCAACAGAGCAATATCAATACGAGATTTCTCTCCTTCACTGAACGAATCATAAGAAAACACATCTCTATACCTAGACTTAATTATCTCCTCAAAGTTCTCGTTTAGTGTAAAGTTGACATAAAAGTCCATACTCTGCAGATACTGATTGATGAGTTGATTCATCGCTGGAAGATAGGTCTTGATGATCCTAGTCTTGATACCATTGTCTTTTAGCAGTTGCGATGCCACTAATAGGGTATCACGGTCCTTACGGTTCTCTGCAAGTGTGCCACCCAATTGTTTCTTATTCCTAACAAGACCCTCAAGTTTTACAAACTCTGCTTTCTTGTCTGGGTTGCTACCTTCTAGTTCTTTAATCTCAGATTCGATATCAGAAATAGTTTTTCTGAATGACGTGATCTGGAAGTTAGATTGACTGATGGAGTTGTTGATTGACATGACCTGACTTGACAGCTCAGTAAATTTATTAAACTTAACTTCCTCTTCTCCTATAGCAGAAAGGATATCATTGTATCCTACAAGCATTTCATCAACCTTAGTCTTTCCAGACTCCAATTTTTCATCACGAAATTCTTCTGATAAGTCCTGAGTGCATGTAGGACACACATGATTTTTCTCAAAGAACTCATGTTCTTTTTTACAAGTTTTTAATTTACCCTGAACTTTAATAAGAAAAGTGTTTAACTTCTTCAGTTTTGAAGTGCTGCTAGACACCGCTTCCATTTCTTTAGAATGTTTTTCAACTTCAGACGATAGTCGCGCAATCTCTTGGTGCTGAGTATTCTCATCTCCCAACAGTTCAGCAATCTTATTCTCTTTACGAGTAATCTCTTCCTTAGTTTTCTTTTCCAGTTCAAGCATATACTTTTTCTGGAGATCTATCTTCTCTGACACAAGATGGATTTCATAATCAAGTGTCTTAATGTCTTCGTTATTTTCTCTAACTTTATCACGAAGAAGAACATTCATCGTGGAGAATACTTGGATGTCTAGAATGTCTTCGATAATCTCACGACGTTGTGCTAGAGGCAGACGCATGAATGGAACAAACGTAGAAGAACCAAGCACCACAATCTGTGTGAATGACTTGTAGTTCATCTTGAGAACATTATTCTCAAAGTTTTTTTGCTGTTCTACTAAAGAGCTCTCTTGGTTCCACAACTGATCGTTGCAGTAGATTTCAAATAGATTTGGTTTTACCCCGCGAACCACTTTGTATTCTTTCTTACCGATACTGAATTCAATCTCAGTTAAACAATCTTTTTCGTTGATACTGTTTACCAGCATCGGTTTGTTAATCTTACGAAATGGTTTCCCAAACAAAGAAAAGGTAAGAGCATCTAGAATGGTACTCTTACCTGCGCCGTTTGATCCTATGATCAGATTAGTTTTGGATGCTCGTAAATCAACTTCACTAAAAACATTACCCGTCGAAAGAAAATTCTTCCAACGAATTTTTTTAAAAATAATCATTCTTTAGAATCATCAGGGGGAATTAAAAAATCGTCAGCAGTAATAATAGAAAATTTATGACCGCGTTCTTGACATACTGCTATTATAACATGGTCGTCAATATCCAAAATTTCCATAGGAGGGTAATCTTCATCATCCTCCAGCATCATGAGATATCTGTCTGCATCTTCTTCTTCCTGAAATATGGGGATTACTCTATCCTCATCATCATCGAAGATAGAGTAGACACCATCAGGTTGATTTTCTAAAGTTACAATAAACATAACTATGCAACGTTACAACTCTCAATATATAGAGATCTCATTAAACTCTTAAGATCAGATTTGTCTACGGTCATTTCCACCTCATCAATATACTCATTAAGAAGAGTGAGTGTATCTTTAGTAGAAACTTCAAGGTCTACCTGATCTTCAACATCAACTAAGGTCTCTACAATTTTTACATCGTGGACTCCTACGTTGTAAAGACGATCAACTAATGTTTCAAACATTTGGTAGTCTCGTTTTTCATTGACAACGATCTTGATGAACTTGTCTTTATAACTAGACACATCTTGTTTGTTGTAGTCCGCACTGGTATCGTCATAGAAAATTTTGTCGAAGATTTCATATGGATTTGCGACAAACTTAAGTCGATCACTTTCAGTATCGTAGATATGGAAACCACGAGCATCTTTATAATCATTCCAATACATCTGGTAAGGATTACCTAGGTATTGAACGTTGCCTTTTTTAGATTTGTGGTGATAGTGTCCAGACCATACACGTTTGAAACGATGGAATAAACCAGCATCCATACCATGATCCATCTTCATACCTGGAGTAATCTCAAATCCAGAAAGTTCTAGATGTCCACAGCAGATATCTGCTTCACTAGTATTAAGAAAATTTGTTACTTCTTCTAGGTTTTCTTTATTGATCCATGGAAGCATCAAAAACTTTTTGTTCCCAAGTTTTAGATGCTTGGGTTCAGAATAGATTGTGATGTTGTGATACTTTTCAAGTAAAAGTTCTGGTGAGTTAATGCGGTTGGTGTTCTTGTAGTAAGTGCAATGATTACCAAGCAACATGTGAACGTTATACTTTGCTAGTTTCTCGAAGTAATTTTCACGAACACGATGATAGGTATTAAAGTCCATAGACTTTCTATTATCAAATGTGTCGCCAAGATCAATGACGGTATCGATACCTTCTTTTTCAAGAGTTGGGAAAAAGATATTATCATAGAATTGTTGCCAGTAGTTCCAAAACGCTAGAGAACCTTTGCGTCCATCAAGATGTTGATCTGTAATTAAAGCAATCTTCATAACTTACCGCTCACTGTCCCATCGTATCGTGCTGAGTATTTGCAGTTAGCCCAGTTGGTAGCGACACCTTCCAAGTGGAATGGCGTTCCTTCCATGACAGATTCCCTCGTACCGCCTGTGACGATTCCCTCGCCATCCTCACCAAAACTAGACCACGTTCCAAACTGTTTCTTTTCAACACGGAATTTTCCATAGGGAGTTTCATACCATTCATAATTCATCGGTTCATTCTTGTCTCAATGTTTTCTTTGATACTACCCATGTCAGAGTAAGAAGCGTTCATACCAGACATTGTACCGTCATAAGAATCGGTATGCATAACTTCGTCATGTCCAGATCTCTCTAGGATCTTGCCCTTGATCTCTAGTTGCTTTTTCTCTTTCTGAATACGACGTAAGAAAGCGTAATAGATAATCTGGGTGAAGTAAGCAAACGGGTTCTGAGATTTCTCTGGATTGAAGTTGTCAATATACTGCAAGCAGTTCTCAATACCATCACAGATCATGTCCTCACGGAACATGTAGTTGACAAAGTTTGGTTTGTATGATAGATGTGTAGCGATCTTAAGGAAACACCCACCAATATAATTATTGACCATGGGTTTAGGTTTACCCAATTCTTTTGCTCTAATAACTTTATCTCGATACTCAGTAATAGCAGCGAGAAACTCCTTGTTATTAACGTAGTATTCGGTTTGCTTTCTTTTTGCCATTACTGTGTATGCCACGGTTTGCCTTACATTATCATAATATTAAGTATACCACTTTATTCGATTATTGTCAAAGCTTGACAGATCCTCATAAACTCAGTAGAATAACTATGTCAGAGTTCAGAAGGGTTGTAGTTCTTAGCTTTTATTAAATAGATCTTCTAAAGATTTTTTCATTTCTTTTACTGATCCTAGGTATCCAGATCCCCTAGGTAATTTATTACCCTTTCCTGCTAGAGACTTTCCAGTCTCCATACGGAGAAGAGTTTTTTCATAGAAGTCTACAATCTCACCTTCAATCTCAACCATAGTTAATACATGATCTTTGTTGATAACAAACATATTATCAAACGTAGCAGAGATCCATTCTTTTAAACAAAAACCTGATACTTCTAACTGACCTTTTCTTTGTTTAGAGTTCTCAACTATAAGAGGTCTCTCTAACATAACCTTGTTTTCTTCAGTAAGATAACATACTTTAGATACTAACTCTTCGCCGGATACTAATTTAATAGTTGCATAGAATTCTTCTTCCATATTTAATTTGCTCTAAGGTTTACTTTTATAACCTCATACTTAAAATTCTCTTCATTGTAAATGTTAACTCTTTCATTCAAATGTCTAAGGGTATAGTTCTGACCGCCAATGTCATCAGCTATATCGTATAAGGTTGCTATATCTTTTCCTTCGCCTTTCCTGAGGACACGTCCGATGGACTGGAGGTTGCGAATGCGCGACTTACTTGGGGAAGCAAAAATAATATTGTGTAATCGTTTGATGTTAATCCCTGTAGAGAATGTGCCGTAAGAAGCAATGATTACAGCATTGTTCTCGGTTTCAGTAAGTTGTCGGACTTGTTCTCTATCTTCTACATCAGTACCACCGTGAACAAAAAATACTTTTCGCTCGGGGTCTATGGTGCTATTTATCAATTCCAGAAGTGGTTCACCGTGCTTCTCGATATAGTTAAATAACACAAGAGTGTTTCCTTCAATATCTTTTACTAAATTTTTAATCAAATTATTTCTACCACGATGTTCTACTAGGTAATCAATCTCCTCGTGATATGATTCAAAGTGTTGCGGGGCATGTTTACAAAGTAAGATTTTGATCCTAAATTTAGAAAGATAACCTTCCTTAATTAAACTGTCTGTTTTAGTAACTTGTTCGCAATCACCAAACAATCCTTCCAACACCCACTTGTGAGTTTTACTCCCGTCTAGAGTTCCAGTAAAACCAAACCTATACTTTGCGTTATGCAACTTAGTCATGATTCCTGTGAGGGACTTCGACTTAAATAGGTGTGCCTCATCACCGATAACACAATCAATATCATCAAAGTATCTTTTTGGAAACTTGTAGATGGATTGCCAAGTGGAAATAACAATTGGTTTGTCTGTATTTTTATCTTTGCCCGAATATATCTTATGCACATGGTCGTCCGCATTCCACCCGTAGTCATTAAAGTCATTGACCATCTGTTCCACCAGGGACGTAGTAGGAACGATGATGAGCGTTTTCTTGTTGGTAGCAGTATAGTATCTGACGAGGGAATAGATCATCAAACTCTTTCCGCTGCCCGTAGGAGAAAGTAAGAGCTTTCTATTATTTTTAATTGCTTCGTAAACAGCACGATACTGATAAACCCTTGGTTTGATTTCAGATCGTGTAATTTTATTCATAAATGTTTCAATGCCTGCGTATGAAACAAAGTCATTAGTTTCTCTGACTTCTCCATACCAGTCATTCATTTCATATTCAACTTTATATTGTCGCTCGTCAGCCCACACCTGCAGGTGCTTCATTAGACCACCATAAAGGTCGCCCGTACCAGGAGAGTACAGACGAATAGTTCCATCCCAGTATTTGTATCTGGGGTTCTTCTTCAGGAACTTTGCTTCGGGAACTTCAAACGAAAAATAATCTGAGAGCTCCTGATGTACATGTGGCTCAGCAGATTGAATGGTAACGTATACTTCGTTTTTCTTTTTAATACTGAGGGTGGTCATCATTGTCCATTAACGAATTTCTCCCACTCAATGGCACTCTTGACCTGAAAACCTCTATTAGAAATTTGACGCATGACTTGATCCAACCAGTAAAGCATCTGGTCTAGATATTTGATCTTCGCCTCAAGGTTGATGATCTCCTCATCTGCCTCAAGGTAAGTTCTCATTTTTTCCGAAGTCTTAATGCTTGATCCGAATGGTTTAGCAGCGTAGGTCTTAGCGTCTGCTTCGCCTGAGTAATACTCACGCTTATTCTTTACCAGTTTGCGGGTCTCAAATTCCAGCGAAGTCTTGATCTGCTGAATGTCAGTGTAATGGTTTAAGTATTTATTATGTTGGAAAGGGATCGATAATGCGAGTTGCCCTAGATCCGTGGTATACTGTTTGTTCTTAAATTGAAAGTCAACTGCAGAATCTTCTGTCCAGTCTTCTCTTAGTTTATCAAATTTATTACGAAGGGTTTCAAAATTCATAGAGGTTGTAAGTTTTTATCACGAATGAAGAACTGTTGATGCTTGAATGTAATTTCAGCAGTAATGTATTCTACATCTGTTATTGTAGCATCAAATTGCAAACCTGATAGTGATACAGGAAATATGTTTCTAAATTCTACAACAAATGCTGGATTGTATTGTGAAGTAACAATATGCAATTGAGCGTTAGTATAGATATCTGATTCTTTTGTAGTGCGTTGCATCTGATCTGCATTACCGTTATCACGTATCCATTTATGAATACTATTATAATTTTTTAAATCTTCATCAACAATAAAAGATACAGAAAAATCCCCAAACGCTACTCCGCCAGAAGGAACAATAGGTAAGTTCCTGAAAGGACTTACTACTTCCGTAGTTGGCATTGTAATGTCGGGGACATTTGCTCTTTGACAAAAGAAATCTACTCCTTCAAATTTTTCTAATTTGAGGAGATAACCAATAGGGTTCAAGAAATTCCTGTTAGTAGGTTGTTCCTTATACCAATTAGCAGACATGTCAACTTCCCAAGCTGATACTATTTATCCTCGTTATACCAGAAGTCTTCCCAGTCTTTTTGTGAGTCAGTTACGTCTTCTATTGTGTTATTATTCATTGTGCGTATTCATTAATTATATCTAATATCTTATCTAGTGAATCATGAGCTCCGTCATACCACTGACCTGTCATACCAGGATTTGTTTCTTTATCATACAGTTCAGTTTTTAATCTATACACCTTTGCAAGCATATCTGTTTTGTGTAAGCGACCACGAGGCATAATGATAAAGTATTACTAGTTCTATTTAAGCACAAAAAAAGGGACCCCGCAGGGTCCCTGTGTTGATTTCGTGATAACCGATATCAGGCGAGGTTCGCAACGCGAACACGTCTGTAGTACTGGTTCTTAGAAGCGGTGAGTGCTTCAGCATCAGGTGTGCCTGCAGACGACTCAACGAAAGGATTGCTGACCATGCCGTAGCGGGTCTTGAAACCAATCTTAGGTTGGAAGGTCTGAGGATCGATGCTGCGGAGCATCTGGAGGGGAACGTAGGGGCAGTAGAATAGTCCTGCGTCATAAGGGGAAGAACCCTTATAACCAACTACGTAGTAGTGGGTGTTAGAAACGTTAGCAGAGTAAGGATCAACATAGACCTTAATGCGACCGTTCATGGTGCCGACTAGAAGGTTTCCGGTGTCATCAACATCACCGATGGAAGGACCACCAGCACCAGTTAGACCTGAGGAATAGTCGAGTGTGCCAGACATGGCAAGAGCAGAAGCAACGTCAGCAGAAGTGACGATGAAGTTGCCCTTTCCTCTACGAGTCTCTTGTGCGATAGCGTTAGCATCGCGCTCGATTTGGAACATAAGTCCTTTGAACTTCTCAACCGACCAACGACCGTTGCTGTCAACGTCGAGGTCAAATACACCAGCGTTAGCAACGTTGTTCTGAGCACCAGGCTTAGCAACGGTGTAAACGGTACGAACAACCTCACGGTTGATCTCAGCAAGGATTTCGCTAGACAATAGGTTAGCGAGTTCCTGCTCTGCATCAAGACCGTGGATTGCCTTAAGGTCTTGTGCCAATTCTAGAGTGTACTCAGCGCGAAGAGCTCTGGTCTTAGCAGTGACCGCAGTCTTCTCGATGCTGAAGTCCATTTCGTTGAACAAGGTCGAACCCGATCCAAGAACTTCTGCTGTTTCTCTAGCAATGTTGCCTGCTTGGCGCTCGTAGTTAGCAGCAGTTGTGCCGCCGCCAGTGGCGTCGTTAAGCAGACCAGGGTTAGCATCAGTCGTGCCGCCATCGCCAAGAGGAGATACGGGATCGTTGTATGCACCAGGACCCTGTGTGTTTCCAGAGAAGTTGGTGTCAGGCTCGTTGTAGAGTGCCTCAGCGCCAGCTCTGGTGTTGTAGTGGCTCTTCATTGCGAAGATAAGTCCAGTAGGACCGCTCATGGGTTGAACGCCACAGATGTCGTATGCAACCAAGTTAGGTGCTGCACGACGGATAAGGTTGATCATTACAGGATCGAAACCTGCAAGTCCACCAGTCTTGGTGGTTAGACCAGAACCACCTAGTGCTTGTCCACCAGCTGCGCTGATAGCTCCAACAGTACTAGCTTCGTTCATCATACCACGCTCTTCGCGTAGTTGATTTTCTGTGTTTTCTAACAGAACAGCGGTAACAGCCTTTCTATAGTTGTCTTTGATGGCACCAGCGCCTTCATGACTTAGAACAGGAGACCACTTTTCGGTTAGAGCTTTTGAATTAAACATTTGTTTGCTCTTGTTTGAAAAATGTGGGGTTTATTATTAGGACCAGCGATCAAGTGCTTTCAGATACTGCGCCATTACTGGGTTAGAATCATCTACACCTTCGACTGGGGATTCATCAACAACTTCCGTTGGGGTAGCGATTGACTCTTTGAAGTAAGACTCCTTGATGGTCGTAACCTTCTTGGAGAATGACTCTTCCGAGACAAACTCTAGACCCTCAGCAAGTGCTGCGAGTTTTTCTTTCTGAGTATCTGCTAGTCCTTCTGACACGGTGGACAGAATATTGAGTTTGGCAGACTCATTAAGACGATTTTGTAATTTCACGTTTGCTTTGACCTGTTCGTCAAGGCGGGTTTCCATTTCACGAATTGATTCGGCCATACCTTCTACAACATCGACTTTCTCGTCGGGAATAGAAATGTAGTGCTCTTCAAAGAGACCCTTCAAACCTGCGATGAAGTCTGTAGTGATCTCATTTCTGATTCCACGGTCAATAGCAACTTGGTTTTGCTCCATCCATTGACCGATGGCATAGGACACTGTGCCGTCTACTTCCTCGGAAAGTTCTGCCTTAGCAGATGATACGTGCTTATCGAGTTCAGCAGCAAAGTGCTCTACAAGTTTGTCATACTCCTCAGAGATTTTCGCTTTGACAGCAGCCTCAAAAATGACTTTTGCTTTCTCAGCGAACTCTTCAGAGAGTTCTGTGCCTTCTACTAGAGCGGCAACATCAGCGGAAACATCAAGTTCTTCAAAGGAAGGCTTGATGGGGTAAGTAACAGCAGGTCCAGTACTAGTCGCGTATGCAACATCAGCACCAACGGTAGGCATAGCGTCAGGACTACCGGCACGCTGTTGGGGATCTCCAGATACTTGCGAAATAGGTGCTGCCGCTTTAGCGCCAGGATTCTCTTCGCCATCATCATCATCCTCATTAGGAGCGGTGGAAGTTCCACCTAAATCTGCAGCAGCAGATTGTCCAGGAGCAACACCTGGTTGAACTGAAGGCATAGGATCCTTGCCGCCAGAACCAGTCTGCGCGTCAGAAACCTGAGAGGGTTCGCTACCAGCACCGGGGATAATGTTAGCAGAAACTGTTGGCATTGGATCGCCAGCTTCTACAATCACCTTTTGCTCGGTAACGAACTCCTCAAATTTTTCATTTAACATATCTGACATTTGAGATTACCTCGTAATTTTCCGTAAATAATTAATCTAAGTTTATTTATAAATCAAAGCTTTCCGAGGAAATCCTCAAACACCTTGAGTGTTCTCTCTTCTAACTCACGACGCGGAGCGCCATTGATATAACGTTGGTATTTATCAACTTTTGATTCCTTGAGAATACCGTTGTCCCATACCCATTCTTTACCTTCCATGATGCCATTAACAAATGCATCAGGAGCAGAAGGATCTGCTACAATATCAGCAGCAGTTGTAAGCATGAAGTCATCGCGAACTACTGAAGTATCTTCACGCTTTTCGATGCTTCCCATACCACGGGATGAAACACCTAACTGAACTCCTTCGCCAAGTAAAGACTTAGCAATCTGTCCCATAGGTGTATCAAGAATTTGTGCCTTACCAATGAAGTTATTTCCTTCAGCGCGAAGACTTGTAATTCTATGTGATACTCTATCAAGATTGATAGTAGGACCATCAGGATGACCGAGTTCACCTAGAGCACGCTTTGATTTTACATACTCTTCGTTGTATCTCTCAACTTCATTGTTGAGAACATCGAAAGGATACATGCGACCATTACGGTTCTTTAGTTCTGACTGTAAAAATACTCCTTCAATATAAAGAAGTTTCTTTCCGTCTCTTTCCTCAGTAAGGATTTTGACGTTTTCAATCGTTTCCGTTATCAGTTTCATCGGGTTCTTCCGTTTCTGTGGGTTCGTCAAAGAATGTATTCGCGGCAACCTGCTTGTATGTTGCCATAGCATCAGATGCTTTAGCAAAAAGTAGATCATGAATAGCATCAATAGCAGATGCCCTGTCGTTGTCGCTGATCTTATCAACGATATTTACCACGCCAGGTTCAGGGTTATGTTGTTCCATAATAAGTATTCTGTATAATTTATTTATTATTTGTAGAAGGTGAAGGCATTGACTTTGCTTTTTTCACTTCTCTTTCCGACGCAGCATCCGCAGCAAGTTCTTGTCTTTCTGCTGCATCTTGCGCTTGCTGATCCTGAATTTCAGGAGCAAGGGCAGTGTTTGCTGCTGTCATTTGATCCATAGCATTTGTTTCTGCTGGATCAATAGAGATACCAGAAGCAATCTCTGCTTTTATCTGCTTATCAATATCCTTGTATTCTGTATCTTTTTGATTTAGAACATGACGACGGATATATTCAACAGAGAAATACTTACCAACAAAAGGATCCATCTGACTTACAGTCATCATCCTCTGGTTCATCATTTCAATTTCTTTTAGTTCATTGAAATGATTGTCGAAGAGATAGTCATACTGGATATGCTCCTTCATATCATCCCAGTCTTCAGGAGAAATTACTCCTTTAAGAATGAGTTGAGTCTTGAGCATGTCGTGGAACATCTCAGAGAATCTTTTACGGAGACGACCAATGAACTTTGTAAACTTAAGTTCATCGCGAAGAACCTCAGTAGTTTTACCAAGATTAAATCCTTTGCTATCGTCAGTAAGACGTGAAGGTGGTAGGTTCAGTGAGTTGTATAGTTTCTTTTTGAAATACTCAACATCCTTGAGCTCACCTAGGTTCTGTCCTCCAGGCAACGTAGTAATTTCAGTACCACGTCCACCCTCTCTACGAGGCAACCAGAAATCCTCAAGCATACTCATGTGCTTTTTGTCGTCACGCATTTCACCAGTATTTGCGTCATACACTAGCTTATTACGATAGCGACTCATAACATCACGAAGATATTGTTCCGCTTTTACCTTAGGTAGATTGCCAACATCGATGTAGAAAATTCTACGCTCAGGTGCGCGTGATAATCTGTAGATAACAATTGAATCTTCAATCATTCTTAATTGATTGAGAGTCTTGATTGCCTTGTGTAGGAAACCAAGAGTCATTCTTTTGTTTAAATCTTGTAGTCCAGAGGGACAGAATGTAATTGAATCAGTTGCCATCTTGACACCCTGAGACAAAGACATATCTCCAATCGGTCCTAGAGCACCACCTTTATAGAAACCTTTTGGGTTGTAAAGATAGTAATCAATAAATGTTCCATATTCATACTCAAGCGCCGTGCCTTTGATTGCTGCTTTCGCTAGAGAATCTTTTGGAGTATTGTCAATTTTTTGACGAACTTTCTTGATCTTCATCGGATCAATATAACGAAGTTCTGTAATACCTTTTTTGGGATTATCTAAATCGATAACCTTATGATAAAATAAACGTCCATCAATATACCAAGTTCGGACAATCTCATGTGCTCGATTGTCGAAGTTTAAAAGTCTTTTGATATACTCAAACTCATTACGAATTTTAGTTTTAACACCAGCACCAACACCTAGATTATCTAAGTTAATTTCTACGGGAGAATCGTAAGCATCACTTACGATAAACTCGTTCACAACTTCATCTACAGCACTATCCACTTCTGGGTGAATTGCCATATCGCGATAACGACGGATCATCTCATACTCATTACGAGCTTGATTATCCGTATCTACATACGTTCCATAATACCCACCAGCGGCTACTGCAACTGGATCTTCAGCAGAAGGAGGGACAGGAGATTGACCTCGCTGCCCCTCTTTTCTGTTAATTTGGAAGCCAAATAACTGACTCATGATTATCTATTCAACTTGTGCGCTTCCAACTATTTATCAGACCACAGACTTAGCAGATGCAGTGCCCTTGACATTAGCGGAACCAGAGGTCTCGCTATTTTCCTTCTGCGCGGTGAAGAAGGAATACTGCCATTCAACTGTAAACTCTTCAATCTGATCGTTGCTATCATAAGCAAGATCAATTTGAGAGATGTTGGTTGGGAAGCAATGATGGAGTTTGTAAGTTCTGATTGCAGAACCACCTTCCTTATCATCTTTCTCTAGTTGAGTAACATAGAGACTTGCCATGTATCCAGTGCTTGCAGTATCAGGTAGGAACCTAGGAGCAGTATTTGCTTCATGGGTGTTAAGTTGATTTGCCCACTCTTCAAATAGACCACGGAGTTCCATGTTCTTATCATTGAAGAAGGTTGCAGACCATGTATCGAAGGTGCGATCACCTGCGATTTTAACTGTTCTACCACGGAAAGGAACTTCAATAACACCCAAGTTAGAACCTGGAAGTGCTGCTGACTTACAAAGAATATTTGAAAGATCAGTTCCTAGTGCTGTAGATGAACCACCTAATTCATCTGGGAATTTGATGTCAACCAAGAACATATTGGGCTTGACACCTTGCCCAATTGTCTGAAGAAATTGACTTACGTTTGACGTTGCCATTGTTGTTTACCTCGTTATGTTTTATCTAGTATCGATCAACCTCTACCAACTACTTCCTCAAAAGAAACACCCGTCTTCGTAGCAGTCACTGTGACAGTTACGTAGTTAATAGAGCGGGTGGGCTTGAGGTATAGTTCAGCAACGAATTCGTTCCTGTCGATAACTTCAGGAGTGTTGTTTGTTCCATCGCAAACAACTAGATAATCTGTTACGCCTCTACGTGCTTGAATCTCAGAGAGATAAGAAGCAATAGAAGAATTGAAATTAGAACGTGTTACAGCATCATTCTGCTCAAAGATTACGCTTTCTGCAAGAGCTCTTGCTCTCTTCTCAACATTAAGGAAGAGACGGCGAACGTTGATACGATCGAATGCAGAAGGTGAAGCAAGACCAGTCTTATCTCCAAAGAGAACAGGACCAGAACCAGGGAATGAAACGATTGGGTTGATTCTATTTGTATAGAGATCATCGCGTTGTGCTTTGTTGGGATTGAATGCCAACTTAACAACGTTTTGCAAACCACCACGGTTTAGACCTGCTGGTGAGAACCAGTCATCTAAAACTGCAGAAGTTGAAACACACAAACCAGCAACATCACCATTACAACCAACATAACGATACTTGTCGTTAAAGCGATCGTATGTATACTTAACACCACTGTCTAGAACAACATAGGAACTAGAACCAATGTTTTCAAAGAAGTCTAGTGTATTTGTTAGTTGTTGTGCTGGAGTTAATGCACTACCACCAGAGGTTGCAATTTGAGCACCCGTCCATGGTGAGATAAATGCAACACAATCTTTTCTGCTATTAGCAACAGCAGCAACAGAAGATGCTTTAGCAATTGTGTCTGTTTCGTCAGCAGCATCGCCACCCATAAGAACAAAATCAACTTCCGTTGCTTCTGTATCTAAGAATAGATCGTATGCAGCACCAACTTCGCCAGCAGTATATGCATAGTCATCAGTACCACCAGAAAGAGCTCCACCTGCAGTAGGAAGAATTCTTGCTAATACTAATGGAGCACCAGCAGTAGCACCATAGGATGCAGCAGCTGCACCAGGATCTTCTCCGGCAGTTGTAACTTCCGATGCGCTTAGAGCAACACCAGCGTAGATATAACCAGAATACTGATTTACATAATCCTTCCAGTAAGTTGAATTACCTTCGGGAGACTTACCATCGGTAAGTTTGGAGAGATATGTCATTCTCTCAAGAACTGTATTAGTTGCAGTATCAATTACAGCAACATGCACTTCGTCATATGATAAGAAACGCTCTGCAGCATAAGCACTAGTGCCTGGACGAGGAGCAATTGATTTGAATGTCAAACCAGTTGCGCCAATCTGACGTGCGTTCCAATCGGATGCTGAATATACAACAGCGGTATCTCCTGCAGCAGGAGTTGGAGCAGCACTTCCTTTGATAATTCTGAAACTGTTAGCGCCATTTAGTTCATAAACTTCGTGTGCTACAGCAGCATCATCGGTGTATGTGCCACCAACTGCTAGACCATGACCGGTTTTGTTGATGGTGTAATCGGGACCTCTGTCTACGATAACAACACTAAGGTTGTTTCCATCTGCACCTGCATCTCTAGCAGCAAATTTTTCTGAAGTTACTCCAGCATCAAATGCATCCTTATCAGAAATAAGAACACCAGTGCCAGATTCTGTTGCGTTAACAACTGCAGTTGCTGCACGAACAACTGATAGTCTTCCACCATAACGGAGGAATTCTGAAGCGACCAACCAATCAGTGGCATTAGCCTCAGATGGTGCTCCAAATGTGTCGATTAGTTCCCTTTCGGTACTAACGTTTGTAATTTTGCCTACGGGTCCTTTGCGGAATGAGGAAGCAATAGCGCCAGTAATAGCTACATCGCCTACAACAACTGCATTGGACAAATCACTCTCTCTAATAACAACACCAGGCGAGACTTGACTTGCCATGTTTTTACCTCTTAGATATCAAATTTATCTAAATCTATTTAGATTTTTGAATGCTTCAGAGGTGGTGAACTGTGCATGAACTACCAATCTGGATATCCCCAATCTTGAAACGGATCTCTTCTTTTCCTAGATTCCATTACCCTTTTGACAGTACACTCCTTACATTCATATGCATATGCTGATGGATGTCCTTTCTTAGTTTTTCTAGTAAGATAAAAATCTTCTATAAGATCTTTTTTAATTCCACATGATCTACATTTTCTTTCTTTAAACAGTAAGTGTTCTAATGAAAATTGGTCTTCAATATTCATCAGTAGTTCCACATGTATCCGACTTCTTCTTGCTTGTCTCCATACTCCCAGAGATTACCATCTCCATCAACAAAGGTATCATCACCCATACCGTCATCAAGGAAACCAAATGGAGCCATGTCCTGTTCTATTTGATTACGTTGTTCGTCATAGATTCTTCTTCGGATATCCTGATCTGTCATCTCCTTAAAGTATTCCTGCATGACTAACCATGCGAAGAGAACCATACACATTACAAGGTCATCATGGTATCCTTCATCTGCTTCCCATGCTTGCTTCTTTTGTACGAACGTAGTAAGTTCTTGAAAGATCTGGAAATCGTTGAATATTAATTTGTCTTCTTCAATAATAGCTTTGAGATTAGAGCAACCGATCTTCTTGACCGTTACACTCATCTTAACTCCTAGTTGGGTTTTTGATCCCGAGAATCCTTGACCCACAACTTGACCCGCTCTACCACGCATTGCACACATAAGTACATTAGGGTATTCAAGATCATAATTGAGAGTAGCAGCAATAGAATCTCCAATGTCATTTACTTCTACCAAAACGTATGGGTTATTATATTCTTTACAAATTTGAAAAATTACCGAGGGAAACAGTATAGGTTTAATCTCATTATTTCTGTACTTTGCAACGATCTTATACGGCATCGTGGTGATATCAAACACGAGGAAAGCAGAATAGTCGCCACCAATTCCCCTGGCAACATCGACAGTAATAATATATTCGTGATCCTTTTCGACTCTCTCATAGATATCAAGTCCAGCATTTGATTTAATTGGGTCTGCGAATGGGATAGTTTGTAACTTTGCTGGACTAATCAAAGTATCAGCAGATCCAAGGAAGTCGCATTCAAACTCTTGTGCGAACTGTCTTGGAGATGTGTTTTTAATTGTCTCTTCTTTCCACTTAGCATCTCTGCCAGGAACTTGAGACCAGTGAACTTCGTTTGTAGTATAATCATTCTTACCTCTCCTAGCATCCTCCCACATCTTGTAGAAGTGATTCATGCCATTAGGCGTAGAGATAATAATTACTTTCGTTGATTTACCAGAAGTAATAGTAGGATAAACAGAGGCAAAGAATTGCTCCGCAACATGGTTTGGAACGAATGCGAACTCATCGAGGAAGAGAATGTTAAACGACATGCCTCGGACAGCACTCGCAGATGTAGAAGCTGCCAATATCTTACTGCCATTTTCTAACTCCACATTACCTTTGTTCCATACCAATACACCATGCTGCATCCACTTTGGTAGATTCTCGTAAGCAAGTTGTAGTCTTCCTAGCAGTTCCCTAGCGGTAGATGCCTTGTTTGCAAGAATACCAATATTAACACTATCGTAAAAAATTGCGTAATAAAGAAGATAAGCGACAACCGTAGTAGACTTCCCTGTTTGTCTTGGGAGCTTTGCGATGTTGAATCTTGTCTCATGAAAATCACTCAAAATCTTTTTTTGAAAATCATACATCTCAAAAGGCACCAAACCTTCATCAAGAGAGATGATTTTTATATAGTTCATCGCAAAGTAAATGGGATCATTCTTACACTTGATCCACTCATCAATTTGCTTCTTTGTAAATTGTATTGGGGTCCCCGCCTTTTTCAGGTTGGGATTACCCAAATATACATCAGTACCAGTTGCCAAAACAAAAACCTAGTTCACCACTAGTATTTAGAGATCTCCAAATTTATCATTTAGTTCATTGATAGAATCTTTTTTTCCTTTGATCATACCATCAATATATCCTGCGCGATATTCCCAGGTCTGTCCACCATCTTTTCCTTTTGATGGGTTGATGCAAGTATCATCACCTAGTTTATTACAAACCAAACCAGCAAGGTCTAGTTCACTTCTATCATATGATGCGGCTGTGCCACTAAACACATGTTTGCCGTTAATCCAAATAGCACCACATTTAGAACATTCTTTTCTCTCAAGTTTGAGATCCGACAGTTCTTTATAGTTGGTCATCTTTTAATTCCTTTATGAGTTTATTGTAATCAGGTAAATCCTTTATGAGTTGTTGTTCTAATCTGCGTTTCATCATAAACATTCTGAATTGAATCCACTGCCATCTGATCATAAGATCAACATAAGAAAATAGACGCATAGTTTCTTCCATGCCAGCATACGCTACCATGAGAATAATGACAGTGCCTATTACATATATGCCAAGCATAAAAATATTTCACTACAAACATTATATTATATGTAGTGAAAAAGAATGTATCGTTTGGCTACATTTTTATAAGTGTTGGTTTACACTCATTCTATTAACGTGCCATGTGCTCTACGGATCTCGCGTAGTTTCTCAAGGTTCATATCTTTGGTGCCTCCATCATAGGCATGAGCATATCCTTCAGTAATCATTTGCTCGTTAAGAGACAACTCTTCGTCTCCAATATACAACCAACCAAGAAGACGACCATACTTACCTTGACCACCAACTAACTCAGTTCTGACAGATAACTCGTCTTCACCAGCAATAGCACCTTCTAGTTTTTCTTTCATCCAGTTGGTAGCATCTAGTCCCAGAGCCTTTTCCTCAAGATTTCTCGTTCTCTTCTCTGGTGTATCAACTCCTGCAACTCTAACTCTTTCTTTCTTGTATAAATCAAACCCGAGGTCAATAGTGACATCGATAGTATCACCGTCAAGAACACGATTGATCTCCGTCACTCGGAAGTTGTAGCAGCTCTTCCTGCTCGGTGGTGTCATTGCTCCCATTTTCTAACTCTGCAAATGCTTGTCGTAGTATGTATACGACTACAAACAATGCTCCTGCAACAGCAAGTATTACACAGATAATTACAGACCACACAGGATCGTTAGCATTATCTAAAGGTCTTAATAATAAATTCATTTCTTAACGGACCAGGTAAGTTCCATTCCTATAGTGAGTAGTATCACAAATCCAAATACAAATACAGCACTCATAGTTCATTAAATTTATAATCTAGCATCATTCTGAAAAGAGAATCTCTCATTACCCATAGGTGCTCTTGTTCTTCTGCTGGTCGAGCAGGAAATCCTTCCCACATCTCTAACCTCTTTATCACACAATGGTGTAAAAGACGTATATCTTCTATTGTTAAATTAACAGTATAGTCTGGTTCCTTATTCATGTTTATGGAAAGGTTGCCAGTGTTCCCATCCATATTTATGAACTGCCCACATTCCTATGATAGGAACAAAGACTAAAATGGTTGAGAGGAATCCTAATCCGTATGGGTTATTTAATACAACCCCACAGAATCTAGCGAATTGTAACATCATACTGGATAAGCGTTATTGATTCCCCAGATAACAAAAAAAGTAATGCTACCTAAAATTACTAATGATGGTATTACTTTCATATCGTTTTTGCGTTTGTCCATAAGTCTCGGAAATAAAAATCGATACGGGTTAATGTTCCTTCTGGATGATTGTTATCAGAATTAGCCCATTGATAACTGAAATGCATCATCTCCATGGTGATATGACTTGTACCATACATTCTTGAGAATGCTGATAAAGCAAAGTTATATCGTTTTTTTAATTCGGGAGACCAGTTCATTATAGTCTCTCAATTTACGTGAACTACGCCAGTCATACCTGCGCCCTGGTGAGGACCACAGAAGAAGTTGTAGTCTCCTACATCAGCAAACACAACGTCTTGTGATTCTCCTGGAGCAAACAGCAATGCTTCTCTAGACAGGTCAGGACGTGCCTCAACAATAATATTGTGAGGAGGTAGTGATTCATTGATGAAGTGAACTGTGTCTCCTGCAGAAATTGTGATCTCATTCGGGGAGAATGCTAGGTTGCCATTAGCACCCATTGATACATCTACCGCCCACACGGGAGCAGCAAAAAATAACACAACCAGAAACGTGATTAGAGCTTTCATTTTGATACAGAATGTTGTTCTTTGTAAGTGTTGAGTTTTTGAATTAAATCGTTATACTCGTCCCACATGTATTCAGAACCTGTCTTCTCTTGATAGAGTTGGCAGGCTTTAACTAAACGTGTGATGTCGCTGTCGTTTAAACGCATTGTCATATCAGAACTCATAATATAATTATAGATTGTGTGAGTAAAATTGCTCTATTTTAACATACTTTTAACAAGTATGTCAGCAATTCCACTTACGTAGCGATTTGTTGATTCTGCTGTCCTTATCACTAGCAGTTTTTTTGCTGGTTAATTTCTTTTTCATGCCCTTCATTCGAGCGCAAAACGATGCGCGACGGGGGTTTCCAACCTTTTTGCTTGGTGCTTTAAGGTCAGATCCTGGATTTTCCTTTTCATAAGATCTTCGTCCCTTTTCATTGAGACCTCCTTCTTTGTTTTTGCCTGACTTTTTTGTCCAGGCTGCTTCTGTGGTGAGTTCAAAACTTTCTTTGGCAGTCCTCGCCGCCTTTTGAAAAGCATCCTTAGCGGGGTAGTCCTTACTACCTGACTTCGCTGGTGCTTCTCCTCGTTTTCGCTTTGCGTGAATGTTTGCATACAAACCACGCTTAGCTTCGCAGAGTTCTTTAAATTCTCTAAAATCTCTCATAACAACCGACGAGGTTTAACAAGATTATTTAGCGTTTACCCCCACTCATATCCTTAAGCATCTTCTGAAGCTCTGCTGTAGATCCTACAAACATAGCATTGTTGGTAATTTTTGATGGACCTTTCTTATCCTCGTCAAGATCCTTCATCTTCTTATGAAGATCAGCAAGTTTGTCTGTCATGTCTGCAACGTGCTTCATTGCCGCTACAGCGACTTCATACGCTCTAGGGTGCCCTGACTCCTGAGCGACCTCTAACGCCCCGTTGACCGCCTCCTGACCCTTGTCTATGAGGGAGTACAATTCAGTGCGTGTATATCTGTAATCTTTTTCACGATCTTCAGCATCAACCTTGGGTGGTTGTGGTTTGGATGGTTTAGATTCCTCAACAACTTCAGCACTAATGTTGAGGATTTCCTCCATGTTATCTTCTAGGTTACTCATAAGAATTCAATTCCTTCATTAAATCCAAAGTCATCGCCAGCATCAACTAGTGCATCATCATTTACATCGATAACGCCATCTGTATTAATGTCTACAACTGCTTTGGGTGTATATGTGCGTGTAATAGTTCTACGATTGACAGCAGCATCTCCAATAGTTTCATGGATAATTGCCTTCCTGATAATATTAGAAGTGCTGTAAGGACCGTAGAGGTATGACTTCATTGTAAAGTTAAGAGTGTAGTTAATGTATCTACGCTCCAGAAAACTATCATCCCACTCATCTTCGCTGCCAATATTGTTTAATACAATAGCAATATCTTTTTTCTCGTTCATATCTGGAATCATATTAAGAGTCACAGAAAATGATGGTTGAAAGTATGGCAAAATCTGCTCTAGAATTTGTAGAGCATCATCCTGAGACTTAGCAATAATTCCCGCTTCAAAACTTATATTATAAGGAACAGGAACATACTGCACTTTGACTTCATTACCATTATCAGCAATGATTGTTTTGTATTTTTGAATTGGTGATGTCTTACGGGAAGAATCGTATTCAACACCTGTCATCTCAAAGTATATACGAGGCAAAGTAATTGCTACTTTGCTGCTGCTAGCATTCTCTCCAATACGAACCAGGAACTTTTGTTTTGGTCCATAGGCAAGAGGAACTTTAATTTCCTCTAAAACTTCTCCTGTTTCAGGATCAGAACTCTTCATTGTAATATTATTGAAGAGTGTACCAAACGCAATAATGTTCTTGCGAACTATTTGATTATAAAAATGTGATCCTAACATTAGATGCTATCCGTAAAGTTGCCAAATTCACCGAATGGATTACCTTCAGTCCAGTCGATAATCTCATCACCAGAATCTTCGATCTGTCTATTCTGATCGTAGTTGCTGTTGGTATTATTTAGAGTGTCGAATGTCTCGGGACTCCACTTGGCACCTGAAGTTATACCAGTAATTACTTCAGCAGTAGTAAAGGTTCCTGTTCTATTGTAGACTTGAAGAGCTCTGGTTGCGCTATCCCAGGACTTGACTTCTGCTCTGTTATCTTTGGGTGAGTAATCAATTGTGATAGTAGGCGCAGAACTATAACCGCTCCCACCACTGGTGATAGCAATGCCGTTAACAATGCCAGTAGAGCTAACCGTTGTAGTAGCAGTTGCACCTGTTCCACCTCCTCCAGAAATAGTTACGGATGGTGGTGTAGCAACTTTATAATGTGCTCCACCATCTGAAATTGTAATACTTGAAACAGCATCGCCTGTAATAGCAGATGTTGCTTTTGCTAAGAACTCATCACCAACAATCTCTTCTCCAACTATAAAGTCTCCAGAACCACCAGGGTCCATGAATAGTTTAATTGCTGGATCAAATAGTTCTTCCACATCATCAATTTCTTCAACACCTGTCTCGAACGAATCACTACCAACCTCATAGATCTCAGCAGTGATAGCATAGAATTGGATCTTACCAAACTGGAAGAATGGTTCTTCCTTACCAACAAATTTAATCTCGTAGATATCTTTTGTTAGTGGGAAGTAAAGTAGATCTCCCTCGTTAGGTCTACTCTCAACAGTAATAGTAGGATTGTGATCTGCTACTTCTTGATCCCATCTTCTAGTAGATACTCTGAAGATAATCTCATCAGTAATCCTCAAACCAAACTTGGAGATAAACTCAGCATTGTCTCCAAATCCCATAACGTTTTGAAGCAACATCTCAATTTGAAAATGTTCTTGATACTTAGAGTATCTAACCTCATTAAGAGTGTTATCCTTTAGAGCTACTCTAGGAATATAGTATATGTCTGTTCCGAACAGTTTAATTTGTTCGTCCACAAGATCCTGTGCGAGACCTTGCTCGCCGCTATGACCTGCGTAGTAAGTTGGAAAATAGGGACTAGTAGGCATCTTATCCGATCATATCCATAGGTGGTAATGCATACTTACTGAGAACTTCGCTTTCGATTTTCTCAATTTCTGCCAGTGCGTCTGTGTATAGTTCTCTACCATTAAGGGTGATACCACCAGGTAGTTGAACGTTGTTATATTTAATCAAGTTTTGACCCCACTGTCTCTTCATGAGAGCAGCAGCATATTTCTTGACAAACATATCATTATTCATCTCTGTAGCATCTGTAGGATCAATCATCCTATGTGCCTCAATTACAAGATATCTATCTTTATTGAGGAATGATTTTTTGATGTCAAGATATAAACGATCACGACGTTGTGTATATCTAAATTGTTGGAATGCTCCATTATTCAGAATCATATCTAGAGTTTCTAGATACTGCTTATTCATGAAGTAGTTGACAATATCAAGAGATCCGAATGCATATAGATCATTCAGGAACATTTGATACTCAACACCAAAAAGATTAGATCTAATTGAGTTGCTGACTAGACCATAAACCTTACTGATACCAACAACATGATCTGGGATAGGAATATAATTAGTAGATTCTTCCCAGTCCGTTGTTCCTGATGATGTTGTCGCTTTACTATCAAAACGAGTTATGTCTTCGTCAGTAATTTTATGCCTTAGAAAACATCTCTCCATACCGTTGTAGCAGTTCTCTTGGAAGAACTGATACGTGTCATCAATAACATTATTTACTTGCTCGTCATCGATATTGACTTGTAATACAGGCTCACCAAGTTGCCTCTTACAATATGTGATAAGATCAGCTCTTGAATTTGGAGACGCCATTACACACAAAAAATCCCTTCTTACCTATTTAGGAAGAAGGGATCTGAGAGTTATTCTACTACTTCTGTGGGTGCTGCTTCTGCTTCTTCCTCAGGTTTGTCTTCTAGAAGACCTAGAGTTTCTAGACCTCCTTCTAACTTAATTTTATATTCTTTTGCTTTGACTAGATTTGCTTCGAGTTCAACAATTTGCTTTTCGGTTGTAGCAATTTGCTCTTCAAAGTTTGTCTTAAGTTGTGCGGGATCCATAGTGATCAAAAACGAATGATACAGTATTATTTATTAGTGCAACCAAAGTGTCCAAGAGTTAGTATAACGATATTCTCTATATGCATCAGTAGTTCCCCAAATAATTTGTGGTGGAGCTCCTGAAGTTCCTCTTTGATTTCCCCAGTCTAGTGGACCGATATTTTGTGAGTGGGAATTATTACCACTTGTTAGATTACCAGGGTCAATAATCAACATATCATTAGCGAATGAACCAGCAGTACCTGAATAGATAACTGCCCAATAACCAGATCCGTTGTTCTGATATGGACTGTTATTTACAATACCACTAAAGTTTTGAGTAAAGGCACCGAAGTCAGCAGTATCATTACCACCAGAAACATAAGATGCTTGGTACTGAACTTTGGTGTGTGCTGGTAGTGTAATTCTAATAGTTGATAGAGAGTTTCCACCACCGTGTGATTGGTTTCTGCCAATTCTATGAGTACCTTGACTGATAGTAGCATCACCAGTATTAGTTGTGTTGTTTGTGTTAAAAGCAGGCGTCATTGTTGATGGAGATCCATACTTTGTGTAAGAAATTGTGGAATTATTTGTTCCAAAAAATCCGTTATCAAATTTAATCCAACCTTGGTCTCCAGTTCCATAACGGTCGGTTTGATCATATTCCATTTCATAGACCTGACTACCGATTCTAATGAATACAGTAGCACCTGTATGTCCGGCAGCAAAAGCTTCTTTCGCAGACGTTGCTGGATTATCAATACTACTACCAACAACATCACCACCAACTAAGAGGACCCATTCGGATCCATCCCATACCTGCAAACCTTGGTCTGTGTCGGTATTGTAGATTAGGGCACCTGTTGTTGCAGATAGCGCGTTAGCTTGTGATGTTGTGTAAGATGGAATTGTCAAGGAAGTGCTGACATTCAATCTCGCGACATTTAATTGTGACATTTATTAAACACTCCAGAATTCTCCGTTGTAAACTGCTACTTTTCTTTTGTCTCTCACGTACATGATTTCACCAGTAACAGGTGAATAACCTTTTTCTTGATCATTTGCTACTCTTTCACTGGTTCCACCCCACACTGGAATAGAACACCACTGACTAGGAGAACAAGTTGCAACGGTTAAAGACGCCATCTCATTAATGAGTTATACGTGATTATTTATATCAATCCATAATGTACCATTCACCACCACTAGCAATAGTTACTGTTTTTCCACTAGCAATTTCAATGTCTCCAATACTAGAAGAAACAACATTTGCTGGAATAGTAACATCTTCGTTAATGTTAGTTCTTTGAATTTTAATAATTCCATAAGAATCTACCCACTGTGCTTGACCATTTGCCCAAAGGACATCTTGATTTTGACCACTTGAGTAAGTGCTGCCTTCAATATTTAAACCACCTTTGACGTGTAATTGATATGCAGGAGAAGCAACATCACCAATACCAACTTTAGAGTTTCTGTAGATGTTAGCACCAGAATCATTAGTAGATTTGGTCCATCTAGAAGTTACAAATTCCGCATTATCTTGGAATAACTGACCATCAATGTTCATATTTCCATTGATGTTTAAAATATAGTCTCTGTTTTCGTTTGGAGTTACTGTAGTATCAGTTCCAGAGAAACTATTGGTATTAATACCAACTCTATTATTTGTACCTTGAATTGCTAGTGCTGGAGGTAATGGATCAGGAGTTGCTAAACTCTTCCAATCATCAGCACCATTAGTTTCAGATGAGTAAATTTCAAATACATCAGCTCCTCCACCAATGTTGTTTCCAATACGGAATCCACGACCACCACCGTTGCCAGTACCACCACCTAAGAATTGAATATCTGCTTCTTGGTTTGAAGTTCCTTTCGCAATTCTTACACTATTAAGTGCGTGTGTAATATCACTGTAGATATTCTGCCATCTTACAGTATCACTACCTAAATCTTGGTCGCTATCAGCACCAGGAAGAATACTACCACCATTAGAAATCGTAAGTCGTGTTGCAGAAGTAGCAGTTGCTGTTCTGGTTCTGATAATTAGTTCGCCAACATTAGCACCTGTTCTATGTGTTGTGATACCCCATTGGGCGGCAGCAGAAGCACCGTGCTGTAATACAATACCAGATTCACCAGTATCTACTTGATTGAATACACTTGATTGATACAGTGTTGTTTGAGAAGATAATGCTGATCCTGTTGCAAACTCAGTATCTCCACTTGCAGTGTAAACATTAAATTTAACAGGATTTGATTCTGTAGTTTGACCAATTAAAACTCTATTATTTGTGGAATTAACATATAGAGTTCCACTATCAACAGTTAAATCTGCTCCTAATGTAGCATTACCACCAACATTGAGAGCACCAGTTCCCTGAATAGCAAGGTTATTATTACCAGTGATAGTCAAACCACCAGTCATGGTATCACCAGTTTTCAATACGTTGAGAGAAGCAGCACCAATAATACCAGCGGTAATTGTTCCAGCAGTAAAATTACCAGAGGTATCTCTCATCACAGCAGACTTAAGTGATGCTGTGGAAACTACATTACTAGAATTAAATGCGACATTACCTGCGTTCCAAATAATATTGCTATTAACTGTTAGTTCGTTTTCGTTAAGAACCTTAAATTCTAGACTACCAGATCCTTCAGTTACAGTACCACCAGTTGCAATAATAGCAGAGTTATAAGTAGGATCTCCATTATTGTCTACTGCTTGTGCTTGAGATGAATTAAAATAAACATATGGATCTGTAGCAGAAATTCCATCATATCTACCAAGTCTTAAATAACCAGTTCCAGAATTATTACCTAATTCTGCATATTGAACTGTGTTATCATCAAAAATTTCATACTGTTCAAACTCTCTTTCATCTCCAGCATAACCAAGATAAATTGCAGCTTCAATATTACCACCAGAACTAAGTCTTCCGGTAAGCATTGTATATGTATTGGAAGAATCATTTAAGTCAATATTTCGATCTGTTGCTGTAATCGTAAAATCACCAACACTTAGTTTATTAACATTATAAAGGTCAATTGTCTTAGTAGTTTCAAAATCTCCACCAGCACTTGTATCAAGGTTTTGTCTTACAAAAATTCTATAGAAAGTATCTGTTCCTCCATAAGAAGCAACTTCAATCTTATCTCTAAACTTAGTAGAACTTCTCCATGTTGGAAGTCTAGTTTCAAAAATTGTATTCTCTTTAATGTTCCAACCATCTTGATACCAGACACCTTCTTTGTTATCAAGTTTGTCGGAATCCATTCCAGAACTAACGCCTTGGTTTCCAGAAGTCCAAACTTCAAACCAAGAATTATAGTTTGATACACCATCACCCGATCCACGGAAGTAGATTCTATCGTCATTAGCAAATGCAAGTTGTCTTACACCACCATACGTAGCGTCTCCACCAGTCTCTCCATTACGGAGAGTCATTACTAAATGCTTGGCAGAGTTCTGGTTTCCAGTATCTACACTTGGATATGCTGATAATAGACCATTAGAACTATTAAACAAAGTCTGTAGTGTCAGACCTTGGATAGATTCACTTGGGGAGGGGTTTGCATTTGGGTTGCTGATACCAGTATCAACACGAAGTGTATTGGTAGATCTACCACTAATATCAATACCATATGTTCCACTAGCAAGTTTATCTGGATTAATACTACTATCAACGAAGAAAGCACCATTTAGATAATAAGAACCCTGTTGACCATCTAGTAAATCAGCATCAAGTCCACTATCAGGACCCATCTTGATAGAAACAGATCCGTTTCCTTCAGTGCCAATATTAAACTGAGATTTTTTGTATCTAGAAACACCAATTGTTCCAAATAGATCTTGTGAGATTGTTAGATCAGAAACTCTTTGAATATCAAGAGAGATGTTGGCAAATTGTTTTTGTGTAGTTGCTACTTTTGCTAGTAAAACTAAATTAGAACCAGAACCAATTACTGACGGGTTTGGAGTAATTTGGAAATCTTGAGTAAAACCACTTCCAGCATTTGTTACAGTAACTGTTGTGACTTCACCTGATCGTCCGTCCTCACCAACAATAATATTTACTCGCAGATCATTGCCGTTAATTCCTGCAGGTGCATCTAATGCCACATCAAAGTATTGACCATCAGTAAATCCAGTGCCTGGATTTGCAATTACAACAGAATCAATAAATTCTCCTCCAGTATTAGTAGAATCAAAAACAAGTGGAGAAGCACCACGACCAAATTCAATGACAGTTCCTGCTGGAATATTGGCATCAATAGGATTATTGAAAGAAACCGTTGTTAGACCAGCAACTACAGTAACACCATTAACGGTAGTGTCTGCTACCACTCCCGCTACATTATCGGAAATTGTATTTCCTTTGAGAACTCCAGATAATCCTTGGAAAATAAATGAATTTGAACCTAAAGATGCTTGTGCAAACAATCTTGCAAAGTATCTTGTTTCTGCTCCTTTTAAAGATTGAACGGTTTTTGCATATCTCTGGTCTCCTCTTAAGAAGGAGAAGGAGTTTGCCGCTTCTGAACCTAATAAGGTTGTGGAAATAACACCAGGACCAGTAAGAGATCCAACACCAACTGCTTCACTACTTAGTGATACCCAGTTGCTAACAATATTTGATGATGTATTAACAACTCGGAGAATATTAATTGTATTTGTAGGACTATCGTTATCGGTAAAAGTATCAGTATCAAGTATCTTGATAGCATTGACAATATTACCATATAATCTACTTTCAATAAATCCATCAGCAGTTGCTTGTGTGCCAGCTCCTGGAGGTGCTGGGATATCAATTGATGGTTGTGTAGTATACCCAAACCCACCAACAAAACCTGCATTTTCTGTGATTGTTACAGTAACAACTTCGCCATTAGCAATAGTACAAGTTGCTGTTGCTGGTACAGCACCAGCTGATGGATTACCACCAGTTATAGATACAGTTGGAGGAACAGTATATCCAGAACCACCATTAGTAATATTAATCTTATGTAATACACCTTCTCTATACTCGGTGGATTGAATCCTACCTGTAGAAGGAGTACCTGCAAACACCTCACCAATATTAAATACTAATGATGGATCTACAGCAAATCCAAGGAACAGACTGGATAAATCATTATTTAAAATGAACGATTGTGGTGATCCATCTACAACATCACTATTATCTTGAATAGCAATATCTCCAGCAAGTGCTCCTTCGATAGAAAGTCTTTCTGTTTCATTTACGACAGTGAAAATACTAAATGGTCTTAATGCTGGGATTTGATCAAGAGAGATCTTACCAGAATCTGTAAGTTCAACCAGTGCTCTAGGAACAGCATTCGTAGAATATGGTTTGTTAATGTATGGACCAAGAGAGTTTGTGATATAATCTTTGACTGCCTTCTGTGTAGGTAGTTTGGAGTCAGTGGCATTAGCACCACCAAGAGTATTCGAGTTATCGAATCCAGTAACAACAACATCACCACCTTTTAATTTCAAGAATTCAACTTCTGAGATGGTAACTGTACCCGTGAAGGTAATATTACCAGTTCTGTTTTCAATTCTCGCAAATGTTCCAACTTTAAAGTCGCCTAGTTCGTCAGTACCTGAAACATATACACGACCATAGTTTTCAGATACCTGCTCGTTTGCCTCAACTTTAGTTCCACCGTTCTCAGGAAGAGCTAAGTAGTTAGTTCCAGAACCTGCAAATTCCCAAGTATGGGAAGAAGAGTTAACAATAGATGGTCTATGCAATTTAATTGCAGCATTTGCTGCATTAGATGGTGTTAATGCTTGCTGTAGTGCTGTTAGACCAGAAACAGTAGCACCATCAGACTCTCTAATTAGAGTTAAACCATTTCCAATACCATCATCAATCGTAAGTATTGCTGTAAAAGGAGGACCAACAGTGACTCCACTTACAGATTCAATAAAGAATTCTTTGTCTGGATCTGCATTTCTATAACCATCAATTTTAACAATGTAATGTTCTAGTGGTTCTCTTCCAATATTACCAACAGTAAGAATAGTTCTACCAGTTGGTGTTTGAGAAACAACATTAACTACGCCAGCATCAAATTCATATGCATCTTTACGGAAACCTGTTCCTCTTAGAGCAAATGTACCAAAGTTAGTTGCGGAGTTGGTGATAGATGCATAACCACCAGTCTCACAAAGAACACCATCTTGACAGAAGATAACGAAGACAGAAACTAACTGTGTATAACCATCATTGATAACTTTATATCCTGTGCCACCAAAGGAGACAATCGTGAATGCCGCAGCAACCATCGATTTACCCTGATTGGGGAATGATGCTGTACCGTCTGGTTCTAGACCAGGGAAAGGACAGTTAGGTTGCTTGACCTTATCACCATCAATTTCTGCACCGCCACCACCTCTAAAGGATATAACCGATGCATTTTGGGTATATGGAGATGCCTCAATAATTGGATAATCGTCATATACACCACGAACTGCCATTCTTTTATTACTAAAATCATTAATGAAACTAGTAGGATAAGTCAGAAGACTATTAGTTTCATATAAAGTTCCGAAGGTTTGTGTAATAGATCCAGGAGCAGCACCATTTACAGGATCAGAAGCATATTCTAAAATACTATCAAAGGTTGTTAATGCTGTTGTGATAGCAGAGGCAATAGCAGCACATGATGGGTTTGCACTATCTTCTAGAATACTCCAATCTTCAAATTTTGGAATAAGTGAAGTTGTTGCAAATGGAGCATAGATAATTTTAGTTCCATTTGCTAAAGCACCCGCAAACGTGTGAGAATCAGTGTTGCTTCCACCTACACCAACGTTGGCAGTAACAATAGTATTTCCACCATTATTTGAAACATTCGTAATTAAGAAACTTTGTCCAAAATTTGCGTCTGTTCTATATGGACTTGCATCATTACCACCACTACCATGAGCACAACTGAATGTAATTGCTCCTTCAGCAAAAGCAATTCTGTCTTGATTTGCTACTGGAGGTGTTGCTGGATTTGGGAATGTTACTGTAAATACTCCAGTGTTTGGAGCATACGTAGCAGTAGATGGTGTCGTAGCTAAAACATCTCCATCCGTCCAATTACGCATTGCCGCAATAGCAAGATCTTTTACTTGCTGGAATGCATATCTGGTTTCATCTAATTGTGCTTCTGGAATTCCAGAAAGAACAGTTCCACTAAAATACGATTCTGCAGCAGAAACAATACCATGGTTTCCACCAAGAACTAAGTCTCTTACAAGACCTTCAATTACAAGTCTAATGTCTCTAAGACATTTTCTTTGACGAATATTTGAAAGACCTAAAGTTGGATATGCTACTTCAGTATCAATAAGTGCTTGGTCTGCAATCAGATCAGCATTCTTAGCAATTAGATAAGCAGCATCGAGATATGTTCCAGATGCATCATTAGTAATAATATCTGCCCAAAGGTATGATAGTGTATCGATGGCAGATCTTACATCATCACAAGCAGGAGTTCCTGCTGTTGTGTTAACAATAGTTGAATCAGTATATCTTGTTGATGTAGCATATTTTGTGGTATATAAAGGATCTGAAACTGTTCTGTTCTTAATCCTCCAATTACACATTGCATAAATTGCTAATTCTCTAGCATATTCAATTGCACGCACATTTTGAATAATTTCATCTTCAATATAAGTAATCTTTCCATTTACAATATACTTAGAAGCAGCTTCGATAATATTGTGGTTGGACCCAAACTCAAGATCTCTTACAAGAGCATTTAGGAAGTGAATAACGTCTTGCTTACATTGCTCATCTCCGTTAGACCCATTATTTACATTTGTTGGTGAACTATATGATGGGTAAATTTTCTGACCAGCAGTGCAAGAGATTAAAATATCTGCTAACTGAACAGTATCATCTTCAGACAACGCAGAGATGCCAGCTGCCGTGGTTGTAATAGTAGCTACACCAGTTACTAGAGTGTCGTATACAAAATCACTGATAGCATAAGAAGTTCCTCCAAATGTTACAGTACCACCACTGACATATGTGTTTGCATGATCTAGTGGACCTAAGTAAATATCAAATGTATTATTAACCGCATCTAAGTTATATACAGAATAATAATCAGATTTAAATTGATCGTTAATAATACCAACTACTTCTTCTGCAATGTAGTCTCTATTATTTCTAATTAACTGACAAGCATCCTGATATCTTCTTTCAGCAGGAGTTGCTAGAGCAAATTTGTTTGGTGAGTTTAATAATGAAAGTGTGACGGACTTGGAATAGGATTTTACTACAGCAAATTCACTTGGGGAGAAATTTGCAGTTGTTAAAGATGGAATTTTTTTGGGAATTACAAATCGTCTACAGCGACCATCAGCATCTTCCAAAACTTTGTAAATTCTTTGCTTTCCATTTAAGAAAGATAAGTCTGGTCCAGAAGTTGGGAGGTTTTCAAGAACAATTTCTTGACCTTCTTTAAATTCGTGGAAGTTAGTTCTACCTACAAGAGCACTCGTATAAACAACAACACCACCAATATCTTCTGCGTCTCCGTAAATATCAGATTGGAAACCGCCAGTAGCAATACTAGGATCTCCTTGTAGAGAGAAATCTAATCTAGTGATTGGCAAAGTTGATATAATATCTTCATCATAAGAAACAACTTCACCTTCAGCTCTAATTGACTTAAGATTTGTGCTGTCAAGAGTATTTGTTGTTGGTGTTGCAGAACTAATCGTGATCGTTGAATCGGATAAAGTGCTGTCCCATCCTACTGCACCCAGAATAGGAACAAAAGTAACATCCCAGTAAGTGGGTGCATTACCATTATTAACAACTGATACTTGATAAAAACCTGAAGTGAATGATGAGTTGTCGGTATCGTCTAAGAAAACAACATCGCTTACTGGAAGATCTGTTGATGGATCTGTAGTAAACCTTAAAGTATTTTCTCCAGAAGTGCCACTAATTGTTTGTGATAATGCACCACCAACCGCAGCTGATGTAATATAACTATACTGGTCTCCTTCAATAAAAGAACCAGATGTTAGTGTCACATCAATTGTGCCAGCAACAAATGCATTCGATCCAGTTGTTGAGTTAAAAGATACACCAGAACTATCTGCTCTAGCACCAGTGTTCAGACCTAGAAGTTGAACTCCTGATTGTAGTAATGCTAATCCTGTGTTATTTTGGAAAGAGATACGAAATCTATCTGGTCCAAAAACTTGATGTCCAACTGGGAACTCAACACCAAAGTCTCCATTAACTTCATTATCGATAATAATTCTTTGCTTGTCATCAAAGACCATAGCAAAGTCCCACGTTCCAGTGGCATCTCCATTGGAGTCAACTTTATCTCTATAAGTTACACCAGTAACATAATTTTTATCACCAAACTTGAAGATGTGCTTACCAACATTACCAGGTCTGATAATTACCAAACGAAGGTTATCACCAACAACAGAACAATCAGGTGGTAGTGAGATTGGGTTATCTTCTACGTAATTACCACCAGAAACAATTAGTGTTTCTTTGACACCAGGAGTTTTCCATGCCTCTTGTGCTGCCTTCTTAATTGTTCTGACAGGGTTTACGGCAGAACGACCATCGTTTAGGTCAGAACCAATCTGCTGTGAAACGTAGATACGACCACCAACGTCATTCGTTGCTAGGTTGAGGACGTATTMTGTAGTAGCAATCTTATCTGATCTATCACCCAACAATGGAGTAATAGAACGCGGGAATGCTCCTGCTTCTCCAGTTTCTAAATAATCAAAATCGGTTGGGTTGCTTACTCTAAAACCAATATGTTTAAAATCTACAGTTCCATTTGTTACAACACCATCTTTATGTTCTGGTGTAAGAATTCCTGTAGTTCCTGTGGTTAATGCTTGATATACATTACTAACCGCATACCTATACTGACCTTTTTGTACAATAACATTGGAAGCCCATGGCGTACCAGTGCCATTCATATATGTTTTGAGGTTTGGTGCCCTCAGGTTCAAATCTGGAGTAATAAAGTTCTCAATATCCAGATTTAAAATTCGCGCAGTATCAGAAATGATGGATGTTGATGTTCTGATAGCACCATTGATATCAAGTTCAAACTCAACAGTATCAAGAAAGGCAGTTGCTGAAGCACCTTGACCATTTCCTCCTATAAATGAAACACCAGGAACAGATGTATAACCAGATCCAGGTTCATTAACCGAAACAGATGTAACTCTACCATTAAAAATAGAAGCAGACGCTCGAGCTTGAACTCCACCAGTTGGTGGTGGATCAATTTCAATTATAGGAACCTGATTATATCCAGTTCCTCCTTGATCGATATCAATATTATTGACTCTTTGACCTGTTCTATTGATACCTACACGGGGAAGACCACTAACAGGATCTTTCTGCAGGCGCATGATTTCCTGTTCATTTGCCCCAGTGCCTACCCTAATTGTAGCTTCATTATCACCGATGAGTTTAGGGTTTACGCCCCTAATTTTTTCTTTATCGGAATTAATATGAAAACTCATGGCGCTGTCGTATCCTTGACTTTTTTCCTATGATATATTTAGCACTAAGCCCAAGCAATACTTATAACTTCTGTGGATACCGCCCACTTAATCGTTTGCACTGTTCCTGATCTTACCGTCGAATAACTAAAACGATTGGTCGCTGTAAATGAACTAATATCCCAAGTTTCACTTACAGGAACATCATGCTTAATAATTGTCTGCATATTTGAAAGTTCATTTACAGCACCAAGTTCACTACAGTAAACAGCACTTTCAATTTTTCCAGAATACACAACTCCGGTTGGATTAACTCCAATAAAATGACCAGTGATAAAATTCATTGTATTATTTTCAATAGTAATAGTAGTTCCAACGTCATCTAACTGAAGTGTTGCGGTATTAACACCTCTCAAAATATAATTTGTTTTTTTACTATCTGTAAAAAAAGAGTTCATCATTTCAATTGAATTGAACTCTTTTGCGTTGTGGAGTTCATCTACATGAATTGTTTCTTGTACAGAAAATCCACCTGCGGATTCAAATTTCTTTAAATTAATTGCCATTTTACTTAATTTCCTGAATTAGTACGGTAAAGTTAATAATGTCAGCTACATCATGATCATCAGTCAAAGTTATTGTGATTCTTGGTTCATTACTGATATTAAAATCAAATGATGCTGTATATTGATCGAGTGAAGAATTCAATGACGCATATTCATTGTGGAAAATATCCGTACCAGTATCTATAACTGCATATTCTGTTAAAGATCTTTTTCCAGAATCTGATTTAGACACAACAGTTACTTTGCATCCTTTTGATCCTGTGTCATAAAGAACCACAGAAGAAGATTCAAGTCCTCCTTTGTCTAAAACAAATGTAGCGGAAGAAATTTTGTAGTCTGCTAATTCAAATTCTTTCAAATCGCCATCAAAAATTTTAACTCCGTTAAAACTTCCAGTTCCAAATGTAGTGTTTAAATAAACATCACCTTGATTATCTAATCTAAGAACTGGATCTACATTCAATCCACTAGATAATCCTAAATCCAGATACTGTTTGGTAGTACTAACAAATGTTCTAGTTGAATCACTGTTATCAATAGTAGTATCGTTAGAATTTAATGTAAATACTTGAGTGTCTAATGCCAGACTATTACCACCAGAAGTAGTGATAGTATCAATGTTAGTAAAATCAAGGACAGTTTCTGTTAACTGTAATGTATTTGAATTATTGTTGTAAAAGTAGAGAATATTTTCGTTTGCTGCTGGTGCAGTTTCTGGAATAATATACGTATTGCCATCAACATCTCTTACTCCACCAAGAGAAGACCAGTTAGCACCACTATATCCTTCAAATTGTAAAATTTCTGTATTGAATCTAATAGAACCAGGTCCAGCTGGTGCGATTGATTTTTCGTTATTAGTACCAGCAGGAATTCTGAAATGTGTATTTGAATTAACAATTACTTGTTTGCCAGCATTTGGTTGAATAACTAAATCTTGCACACTAGTCGAAATAGTATTATCTTCAAATTTTAATTCTGATCCAATAACTAAAGAACAATTTTTGTTTGGACCAATTCTTAATTCTTCTACACCATCAAATGTTATTGGAGCAACAGCAGTTTGACTCCAAGTTAATTGTGCAGTGCCATTCGCAAAAGCATTTCCTGATGTATCTGTTGGTTCACTTCCAGATGAACCCGTAGAACCAGAACCAGTTACTTCATAAAGATTATTTCTATACTTAATATAATCTCCCACATTAACAGGAACATTTGAGTTCCACTCTGAATATGTTGGAAGTCCTAATTTTGTAGATGATATTGTTTTGACAGATCTGAAATCAAAAAATTCTGGAGTTACTTTTAGAGTATTAATTGAATCATTGTAGAACCATAATGTATTGTCATTTGCTCCAGTAGTAAATTCTGCTAAAATATATGTGTTTCCATCTAAATCACGAACACCACCTAATGAAGACCACGAAGTAGATGTAGCACTATATCCTTCATATTGATTTGTTTCTGTATTAAATCTGATTGCTCCACTGACAGAATCACCAGCAAGAGGTCTTTGTGATGTATCGCCAACCGGAATAACAACTGCTGATGTTGATGTAAATTTTGCTTGTTTTGATGCGCTAGGAATCTCAAAAACTAAATCTTGTCCTGGTACTACAGAAATTGAATTATCAATAATTTCTAAAATATCATTAGAACTAATTTTTGTTGTTGACTTTAATGTTCCCGAAGTGGTTATATCACCAGATAAATTAGATACTTGAATAGTAGAACCGATATTAAAATCACCCGCTACAATATTAATAGATGTCCCAGAATTTAAATCAATTTTATTTTCAAATGAATTAGTATCTGATTGAATTGTTGTCGTTGTTAAAGTAGATGTTTTTGTATTAATAGAAGTAATATCATCAACTGTTCCACTATCAAAATCTAATGATGTACCAGTAGAATTTACAACATTAAAAGTACCATCATTAACTCTTCCAGAAATAATATCTGTTTCTGAAATGTCTGTAGCAGAAAAAATTAATCCTGATCCAAAAGTTTTTGGGTTATTTGGATCGATGGTAATTAGTGCTTCTTGATTGTCATAACCTCCCATATCTTGGTGGTTCTGACAATAATAATATAAATTTGGTGTTGAACTTGTAATTTTTATAGTTAATGCATTATTACCATCTCTAGTAACATTATCTGTGTATTCAACTCCAACAAATGATAAGACAGCAGACCCTGCTGTATCTGGATTTAGACTCAGAGTTAATGTAGTAGAATCAACTACTTGTAAAACTTTAACTTCTGATGGAATTGTGCCAACACCAGACGTAACAGAAACTGCCATTCCTTCAAGAATTCCAGTTGTATCTGCTATAGTAATATTTGCAGTATTCGTATCTAATACTGTATTAATATTTCCAATAAAACTTGGGGAAAAACTTCCGTCTCTATATTTACTTAAAGAAAATATATGACTACCATTAGTAGCATCTGTTGTATCAAATTTGTAAGTACTACCAACATAAAATGTTAAATTTTGGGAAAGATTTCCATCAATAAGATATCTATGACCGGAAAATCCACCTGTATCTGTTGTATATGATGTATCAAAAGTAGATCCATCTGGAATTCCTATTGCGTTTACAATAAGTGCTGTAATATTTCCACCAGAAATTACAATTTCTCTAATCGCAGTATTTGTGGGTCCTCCTTCTCCACCATCGACACTAATCGTATCACCAACTGAGTATGTGTTGGATGGAATTGCTTGTACGGGAAAAATTGTATCTACATCTATTACAGTTACTGATTTACTGATAGTTTCTGTGAGATCTGTTGGAGATACTGATAATTCATCTCCAACATCATATCCAGTGCCACCATCTACAATATTAATTAAAGAAATTGCTCCTAATACATCTACTCTGTGAGTAAAATTAGTAGTAGGATTTCCATATCCTGGACTAAAATCAAGAGTAGCAGATCCAGCTCTAGTTGGTTGTATGTCAAAAGTAATTGTGTTTGTTCCAGTATCTACATTAGATACCGTTGTATTAGGGGCGATAATACCTGTACCAGAAGATTGTGAAACTAAAAATCCATTAGAAATGTTGGAAGCATCCGAAACAACAACTTCCAAAAAGGGTGTATTGGAAGTAAAAGTAATAGTTGTTGAACCAGATACATTAGAAGGATCAGAAACAGTGATATCTGTTGCGCTATCAACAGTAATTACTGTTGCGCTTTCTACAAATTCTGAATTAGCACCAGATACTGACATTCCTGCTACAATGTCTGTAGTGGATGCGAGAACGACAGTTGTAGATCCAGATGTTACTGTTGCCGCAACATTGTCAATTGTTCCTCCAAGAGTTGTAGCAAATCCAGTAACTGGACCAGATAAAGACAACACATCACCAACTGTATATCCAGATCCTTTAGTGATAAATTCGATATTGTATGGAACACCAGGATTTGATGAAACGCTAAATTCAAATCCACTTCCACCAACATTTCCTAAATCTGCCTGATTAGCAGATAATACATCTCCAAAATCATAACCTGTTCCTTCTCCAGTAATAGATATATTAGTAACTACGCCATTATATACGACGGAAGAAATAGTAAAAGCAAATCCTGAACCAGCAGGTGCGCCACCATCTCCAGAAAGATCTGCATTGTCTACTCCAAGAACATTACTTGCTAAATATCCAGATCCACCATTAGTAACTACTACAGAAGTAATAACTCCTGCGGTGAGAGTTATATCTGCAAATAAACCAGTTCCAGAACCACCCGTTAATTCTATGTTAGTATATACTTGATCTGGACCAGAATATCCACTACCACCATTACTAATATTTCCAGAAACAACTACATCACCAGTAACAGTGATGTCTGCGGTAGATCCATTGCCAGTTCCCGAAACATTTGTTAAAGATACATTAGTATAAGTATTTTGTGCATATCCAGATCCAGGTTGTGTAATTGACCCTTGGATGCCATCAACATCAAAAGAAATTTCTGCATCTTGACCAGTTCCATTTATTAATGAAGATTGGAATGAACCAACTGCAAAATCATCACCTGTTGTTAAAGTTGTTCCAATAAAAGCATCAACTGTAATATCTGCAGTTGCTCCTAGTCCAGTTCCTCCAATTAAACTTAAAGCAGCAAAAGAACCTGGATCATATTGTGATCCAGCAGATACTATGGAAATCAGTTCTGTAGTTAACGATTTTTTCTTTAAAAGAATATCTTTAAAAGAAAATACTCCAAATTCATTGAAGTCTAAAATTCTTTTTGATCCGCTAACTATTCCAATAGATTTAGAAGATGGTTTGAAAATACCTAAAGATCCATCACTAGTAAAAGCCAAAGACGGAACTGTTTTAGTACCATCTCCAAGTTTTAAATTTCCCGTAGATAGATCACTTCCACCTTCAGAAATTGAAAAAATCTGAGATCCAATTTCATTAATTTTGACCCTTTGTTTTTCAAAGGTATCAGTTTTAGCGACATTAATTGCGGGCATTTTTTATTAACTCTCTAAGTAGGGATTTGATTTCAGAGACTTCATCCTTCAAGATATTTATGTCGTCCAACGCGGAATTCAGCTGTCGCTGCTTGCGTCTTGCTTGGATAGCAGAATCGCTGTGATTGACTATGGCACCTGAGGTCTCGTCTCTGACAAGACCATCATGCCCTTTGACTTTAATATAACCCATACGCGGAAATTAGAATGCAGCAACTGCACGAATATCCTGAATCTTCGGAACATATGCAGGATCATTTCCTTTCATAACAATTTTAATTGCAAATGACGAGAACTCTGGGAGATCTGCTACACTGTAAGTAATATCCTGATAAGATTCTTGCTTCTCAATTATACTCGAAATGCTATTTTCAGGAGTAGCAATTTCTAGAGAATCAGGTTGACCGGTGCCATTGAAGTATTCCCAATCAATATCCTCAAAGTTTTCATTGCTAGATGCTTTTTTGAATTTGTATAAAACTTCGATATCAGAAAGATCTCTGGCATTTAAAGTTAAATGTATATCAATCGCAGTAGCTGGATTTGTGATAGAAACTTCTTTTGTAATATACTTAGCAACAGAAGAACTATTCTTAGAAGTAAGTTCAGAAACAAATTCAGAACCATTGCTATATGTCATAGTGCCAACTTCCAAGAAAAAGGCTTCATCAGCAGGTTGGTTTGGATATGATACGATATCACCTACACGGAAAATATCAGAAACTTGATCAACTAACTGTGCTTTTCTAGCATATGCATCACTATCTCGAATCCTTCCATTAAAATCACCGGCAATAGGTTGAGTGTCAGTTCTTAATGTCAATTCTTGTGTTCTATCGTTCCAAATTACTGCTTTACCAGTAATAACATTATCATAAGTTTCTGTTGGTGTAGCTGGATTTCTTGCTGTAATTGTAGAAGCATCAGGAATTTCCTGGAAGTTTTGAATTGGATTTGTATCGACAATTGCCAATGGAACTTCTACTCCATTTACAGTTTCAACCAAAGTTGGTTGATTGCCTAAAGTAATTCTTTCTCCTTTCTGGAAGAACTGTGAAGTCTTAAGTTTTACCCAAACTGTAGATCCAGAAACTTTTGCAATCTTACCAACTGCTTTAGAGTTATATCCCTCAATTGCTTGATCATTCTGAACAGTCACTCCAGTGATATTGGAAATATTAAATGAGTAGATGGGATAAAATTCAATGATTTGATCTTTTCTTCCATAGCGATCCTCTTGTCCATATGCTTTATCTATCCTATTAGTGGATGTTTTTACACTAGAAGTTGATAGATCCACAACAGGAGAAAGGTGTGATACTGTAGAAGATAGTTGTAATTTATAGGACAGAGAATTGGTTAGATTATTTAATATTTCATTAATATTTGAAGAAATGAATTTTTGATTAGCGAAGTAATGAGGTTCATTCAAGAAAGTTTTTTCGTAATCAGATTGATCATATGAATCATAATTAATTTTGGAAGCATCTACTGCAATAACATTTGTGGTTTTTACCATAGATTCTATCTTAGTTCCCGTAAAAGATAGATATTGCATCTGTGGATATAAAGTTTCATATTTTCTGTTATAAGAAGAATAAACTTTATCTCCACCACCTATAATATTGCCAGAAGCAGCAATAGATGATGTAATGTCATACGTATCAACTCCGCTATTAGAAATCTGGAACAACGTGTTATTTAAAACATCTGATGTTATACCACCAGTTTCTAGTGCTGTTCTATAGAAAACATAAGAATCTCCAAGAGTTTCAAATCCGTGATCTCTGTGATTAACACGTACAATACTGTTATTGTTTCTAAACAACAACGAAGTTGCATTTGTGTTTGCTGTAGCACTGGTTTGGAATGGATTCTTCTGTAGAAGTTCGTATCCCAAATCTTCATTTGTAAGAATTAACTCTGCAGTTCTTGTAATATCAAACTCTGCTCTATACATTTTGAACTTGATATCTTCATAATTATCTTCTGTCCAATTCTCAGTATTCTGAGATCTATAAACAGAACCAAGTGAAGGTTGTGTAGTGATAACTGTGCTTGTAGCAATATCTGTTTCACCAAGTCGCGACACCCACAGTTCGTAATCAGTTGAATCTGTTTCAACAGCAAGAGCATATTCGGTATCATTCTGTAGATATACAGGATAATCAAAAGCAAAGTGTGTTGGTATTGTGGAGTCTGTGATCTCTTCAGAATCAATTGCTACACCCATTCTAACTGCTGGGGTGTTAATCTCTATCTCTGTCTCAATAACACACCCTCCAGCGCCATTTCCGACGCCTCTGACGACTACTGATGGTGGTTCTGTATATCCAAAACCAGGTAGAGAAATTTCTGTGTTGTAAATTTTACCACCAGAAACTTCTACTCGTGCAGTTGCAACCGATCCACCAGAAAGTTGTGGACTTTCAATTGTGATAATTGCGCTATCATAATTTAATCCGGGATTCAAGATTTTAACAGCAGAAACTTTTCCACTATCTTTTGCAATAGTTAATACCGAATTTGTTCCTTGTGTGTTATTTGATAACGTTACTGATGGTATGATCAGATTTTCATTTTGATTAAATGAACGACCATTGTGGTTATCTAAAACCATAGTGTAAACTTGTTCGTTTGTTAGTAAGTATCTTCCTGAAGACGAAGGAACTAGATCAACACCATTTTTGTCAATGATTTTAGAAAGAGGACCACTTGCGGCAGAAGTCGAACCAGTAATTGATTCTCCTTGAGTCAAGTAAACATTTCCGTTAGTGAAAATCTTAAGGAAAGTAAATGGAGATATAACTTTTTCTGTACCAGGAATAATATTTTTTCCTGGCTTATCAGAATCAACATTAGTAAGATAAACTTTGATTGGAATTCTATTACTCTTATTACTAAAGAATAAATCAACACCAGTAGTAAATACTCCACCATCATAGTTTTCAACTTTGAAAGTTTGTGCTAATGGATTAGGACGAACTGGATTATCAGTATTGCTATCTACAAACTGCACACCTTCATTTGCTTTAAAGAAAGATGGTTTTGTTGAAACAATTGTTCCTGGATTTTCTGGCAAAATACCAGTTGCATAATACTTAACTTCTGCATAAGTATCTACAGTAGATTTGTCTTCGTCTGTGGAACTAGATGTAAATCTAAATGTTTTGATACCCGCTGCAATTTTTACTTCTTCTCCAGAAGAATCGTATGAAATAGTATCTACATCTCCCGTCCAAGTTGTATTTTCTTCCGGTGGAAGTCCAGCAGGAATAATAATAATACCACTAGCATTTCCATCATCATCTGTAGTTACTGGTCCATTAAAAGCAGACGGTGAATTACCAGCAACCCCAGTAAATCTGAGATCTGGATTTACCCAACGACTAATGTTTCTACCTTCCAAAAAGACAGAAATAGTTGTATTTGGTTTTAGTCTTTTAACAACAAACTTAACTGGAATACTTCTAGCAAAAAATTGTAGAGCAGAAGATACGGCATTTCCTCTTACAGTTTTAGTTTGAACTCCTTTTGCAACATCATTATTTTTTGGACTGATGTTTGAAGAACTAGCAGTAGATGCTAGTTTTACTTTTGACTGAGCATCCTGACTATTAACATTGCCAAGAGAATTAATTGAAGAGAATGATGGTGATGAACCAACCCAGTTAATTACAAAAGAATTATACAAACTAGAAAAACTTTCTTTTACATTTTCTTTGGATAAGAAAATCTTGTATAGATCAGTATTAGTATCTACAATTAGTGGTTCTTCTGTGGTATCATACCATTGATCGATACTTGGAGAGAGCACAGAATCTCCAACATACTGGAGGACAACAAATGGATTTGGATTAAGAGTCTTTGATGCAAAACTATTACCGATAAATTCTAAACTAGAATATGGTAAAGTAACTACATTTCCAGATTTTTTATATCCAGAAACAACTCTTTGATCTTCTCTGGTATTTACTTCCTTGAGTATAAAAGAATCTTCTTTCGATTGTGGGCGCAAGACTGCTTGCTGAGAATCAATGGAACACTGGTAATCTAAAGAAGTTAAATTGCCAGTTCTATGCGATTCAAAATTGTCTACCAAGAAACCAGATTTAAATCTGTCAAATCCAATTTCATCCTTAACTTGCATATTAAGAGCTTGTTGCTCAAGAACACTAAGAGTGGTATAATACTCAAGTCTCTCAATACGCTTCTCCAATTTACCAATATCGCGCATTGTATAACGGCGATTATCAACTGGAGTAATTCTTACATCTTTACTATTTTGTGTAAACGCAGGAATGTATGCATAGAAAAGAGGAATTGCATCATCGATAAGATCTGGTTTGGATGGATTGAGTGAGGAATTTCCTTCCTTAACAATAAATTTACCATTCTTATTGAGGAATACACCATCAATTCTATCAAGATATTGTACTTGACTGAACGATAAAGTATATTCTAAATTGGTATCAGATGCGGGACTTGATGCAATAATAGCACCAGAACCAGCAAATGGACCAACTGTTCTTGATAAAGACGCTGTATCCTGGAAACCAGCAATAGTTGCAGTGGTATCTACTTTAGGTCTGAAATCTAAAATATTTTTAAGATTGACAATACCATAAACAGATGAATTGAACGATGGAATTTCATCTTCCGTCACACCAGCTTCATGAATATAACTATCAACTGTACAGAAATCTCCAACAGAATGCTCAAAGTAATCGAAAGCAATTAGAAGTTGTCCAGTAGTCTGTTCATATCCTGGTTTTAGAACTAATCTAGAAACATCATAAACAGTGTCTCTTTGACCATCATCAAATGTAAATCTATCTGTGACATCAGAACCAGAAATTAACTCTCCAGCAGAGTTTGCTTGGGGTGGTTGAGTAGCACTACCTTCATAAACATATCTAAGTTTGTACGCATCAGAATATGAAAGTGTTTCAACAACTTCATTATCATAATTAACACCCCTAAATGGAATTACTCTATCACCACTAGAAGTAATTACAATTCTTCTATTTTCTACAGAAGTTTTTAATCTTGGTTTTGCATTTTCTACTTCTAATGTAGCAGTCAGTTTTAACTTTGGATAAGTTCCATTTGATGGAATTGTTCCAAAATATGTTGTTGGTAATTGTAAACTAATACTTCCAGCAATAAGTCCACTGCTAGTATCAGTAGATGAACTAATTTCTACTGCATCCTTATCAATATAAACAATATCTCCAATGTTTACAACAGGAGAATCGCCGGGATCTAGAACAGTAATAATATAATTTTTTTCAGTAAAAGCAGCAAATCTTTGTGTGCCAAATGGCAACTGAGCAGCAAAGGTAATAATGCCACCACCAGTAGATGCAGTAGTTACAAAATCTCTGCGGAAGAAATACTTAATCTTAGTTTCCTCTGGTGTTGCAGCAATCTGCTTAATTTGATTGCTTCCAGTTGGATAAATTAAAGTTCCTTGGTTTGCACTATCTACTCTAGGACGCAAACGTACAATGCTAGTATTAACAACATCACCAGGAAGCATTGTATCCAAATAGATTCTGGTCTTAAATGCTCCTTGTTTTACTGTTGCATATTGGATAGTTGAACGTACTAAATTGTTATCTTCATCAGAGAACTGAATGATATCACCCTGCTGCAGTACATTACTAGCATCTGCATTGAAACTGGTAGATTCAATAAAATTATATCCTTTAGATCCAAAGAAAGTAAAATCAGTAATAGATTTAATTTCTGCAAATTCTGAATCATCAACTACAACATCTGCAGTAAATACGTTTTCTCCAGCAGATCCATACTTAGCAGAAACTGATTTTACATTTTGTGGAGTATATGTTGTTACTGCATTTCTAGTCAACACTGCTAAAATAACTGCACCTTGAGCGGGTGTTGCAGAACCATCAGGTTGTTTTACAGTTATTGACGGTGGTTGTGCATACTCTGTTGATAGAGCAGACTTATTTTTAACTTCTGCTCTATAGAAAGCACCGCTGTTTAATCTTGCTAGATCAACAACAGAGTTATCATACTCAACGCCATTAACTACAATATTTGAATTGTCTGCATATCCCAACCCAGGATTGGTTACAATAAAATGAGATACTGTATTATCTTTTGCAATTTTAACTACATTTCCACCTTCATCCTTAATAGATTCTCCTGACTGAAATCTACCAGATAGAGTTTTTATGAACAAAAGTTTTCCTACGGAATATACTCCAGAAGGACTACCTTCAACAACTCCATATGCTCCAGATTTTAAACCAAATACATATTTACCAATTCCAAATGCTCCTGCTGCAGGAATGGTATCTAATAAAATTTTGGTAAAAAATTCTGGATCAAAATAAGATAATCCAAATGTTGCATTGTAAGTTGTTGATCCATCAGATTGACGACCCTGTGATAAAATAATATCAGAGTCATTATTAAATCCTGATCCTGTTTTCTTAAGAGCAAAATTATTTGGTTTTGCTCTACCAATAACAGGTGTAATTGTTTCACTGTAATCTACAATAAAACCCAGTTCATTAGAGTCGGAAGATGCATCTGAATTAGCAATAAATATTTTTCTTTGGTAATTTGAGTCTCCTAAATCATACTCAAGAAATAATAAATCTAGATCATCTTTCTTACCAAGAATTGTTAATTCTAGAAATTTAACGGAGTCATTTGCATTAATTAATGGTTTGTTTACTTTTGCAAAAGCAAGTCCTTTTACGGATGAAACAGAAGTTGCAGCACCAGAATCATTTCTAGTTTTAATAAAATGAACTTCTCCAAGTAAAGTATCAAAGTTTGCATCTGTAATACTTGAAAGTGGTTGGGTAGTATTAGTTACTTCAACAACAATAGTTTTTACAGCATCATCAGAACCAAAAACTTTTCCTCTTCTATCTGTGGTTTGTCTATGATCAGTAGGAAGTTCCGAGTCTCCTAATCCTACAGACCCATCATTAAATGTGGAATATAAGTTAATGTATGGATATGCAGTAAGCTCTGCTCCTTCTTTGTTGAGGGGAACACTACCATATACATTAGTAATATTTAAAGTCGGCAAAGACTTAGTTTTTAATCTAATATTATCACTAGTAAGACTTGCTCTTGCCTTATTAATTTCTAGGTACTTAGTTTCTTTATTGACAATTTCATATCCTTTGATGTATGCTTTGCCTGCGCTGACACTAGCTAACATCTTTCTTGATGCTTCTCCCTCAGTTAGACCATTGTAAAGTCCAAACTCATCTGCTTTATAAAGTCCGCCGTTTCTATTTTTCTGTGCATATTCTCTGACATCAATATCAAAGTTGCCAACAACATAATCTCCACTCTCATCAAACGTTCTACGCGCAAGAGTTTGTTCAATTAAACTATAATTAGTTGGCGATACCTTTCTTTGTACTGCACCTCTTAACGTAGTGAGTAGTTGAATGAAATTTTTATCTGTAGTTTGATTTAATTCAAACTTAACCAATTTCAATGAAATTTTTAATCTATGTGCTCCTGGAGCAGTGTAATTAGAAGACCCGATAGAATTATCATAAAGACTAGCATCTTCCTCTGGAGTGATAATTTCTTCTTGAATTTTAAATCCTACTTTTGAAGAAGGACTATCATAGTAATCATCGATTACTAGAATTTCTTTATTGCATCTTACAAAATAACCATTTACAAAATAGATACCTTCTTCTACCTCCACAGCAGAAGCAAATCCCATTGCCGGACTTTCAATTGAAGTTATGTCTCCAGTATCTGGATTTGTAAGTTGAATACTGGTGGGAAGTACACTACCGTCAGTTCCAACAACCAATAATGGAGTATTGATACCATCAACAACTTCTAAGGTTTCTCCTTGACGAAATTTTGATTCATTGTTAGAATTGCCACTATTTAAATAATTTACATAAACAGTGTCAGCAGTAGTTTCTGTTGCTAACTTTGTTTCTAGAACAGTAGAAATTACTCCTGAATTTAATCCACGTAATTGTCTACCAATTAGTTGACTGATATCGTATTTTTTATATACAATATCACCATCTTCTTCAACAGCAACTTCTGACACAGAAGATAACTTAACGTAATCTAATTTTGTGTTAAGTCCGACTTCTCCAGGTACAACCAAGTCTCCTTGTTTGAAAGCATACTTACCAAAACTTTCAACCTGATTCTGGAGAATAGATTGTATTTGTGTTAATTCTCTGCTCTGGATAGAGTACCCAGGACGGAATAGAATTTTATAAAAATTCTTACTTGCGTCGAAGTCCTCGTAATAAGGATTTACATTAAGGTTTGTCTTCTGTGGCATCGTTTTCCGCCAAATACTAGCATTCTTTGTCCTTAGTATTTATAGAGATAAAAAAAATCCCCTGAGATATCTCAGGGGATTTGAAGTTATTTATTTGTGATCAGAATTCGATGACCAACTTGATATCTTCAATCTGGTCAGGAGCACGGGTGATCAAACGACGGTTTTCTTGATAGATAACATCACCTGAGTTATTCTTAATTTCTGCACCTGCCAAACCAGCAGTAAATGCTACACCTAGAAGTGTGCTTGCATATGTTGTATCAACATTACCTGCAGCAGCGGAAAGAACACCAGAGATAGCATTAGAACCATTACTTTCAAATGCTTGGACTACACCCTGATCAACGTGTGCATCAACAGTTTGAATATACTTAAGAACACCTGCAGTAGAAGAACCACTGTCTAGAACCCAAGAAACAACAGTTCCTTTTGCAGTGCCACTAGTTACAGTCTGAGAAATTGTTTCATCAGGAATAAAATCTGCAGTTGCTCCAGTAATCTTAATTGATTTTAATCCAGATAGTGTATCTTGAGTAGCAAAGGTGCTTGTGCCTGCGCGAACGGGATCCTTGATAATACCAATACGACGGAAGTCGTTATCAACAGGGAAGTCTCCAGAACCTTCTGAATAGGTAAGGCGAATGTTAGTCATTACACGCTTGCCATTCAACTCTAGTTCATGATCGAAACCATGACCACCTTCAGGAGGCATCACAACCTCAATAGCACCCGTTGCGTCTGCAGCGGTAGCAACTGCTGTGGTTAGACCAGCATCAGAGAAGAGGTTGCCGTTTCCTAGAAGGACATTGGCATAGGTGTAATCCTGACCTCTTGCTTGGACACTAGCAGATGTAATAGTGCCAGAACCATCGGTAGCAAACTCAATTACTCCTCCAGTTCCATCACCCTTGATGCTAGTAAATAGTGTTTGTGAAGCAGGTAGGTTAACACCACCATCTTCAATAAGAGCGACATCAATTGCTCCATCAACAGCAGCACCAGTAACAGCAGTACGGGTATTGTTGGCAGGAAGAACAATCGGCATGAAGTCCGAAGATAAGAATCTTAGAACATCATCAGTTGGCATGGTGTACATGTACTTCCAGATGTATCCTGCACCAGATGTCTCAGTATAAAGACCGGTGCCAGAAGCATAGTTGCCACCACTAGTTTTTGGTTCTTCAGTGGCATTTTGACCGGATGCATTAGCAACGTTTTCTCCGTTGTAGAGGCACTTAAAGACTTCGTAATCAGAATTCATTACGTAGAACTTAGCATCGGAAATGCTTGTTTGGTTTGTAGCAGTCTGCTTACCAACTTGTCCACCACCACCAGGGGTAGAAGAATAGTCTGGTTTCCACATGTCAAACTTAGGGTTGGCAACTTGATCCCAGTTATAACGACGGATAACTGTTCTCGCGAATGCATCAGTAATACGCTTGGCAGCAATGATTTCGTCGTATACGTTGAGTTTCTCTCTCTGGTTGTCCAAAGGAAGAGGGGGAATATCCTCTGTTGCGTAGCGATAAACACCAGATTGCGCTGTTGCAGCAGTATCAGATGAACCACCGTCTGCAGTTTCTTTTAGACTTGAACCAATGGGGGGAACAGAGTTTGTTCCGTTGCTGCCAAAAACGTCGGTTAATAAAAGGGCACTATCATAAACTTCGGCAACTGTTGCACGGAAAGCAGTAGAACCATACGTTCCAACATACACTTCGTTTCCAACAGTAAAGTTAGTTGAAGATTTTGAATAAACTTCGATATACGCTTTCCATGGTTGGGGTCTTCCAACAAAGAAATACATTCTGGTGCGCTCGGCACTGGTTTCACTTGGACCTTCTGTCAAGGATTCCAAGAATTGTTTAGCGTTAAAAATTCTAAACTTATCTGAGATAATAGCAGCCATTGGTTTTCTGTTCCGACGTAAGGTTTGTGCCTGAGTTATTTATATTTATACCGTTATTCATTAAATTGTAAACGGAATCAATTCTTCTGTGGCGTTAATGGAATTTGGTCCATTATAAAGAGTGCAACCTGTAAATGAGGTTGTAGTTTTTCCGGTGTATTGAATCACTGTTCCGCCACTGGTAAATAGATATCCTTCACTGGGGAAGTATGTAGTATCTTGAACAATAATGCTTCCACCAATAGTTCCGGTAGAAGAACTAATAGCAACTGGATTTTGAATTGATGGTGGCATCAAATTAAATTTAGCACCTGAGAGAGTATAACTAGATTTACCTCTTTCCTGGAAATCTTTTATAGTAAGTGCTTTAAAGTAAATATCAATTTCTGCAAGTGTTAATCCAGAAACACCTGATGCTCCGTCATCAAATATACCCTCAAAATGTCCTATGGTATGACCAACATTGGTTTTAGCGTAGTTTCCTATGTAATCTGCATCAAGACCAAATACCAAGTTATTGATGTAGATTATAGTTCCATTACGTTTCACAACTCCGTAATCATCAAGTAGATTTACAAATCCATTCAGTCTAGTTTTAATTGGGTCGCTAATAAAGACACTCTCTTGGTATCCATCAACTACACCACCAGGAGGTGGAGTTATAATCACCTCAGTTGCTGCTTTTTGGAGATCAAGTTGAGATTGAACAGATTGTAATGTATTAATAATTTCTACATCTGAAGTAGTTGTAAAAGAAGATACAATATTAAATCTTGGTTCTAATTTATACCTAATTTGAGACTCAATTGCAGAAACAGACTCTACATTAAATTGTTTTTGAACTTCAACAACTATTTGCTTAGTGATAGTCTTGATATCAGCAGGCGGTGTTATAAACTGTTTCTGTGATGCGCCACCACTAGAAATTCCAGAAGCAAGGTTAACTGTAACAAGTTGAGACTCGGACTCAACAATCGAGATACCCGCAGAAGCAACAGATACTGGATCGGGAACTTGTCTAATAAATGTGCCAGCGTTCCATGCTTGTGCAGAAGTATTATCAAGACCACGCTCAACCATTAAGAAACGATCATTTAACTTGCGTAGATAACGTACAATCTCTCCTCCAATTAGCAAGTATCCGTTAGAATTAAACTTGCTTGTGTCAGCAACGTAGATAATAGTATCTGTTGGAGATAGAGGTGCTTGTAGGAAGGATCCAGAAGCAAAGTAGTTAACATTATTGAGGTAATTGTTCTCAACAATAGTCGTAAACTTACTAGTAATCTCCCTAGTTGCAGATGTGGTGAATGTAGAAGAAGATTCAATATCAACAATTTTGTTGTTAATTCTAATATTAATTTGTGTTCCACCATAGAACGTATCAATAGGTGCTACTTGCTCTTCTCTGTGTTGCTGAGTTAAAATCTCATCCAATCCTCCACTCAATTCTGTACTAACTTCTAGTGCAGCAGGATATATTTCAGCAGTAATAACCTTATCAACGTTGACAGGACTATCAATTAATGTTGACGAAATAGATGTTACATCAACTGCTTCATTTCCTAAGATACTGACAGTGGAATATATAGAAAATCCAATTGACTGCTGTATGTTTATTTTGACATCGATTAAAGAAACACCAATATCACTATCTTCTAATACATCATATCTTCTAGCGACAACAACTTTTGGTGCCTTAGTATATCCAGATCCACCTGTAATTAGTTCAACACTAATTACTTGACCTTTGCTTACAATTACTTGTGCTCTTGCACCACCACCATTGCCATCTTCTGATAAGAAGTTAATTACAGGTGGTGTATAATATTGATATGCAGTAGGTTGTGTAATTGGAGCATAACTGCGCTTATTCCAATCGAGTCTTACGACTGATCCATTTTCAACTATTGCGACAATAGAAAGTCCTTCCCCTCTAGTGATACCACTATATGGTGAAATACTAACTTGTCCATAAAAAGAATTAGAAAGTTGTTCTCCTAGTCTCTGTTCTTTAGCGGTAAGAACTGAAGGTAGTTCATTTAATCTTCTAAAACCTTCCTCACCTTCAACGCGGATCAGTGAACCATTTGAAATACTAACAAATGGATTTTTATAGGTCTTTCTCCAATAAGTTCCACGCCAGTTTTGATCAATACCTCTCAATAAAAGATTATTATCTTCATCTTTTTCATACGTTATGCTACTTCCAACAAGTGTAAACGAAACGTCAGTGTTTAACGAATATCTTCCCTTAACAGCAAATGTTATTGGAATATTTTCAATCAATTCTGCTTTGTATCCAAAACATTCAAATGTCAATGTAGATCCATTACTACGTGGAGCATTAATTTCTCCAATAATATTATAAGTACCATCTGGTCTGATTTGGAAAGCTTGAATAGGAGCTCCGCCTTGATTGCCCATCCATGCTCTCAATTCAAAAGCAGGAAGACCACTAGTAGTTTCCAATACTACTACAGAGTTTGCATAATATTGATCTACATTATAATCATATAGATTTAGAATTTGACCGACATCTCTACCATAAAGGTATCGCATGTCAACTTTCATTTGTTGTGTAACAGAAAATTCAAAGAAAATATTTGGTCCAGATACAGTATAAGAAATACCTTCTTTCTGTAATACTCCATCAACAAATACTAATAGATAATCTGGTTCTTCGATATTTGCAACCGTAAGGTCTTCTAGATCCAGAATTAGAAAAGGACCACTCCTTATATTATTAATCAAATTAGGATCGATGGTGAGTCTTTTGTAATTACCAACACCAATACCAATAATTTTTTCTACTGCTGTAGGTTCCCCAAGAGTTTTGGCACCTTCATATTGATCCCAAATTGGTGCTACATCAAACACCAATTTATTTGGAACAACAGTTTTATCAATATAATACGAATCATCACCAGGATAATTTGCATTATACTTAGTTTCTTGTAAAACCGCATTAATTGTAATTAAAAGATTTTCATCTTTTTCTGTGGATACTGCTGCTCCATCATCCCAATACATTTCAAACTCTTTTGTTTCTCCATCAACATAATCTGGAAGTGTTTTGTCTACGGAGATAGAATTCAATACGTCATCTAAATTTTCATATAAAGAATTTACAGACGATATAACATCATTACATTCTTCTGCAGTTAATAAAGGGTCTCCAATAATATTGTAATTTGAATATGTTGGAGTAGTGGACCAATATCCAGATCTATTTTCATTCTGCTTTACTTTTTCTACAACACCCGACCCATTCTCAATAATGTCTTTTACAATACTGATAAATGTATTGACAGCAGATTCTACCTCTTGACAATATGGGAATTGACTATCACTATAAACATTAGGATCTGTATATGGTGTAATACTAGTATATGTTCCTGCATTAAGAGTGTTTCTCATAGCAGAATTCATTAGAACTGCCAACTGATCCCAAGCAGCAATTGCAGCTGTAGTTTCTTCAGTAGATCTATTGATATACGTTAATTCTTCGCCGTAAGGATATCTTCTATTAGTGTAATAGAGTTGAGCGAAATTAACCACTCTTTCATTACCACCAAATTTTAAATGATATACAATATTATCAATTAAGAAACCAAGATCGCGATAACATTTTGCTTTATCACCAGAAGGAAGAGCATAATTTGCATAAACATATTCACTCACTTCTTCTTGGAGGAATAATTTATTGCCAGCAATTAAATTTCCTGCATCGTAAAAAGTTCCGTTATTGATACCACTTAGAGAGAAAGTTGCACTATCTACACCAGAGAATGATATGGGAACATATAATGTATCTCCTGGATTAACGGCAAACTGATCGTTGGGTAGCACAGCACCAATACTAGTGGGAAGACCTACATCTTGTCCGCCAGTATTTCCATCCAAATTTGTAACTCCTGCTGCAGCACCACCGCCACCACCAGAGTTAGATAATGATGCTTTTGATAATGTAACTGTTGTTTGATTGTCAATAGAAACAATTTTTGTATCCGAACTAAATGCTCTACCGGAACTAATATACATTCCAACGGCAAGATTGTCAGTGCTAGAAACTGTTACTGTTTTTGATCCTTGAATATATTGAACGGTTTCTTCAACATAATCCCAATTTCTAATAGCAAGTTTTGCTAAATTAGTTGCATATTTGAATATATTAAGCGATTCTGTTTTGTTGTCTGTAATATATGCAGATCCAGAAAAGAAAATGCTGGCATAATCAACAACTTTAGTATTACCACCAAATCGTAAATCATGACTATAAGAATCTAGGATATATCCAATATCAGTTTGGTAATCATCTAATTTTGTACTCCAATCTAAAGATCCATAAGATCCTTTACCATATCCAACCGATTCTTCTATGATAAACTGTTTGTTTCTTTCAATTTGATTTGCAGCATCAATCCATCTACCGTTTCTTTGATAGATGTTTCTAAGTTTTCTTAAATGTTTTGTGTTATATTGACTATCCTTAAAGTAAAAACTTCTACCAATAAACTTCATCCCAACATAAGGGGTTGTATCTGAAGAGTTGTTTCCTGTTAGTTTTACTCCATTACCAAGAGGAGGAGCAGAGAATACAATTGTATCTCCAGATACTGTATATGCTACTCCTGGTTCTTGAATGATACCGTCTAATGTGACAATAATGCTTTTTTCATTAATTGGACTGAATGCAGATCCAAAATTATCTAGAACTTGGAAAACTGTAGTCCCTTGCAATCTTCCATCTGTGTCAAAATATCCATCAAATGGCGAAGCAAGAGTAAATTCAAATGCACGAGTTTCGTTGAAGTTAAACTCTGATGTAGCGGCAGAACCCTGTCCTTTACGGATTCTAGTATTTTCAACTTTTTGAATTGTTTGTGTGGTTACTTGCTTCGTGCTTTGTACTGTAATTTGATTCTTTTCAGGATCCCATAGTTGAATAATACTAAAACTATCTGCTTTGCCAGTAGCAACAGGCATCACAGTATCTGCAGTTGTTTCTATGTCAACTTGACCAAATAACTTAAATCCTGCAGGGTGTGTAGTAGATTTAATTAAATCTCTCCACTGTTCTATAGGTGTTTTTGATTTGACAACATAAGAATAGTCTTGATAAAAGAAACTATCAGTTAACTTTTGGTTTGCTACTCCCAATTTTCCTTTATCGGAAACATAGTATCCAAGGTTATCAAAGAAACTTGAAATATTAGTTTTGAATGAAGATACAAAAATACTTTTAATAGTTCCTGTTGCATTGGAAACAATTCCAACCAAAGAAACATTTTCTCGTATAATTCCTTGAATATTAGATAACTTAACTAAATTAGATCCATTTCTATACTCAGAAACTTTTGCACGAAGTACTTCAACACCATTGATTGTCTGAGTAACATATTCTCCATTCCTGAACTCCCCGCTAAAGTTAGTTAAAGATACTGTATACTGAGAAGTTACATCTGATGAAACTGTGTTATCTAAATGGTATGCTCCCCCATTATCAATAATTCTTACACTTTGTGGAATACCAATACTGCTACTCTCTCCGTATAATTCAATATCACCTTCAACAATTTTAATTGTTGGAGCATAAGTATAACCTTTTCCAGGACTTACAACTGTAATAGAAAACAGTCTTCCACTTTGTTGAACAACATCAAAAATAACACCAGAACCATCTGCATCCATAACAATTGCTTTTGGATTTACATAATCCGAACCAATGTTATCAATTCTTACTGATTGAATTGTTTTTGTTGCATCATCAAATAATACAGTGGCAGAACCTCTATAATTTAAAGTTGGATCTACACCAACAATCAAAGGAATTTTTTTATAATTTTCTCCAAGATTAACAATTTTAACATTATCAATTTCTCCAATAGCAAACTGACCAGATGTTGTGTAATTAATAGTTCCAGATCCATCCCACAATGGTGCATAAGGAACATCATAGACAAATCTATTTGGTGTTACATAATTTAAAGTTTTTGTTCCCTGAAGTGGGTCATTAATAATTTTTAAAAATGCTCCATCGGAATTTACAATTTCGTTTTTATCAAAGTAGTAAAAATTGAGAAATTTTGTTCCTTTTTTGATAGTGTAATTATTCTGTGCTAATCTAGAACCAAATCCAAATTTAACTTCTGTATATGATCCAGTATTTCCTGGCAAAACAATAGAGGTAGTTTTTTCTTGTGTAATTAAGTTAAAACTCTTACTAGGACTTAGGTCAAAATATGTTCCTGTTAATGAAGAATGTGAAGTATCAAATACGTACTTGTAAAACTCTTGTATGTTAATATTTGGATTCGGTGTAAATGATACGTTATCTTCAGAAAATTCAAACTTATACTCTACATCACTAACAGAACTAATTGTGACTAGTCTCTCTGGGGAACTTGCATCAAAGAATGTTGTACTAATTGTTAACTCTTGCGCTACTCTTTTTTCAATAGAATACCCAAATACAATTGTCGCTTCTTGAGTTGACGCATCATATGATTTGATGTATCCACTACCATTGTTATTAGTAATTTGATAATCTGTAGTAAAATTATAATTTGGTTTGTATAAAGATACCTCTGCTCCATTGTAATGATCTACTGCAGTTGTATTATCTTGTGCTCTAGAAACAGAAAGAATATTTCCATTGATCGCTGTAATTTGAACAATTTCCGAACCAATCGACAAGTAATCACCAACTGCAAATCCGTTTGCAGTTTTTAATGGAATACTACTAGAAGATAATGAAACACCAGCATGGTCAACATATACAGCAAGTCTAGAAGAACTTAGTGATCCTCCAGATCTTGCAAGTTGATCATCATCAACACCCAAATAATCACCTCTTTTATATCCACTACCGCCGGTTTCAATTTGAATACCGTTAACAACTCCTGCACTGGAAACAGTAATTGATGCTGTAGCACCAGTTCCAGAACCTCCAGTAAGAGGAACTCCAGTATATGAACCTGATGTATAATCAGCTCCACCATTTAATATGGTAAATCTGCCAACACCATTATACTCAATATTTGATTCATTTTTTGGAGAATTAAAAATAACTGTTTGATACAGTCTTTTTCTTAAAAAATAATTTTTAGTTTTAGATGCATCATCGGGAAAAATGCTAATAGCAACTTCATCACCAATTGCTAAACCATGATTCTCATTTGTCTCAACCAAAGCAACACTTTGATTAACTTCAAATGGTTCTAAGTTATCACTAAGAGATACTAGAGTTACAATTTTAGATCCAGAAGTATTGAATAAATTGTCAGACTGTAAAAAATAATCTTCGTCAACTATCCAAGTACCAGATAATACTTTAATTTTTAAGGTATTTTGTCTACTTGTTCCCTCTAAAATTTCGGCAGTAGCAATAGGAGGATTGATACCATCAGTTAAACTTAATGTAGCACCTTTAGTGTAATTACTATCTTGATCAATAGTAAGAATGAAAGTTTTAATATCTGCAGAGAAAGTTCCTGTATTGTTAAATGTTCCAATAACATTTTTAAGAACAATAATGTTATCATTTTTTACTGTTCCTACAATAGAGCCAGATGCTCCACTCGCCGGTTGCCTCAATACATCGTCAACAAACAAATATGCATTTTGAATAGTAGTTAGTTTTACTACCTTATCTTCTCTAGATTGCAAATAACTTACAGTTTCACCTTTAACAGAAGAAACCAATGCTTCAACATTTTTTCCTTCAGTACCAAAATTATCAAAGAATAATTTTGAGTTTATCGAAAAATTGCTAGATGATCTGTCAGTAGTAATACTATCTACAGTTCCTGAAGTAATTGCACCAATCTGTGCAATTAAACCTTCTCCATTACCTTGCATACCAGGACGATAAAACCTTTTGGAATTCTTGGGAACATCATTTTGATTGATGTTAGAATTGTAATTGCTATTTACTGGTAGTGAATAATATTTGTCTCCTAAAACATACGGAAACTGTGGTACTTGATTGCTATCAATGGTCAGGAAATATGCATAAGTTCCTTCTGGAAAATCTGGAGTAATACAGAATCTTCCATTATTTTCATCCAAAGAACCACTCTTGTGATTATATTTGTAGTCATTGACAAAAGATCCCAATGCATAGTTTCTTTCAGCAGGTCCATTCTGACGATCTGATCTGATAGAATAACTAGAAGTCATTCTTTCAATGGATGATTGTGAATCTAAAGGATCTGAATGTCCAAATGGTCCGTAAATTGGGTTGCCATCATAAGCAAAACCTATGATAGGTGAATGAGTCTTAATTGTGGGTTCTGTATCTGCGCTGTTTAAGTTATCGTTAAGTGCGATTCTTAATGATTTTGGATTTGCAACTTGTCCATATCCATATTCTAGAACGTTATTATAATTTGCAAAAGAATATCCAAATTGTGTATCTAATTCTTCTTTTACCTTTTCAAATCTATTTTTAACCCATTCTTTCAGTAAAGGTGTCGCAGTTGCATCTTCGCCAACTGCAACAATTTGAACTTCAATATTTTTTTGTGTATAAAGAGTTCCACCAAAAACTTTATTCAGTTCAGTAATTTTTCCATCGGTATCAACAACAGAAGTATACTCAGCAAACCTACCTCTACCAACTTTGTCTCTTATTACTACAGTTGGTGGAGATGAATAGAATTTACCAGGATCATCAATTACAATACTAGTTATTTCTCCTCCTGTTACAACAGCAGTTGCTTTAGCACCTCTTCCTGAAGTAATTTCGACAGTTGGTGTTCTTAAGAAAGTGTCATTAGTATCAACTACGATGCTATCAATAACATTACCTGTCAAAAATGATCTTGCTTTATTTGGAAGACCATCAATCAACACAAAAGGAGGATTTACATAATTTCTGCCCCTTGTATTAACAAGGATTTGTTCTAGTTTACCAAAACGAATACTCTCTTCATCTTTATAACCATAAACAGGAACACCATTAAGTAGGATACCAACATCTCTATTTGGTGTTTTGTAGATCTCAGTGGTTGTTGCAGGAACTTTTCTTATGATTCTAAGAAGTTTCTGATCTAACATAGTTTCAGAAACTGTGCTACCATCAAAAATATTATATGATGGATAACTAGAACTTGTAATATAGTAGTATTGATCATCTGCAAAAATAGCAGAGACATCTGTAGATACACCTGCTAGTGCATTCTGTACAGATACATTGGTTGATGAACTAACAGATGCACCAGTTCCAAGAATCCATCTTGGTTGATTAGTTCCGGTCTGTACAATTCTAGGATCAGACGTTTCAAATCCAGGATTTGAGATCTGTAGTTTATCATCCGTAAATGAGTATGGTTGTTTATCTGATGGAACTACATTATAAACAACACCAAGTGTTAATAATTTTACACTAGATCCTTCAATTATAACCGGTCTGTATACAGGAGTTCCTTGTGAGTGATTTACTGGAAGGTCTCCTCTATTCTTAATAATAAATTGAGTTATGTTTTTGTCATCAAACTCAATAACTTCTTCGTCAATGAGAACACTACCTAAAGATTCCCACCCTACAGTAGAAGCTACATCAATTCTACTTCCTGCTCCGGCAGAGTCGATAAATGCTTTTTCTAATCTAGTTTTTGTTGATACATTAAAAGTTCCGTTTACTGTCTCCGGTGCTAATACAATATTCCAGATAACTTCATTATCTGACGTGCCATCTGGATATACGTTATCTACAGTAGCATCAGCATAAGGATACTCATCTGTCAATGCCTGAGTAATCTTCTTACCAATTAAATCTTTTGGGTTGCCTGACACAACTTTAACTTTTAAAGCATATACACTAATCCAATCAGATTCCGAAGATTTATACGTAAAATCTTTTGGGTTGTATACTTCTGGTTTGTTCTCAACCTCTTTTGCAATAATGGTGTTGAAAACAAACTTAATGGAACTAGTAGTTCCTTTTGATTTGTAAAACTTTTTAATATTTTTGATAAGAGTTCTCTTATCAATATCACCTTTCAGATATTTTTCTGGGAAAGAACCTAGGTACTGACTCTCAAAGTTCTTAACTAATGCATATAAGAATAAATTACTGACATTATAAACAGTTGCACCAGATTGATGTGCATCTGCATCAGTACTGACAAAATCAGAGGAATCATATAGATCACCTAAAGTGGTATTACCACTTACACCTCTAGAACAATTCTGTAGTTGAGTACCGGTACGAGTTTCATAAAAAACAATCTCATTGTTTATTCTTACATACCCGTTCTTTGCTGGGAATGATTGAGCATCATTGAGAGTGATAGTATTGTCTGTACTAGAAATAGAACTAGCAAGAGTATTATTTTGTGTTAGAAGATTTTTTTCGTAAAAATCAATATCTGCATATTTTTGAATATTATTAATAATATCCAAAGTACCACCTTGTACTTCCTGTTGTTCATAATACTTCCGAACAAACTTACTAAAAAGTTCATATTCAGTAGTAATAAACTCAGGAAGCTGGGACTCAATCAGAGTAGAAATTCTTTTGGTCTTAACAGCAGCCATTTACTTTACTCTTTGTATGCAGTGAACGAGGAATTAGCAACGTCAACGTCAAGATAGACCTCACGGAGTGCCTTGACATCATTAGAAAGTGGTTTTACTCTTAATGAAATGCGATTATCAAAATAAGTGCCCTTGATGATAGTTAGAGCATACATCTTCAGTTCACCTTCTACATAATCAATATCGCCAACATCACTGTCTAGAACAACTTTCTCACCTGTTACGGTATCTAGTCTATATAGGACAATTTTACCGGACCTATCTTCAACATAGACATCAAAATTGGGGTATTCAGTGACCCTAAAACCAGTAGATGACAGGACAGGATCATCACAATCAGTCTCAAATTCATTTTGAAAACATACTTCATAATAGAAAGTGGAATTGAGAGTAGGATAGAAATCCTTTCTCATCATGACAGATGTTAAGTTAGAGTTAATTGAACGATCTGTATCATCAATTACACCAACTATTTTACTATATCTAAACTTGCCATTAAATTTTTCTGTATCAGATGTATCAAGGTAAGACTGAACAGAACCAATTACTTTATCTCTAACCTGTGCAGGTGTTTCGTCTGTAATTAAACTGTTGTAAAAAATCTTACTTGTTAGTTCAATATAAAGAACTGATGGATCTACAATAACTGGTTGCACAGAAGCAACCATATATTTCTTTAACTTATCTGTAATATCTTTTTTTGTTAGTGAAGTTAAGAACGCAGCATCATTGGGTTTCAATACAATGAATACCTTTCCATATTCTGGGGGAACCTGATCTTCTCCACCAAAAATAATGATATCGCTAGTTGATGGATAAATGTTGCGAACAATAGCACCATAATCTTGTGCTGTTACTGCACGATCTTGTGCTCCATAAGATTTTGGTGCATTGAATTTAATTTTTGCAGTTGTCTCAATCTCTTCACCGCCACTAGAAGGAACGGTATTTGTGATAGATGTAGAAATACTTTGTGGTGATGCACCATTCATATTTTCTAATACACCAGAAAATATAAATGTTCTGACTCCATTGGATTCCGAACCATTTGTTTTGATATAAGAAACTTCAACCCTAGCACCATTTTCTAGTTTCTTACCTAAGACACCATCACCTAAAATAAGTTGATATCTCTCATCTTCAATTTCGTCTATAAAGGCAACCTTAGAGTTGCCGTCAACTTCTAATATATTATTGGTAATTTGATATAACTCACTTAAACCACTGCCGGTTGGAAATACCTTAACCTCAATAGTATTTGTATCTATCTTATCGTTATCAAGAACAAATTTTTGATTCTTTAGTGATGTGTTGATTGTAAATGTGTTGACAATTTGTGTTCCCTCATAAACAGGAACATTAGTAAATGTCGCGACATCATTCGATACTTGTCCTTTCACATCGTTCAGTACAACATACTGATATAAAGTGTTGTCGTAATTTGCAACAAATCCTGTTCCCTTCTTTAATAGGAGTAATGTATCGCTTGTAGAATTTGCATACGTCGCTGTAAAAGAAATATAAGCGACTGGGGCAGTAGCACTCTTCGGTGTGTATCCTAACTGCTTCGCTAGAGATACTACGTTGTCCCTCAAGGTCGCTGAATCAATGAATAGTTCATTGACTACCATGTTGGTATTAAACGCCGTATAATACGTATTATAGGCAAGTGTGTCTATGAGAGCTGACATTGCAGATCCCTCGAAATCATAATCAGTAAAATCTGATGTCGCTCTAAGATAATCTTTTAGAGCAGATTTAATATCTTCAAAATCTAGATTAGCAACCTGAGTATAAGGCATTATCGAGTACGCTCTAAGAAGAATTCTGTTGCTATTACTTCGTCGTTTCTACCGACAATGGCAAAATACAATTCAACATCATAACCATTATTTTGTTCGTCGGGAGATACTCTGATGTCTTCAACTTCAATTCTTGGTTCATATTTACCAAGAACATCGAGAATTTGCGAACGAATAAGACCACTAGTTGCATAATCTAGAGGTTCAAATAAAGATCTGCGAACATCACAACCTAAATCAGGTTGAAATGGTCGTTCTCCTTTGTTTGTAAGAAGTAAAGCAGTTATTGCCTGAACAATAGCTGCTTTATCTTTTACTACCACTAAATCATCACTTACAGGATGCTTTTTAAAGGTAATACTCAAATCTTTGAATGTCTCAAAGGTTGGCATTTAGACACAGCAATAGGCTGTTACTATTTATCACTTACCAACGAATCCATCCGCCCACTCTTGAGAATCAAAAACCTCTTCGTTCTTTGCTTTGTTGCGGTTGCGCTTTGCTGACATGTTGAGATACTTATCACTATCAGTCTCTGTGATGAGTGTCATACCTTCACTAACAAAGTCTTCGCCTTTGTCAACTGATCCGTCTAACCTGTTAGGGTGTCCCATTTTGTTTCTCCTTTTGTGTTTGCCAAAAATAATCATCGGTGTCTCCTAGGCGTCCCCAGTCCGTTCCTGACTCTACTTGGTATTCTATGGTAGATACTTTAAAGTCAGGGAACTTGGGTTCCTCGGGGGTAATAGAGAGGTCATACAGACGCATCCTGTTATTAGGATACAATGCATACTGACCATTGTTCAATGCGATACAATTATGTGATTTGTGCTCTTGTGGCACTTCACTTACATTATTATCTATTACATCTGGATTTGCATGGTAGTTATCAAGTGTAAACAAGTATTGTCCTTTCATAAGACCATGATCTCTAGTGAAGACCTCACAGTCCATGGATGAGACAAATCCTTTATTGATTGCCATAACACCATAATCCATACAATTCCAGAATTGTAGATTCTCCAAACTCATGTCTATGACTGGGGTTTCAGCGGAGCGTACAAATGCACTGATGGGTAGTTTGTCATACATTGCACCATATGTTGGTAAGTATGTCTCAAAGTAAAAAGCACGCCCAGGTATGCTTTTAGCAGCAACCCAGACGCCCTCTACAAACTCCCCATGTCCATCTTGATGATCTCGTAAGTATTCCCTACGAACCCAAACTTTCTCTGCAGGAAGATTGCAAATTAAATTCATCCCTTACCTTGACCACGATAACGCTTCTTTGCACCATTACGTGATGTTGCGGTGTACTTGGTGTGCTTACCACGTCCTTGACGAGTGCGCTTTGGAATCGACTCAATTGTCTCAGCACCTGATAATCCAACTCTGCTCTTTGCCATTGCCTTTTATCGTTTGACTCCCATATTATAGCACATAACTGCTATGCTGCAAATACTGTCCATGATGCTTCTGCCATTGCTCCACCAGGTGCTAGGGTATCACCAAGTCTCATCGCACCAGTTCCATTAATGATTACTCTTACTGAACCTACCGCTGCAACATCACCATGTACATCATTACCACATGTATGGGGCGAGAAGGCGTCTCCAACCTTATGAGCAGGCAATCCGTTGATCATGACATTAGGAGATGCTGTGATACCTATAGATGGTGCATGACATCCATGCCCCGTTGTGATATCACCCATTCTTGACATTGGTTTAAGGGTTTGCATTGACTAAGTTTAAAAATCCTTTCTGTAATGCTATGTAGTATGCTAATCGACTTGCTGCAGGTGTCCAATTATTCTGTACCAGCATACTACCTTGGAAACTAGTAACAAATGGTGGACATGTATGAGTTACAATTAATGTGTAGTTATATTTCATAATTTCAATGAAACTTGGTTTCCACTTTACCCAACTACTAATCTCTGGTACTAATTCTAACAAATAATCATTACCATACGTTAATACACTCGCAGGATCAAATGGTGCTAGATTTCCCAATATTAACGGTATACCTGGTCCAGGAAAAAGATCACTCGTAATACTTTCAAGACCTTCCGGTACATCAGCAAATGGTAATATTTTCCTACCCTCTAATAAACTTACAGATGTTAAACGATTCTGCTTTGTAATCGGCGCGTTCGGTGTTGCGGTCCCATCAACAGGATCTAATGCTGGTGAATTAGAAAAGTATGACGCATAGATGTACTCGGCGTCATAAAAATATTTCTCCCCATAGAATCCCTTCAGAGGTGCTACTAATGCCATAGTAGGACTAGGTGGTCCTGCAATCGTTCCATACGCCATAGAGGGTTCTAGAAACGCTGGTGAGAGCATTTCTGGAATATCTGTTACCGGTCTGTCAGCAATATCTGCCAATTTAATAATATTACACCCAGATCCTGTATTACCTGATACCCCCTGCCCAGGGACTAACGTGATACTTGTGATTAACTCCGGTAATAACGGTAATGGACACCCTCCCGTCGCCTGCACAGTTATCGTAAGTGCTGGGTTGATTGTCTCATACAATATCGGATTCGGCGCAATCCTTGGCGTCGTCTGATACAATGGTACTGTAGGAGCGGGATTCAATACAAATGGACCCGTTCCAATTACTTCTGGACTTGGTACGATTGTTACAGGCATTATACTGTCCTTGCAACCTGTAGAAGATCTTTCTTGATTCCCTCTACATTATTATGCAGATAATCTAATGTCTCTGAGAGACTCTCATAGTTAGAATCCGTAGGACGACGATACATCAACTGTGGTCGCTCCAGCTGCGATATCCGTTGGTCCAGGCTCGTCAACCTCTCGGACAGCTTCAGGAGTGCGCTCTCCAACTTCTGCTGCTGCGGTGACAACTTTTCCGTCATTTTGATCTCCTCTCATGTATGCTTCTGATGCTCTCGACTCAAACTCATCACAGAACTTATCGAAGTTCTCTAGAATCCTATCGTAATTACTATAATCGACTTTTTGGGGCATTTTTTTGCTGGGAAAATTTTTCAGGTTTTAAGGTTTCTAAAAAACCATTTTCAAAAATATTTAGCGGTCGTCTGGATACTTTTGTAGGTTAGGAGGGACCCATGGATTTTCGCTAGGCGCATCGCTAAGGGCGCTAGGGGGGGCATATAACAGTCCGTAGACTGTCCACCCCTGTGCCCTGTCCCCCGTGAGGGGTGCTACCCTCACAGTTCTGCCATCATCTCATTCATCTCATCAGCGTCGATCTCTGGATTGTCCCATGCCACGCCGTCTGCTGTCTTGCAGAGCATACGACCAATCTGCCCCTCACACATGCAACGTTGGAACTTGTCCCATGGTGTCTCGTCCTCACTGCAGAACTTCACACATGCCTTCGCTGTGTTGTAAAGGAACTCATCGTTCCCGATCCACAGCGACACGTTCCAGGTCTCGTAGTTTGCCCATCCGTTGTACGTGGTGTCGGTTGCTGTGCTCATGTGATGTCCTTTGTTTGGTATGTGCTTATTGTAGACCCTAGAGGGGCGTTGCCTATGCCAGCAGTGCCAGCTCCTGAGTCGTCACACTGCTGATGTCCTCTCCTTCATAGACACGCACCCATGGGATGGGTTGCCCTGAGGTCAGACGCCAGATCATCTGATCACCCTCTCGTTCCTGCTGTCTGATGGCGGCGATACGGTAGGCACCGCTGATGGTGGGTGTGTAGTCTGCACCGTACTCGTCAAAGGTGCCGAATGAAGTGGGTTGGACTGCGAACATGATTTTGTTTGTTTGTTTGTTTGTTGAACTTAGTCTACAGGGTCAGCGTCTAATGTCTGTCGCTGATGTTCCAGTTCGTGGATTGGACGGGTTCGATGCGTCCTGCTCTCACTGCCTGCCTGTACTCGTGCTCTGCCTGCATCTGACGTTGGATCTTCTCCATGACTGTCTGCATCAGAGGGGAGGGGTTCTCGTTGTGAAGAAAGAAACCGGTTCGTGTCATTGCTTTGTTTTCCATGCTGTTAGTATAGCGCCTAGGATCTTGACTGCGAGGCGTGAGTATGACACTTCGCAAAGTGAACTCTCCCCCACCACAACGTGATGAGGCATGAGATAATGAGCCATGGAGGTTGAGCCGAAAGTTTGTGTTACTTAGTTGCTGCGATTTCCTCCTCTACGACTTCATCAACTGCCTCTTGAATGACCTGATAGATGTAATCAATGTTGCCTACATCATCAAAGATACGTCTCACTAGTGCAGGATCTTCTACATTGTTATCATAGTCAGTGTTGCCATCTTCATCCTTAAGATGACAATCATGCTTGGTATAAATCCATGCTGCACACTCTGCATCCTCCCCCTGTTCTTTGATCATAGATGATACTCTGTCTTGGAGTTGTTTGAGAGTGTAGTTCATGATGAAGTGAATGAGTGTTAGATAGTGATGAAGCGATTAGTGTTAGTTAATCGCTTCATTCTGTTGCCCTTAGGCGAACACATAACCAGAGCAGAAGTTCACAGTCTTGTAGACATTTTTGCCGTTGATTGCACCAGTGAACTGGCGAACATACCATGCAAAGTCTTTTTGAAACACACCCTCACCAACAATGCAGAACTCACCGCAAAGTGCATTTAAACGTGATTTAGTTGTGTTTGACTGCCAACCGCCATCAAATAGAGTCAGCGAGGTGTCATCAACCATTGCAATCTTGTTGCCATGGAGATACACAGTAGAAACGCCCATGTTTGTAACAACTTGGGTGTTACCTGATGACCAGTTCTTGTCTGCCTTGATAGCAGCGATCATCTGGGTTTCGATCTTACGCATGAGAGACTTGGTTGTTTGTCTTGAATGTATTGTTGCAGGGATGGGGGGCAATTGCAACCCCCTGTGTGACACTATGCAGACTGGTTCATTTCGTCCACGTCTAGCATGATCATCATGGCAAGATCGCACAGGTCATCGTCTGCCTCAAAGGGGACGATCTGACTGTCTACAAAATCCATGACCATTTCAAAGTCTGCCTCTGGGTTGCTGATGCAGAACCCCCTAATGTCGCTAGCGATGTTGTTGCGTGGATCGTTGAGTTTGTTCATGTGTCTACAATACAGGGTTTGACGTGCTGTGCCTATTTTGTGTGGCACTAGATCAACTGTCACAGTCCGTTGAGATAGTCTGCCAGTTCTTCTTCATACTGTTCTTTGGTGTCAAAGGTGCGACCATGGATCACACGGGGATAGGTTGCGTCAAGACCTGCTGCAGCGACCATCTCACAGTCTGCCCGATCGTATCCCATCTCGACAAGGGTGTTCACGTAGGGGTTGTTTGATTTGTTCATGTGTATACAATACAGGATCTGAGGGAGAAATCAACCGATAGTGGACAGTTCAGCAATTGGAGCGAAGCGGCTGACCTGGATAACATTTAGTGGACCTCATCTAGCAGCAGTTTGTGACATCTATCTGCCTCTTCTAATGTATCATCATCTAGTTCATCGAATTCAACATACTCATAAGCACCACGGTTTGATTCAACATTGCCATCAGATAGCAACGGGTGATACATAAGAATTCTCTGATGATTACCATCCAATGTGTACACTAACTCGTTTGCCTTTGAATAGATGAAAACCATGAAAAAATCCCGAACATGTATATACTACACGAACGGGATTGAAAATCAAGTGATAGTGGACAGTTCAATAAGTGTCATCATACTCATTGACTTCTCGTTTAAACTTGCTTACCTTCTTTTTAGATGAACGTTTGACATTCTTGACTTCATACCCAAAGTCTTCAAATTCATCGATGAATTGTTGCTTTGGATTGTCAGATTGATTGGATCGTTTACTCATTGTCTTGTTTGAATTGTTAACTCAATTGATGGCAAGATTATTTAGATTCAACAATCAAACCCTCTTTGATTTGATTGTGAAGAAACCGCCCAACACTGCCTCCAGTCTTCAATTCAACTGATATTAGTTCTTTACACAAAGTATCTTCAAATACTTGTGTATTATCACAGTTAAATGTATATTCTTTGTCTTTATTACTATTATATACTACTTCTATAGTGTTTTCATATACATTAATGCTTTTAATAGCTGAACTGATCAAATTGTCATACATTTTAGACATTTGGAGTTAAATAAAGTGATTTTAAAAGGAAAAAAAAGGAAAAACTTAAGAAATTAAACTTTCTCAGTTTCTTAAATTATTAAAAAAGTCGTTTTTTTGACTTTTTAAGATTTTGAGAAACCCTCTGAATCCATGAATCTATTATAACGTGCTTTTGAGGGTTTCTGTGGGGTCTGTGTGCCACTTGGAGGTCTGGCACAGTCTTTCTTGACTTTCGAGTGGTAGTACGCTAAGCCAACATCGTGGAGTGCCCTTAGAGTATCTTCACAGCTACTACACTATATTTTATTTAACATTTAATAATATATTCACCGAGGGGGGAGAATGGTTCAACAACGTAGTGGTAGACTGACGCGGATGTATATCAATAAGTCAGTTCTTTTTGCAATCTCAAGTGTCCACCCCATGACAATGATATTCTTGTATTATTTGATGTATTAGGTTCTACTCTATGTGGTAAGTATGCTGGGAATATGAGTAAATCACCTTTAGATGGTTGTAGTTTGTGTACTAGTTTAATATTGTATTGTTGTTTAAGTTGTTGATCAGTGATTGCTTTAATTGCATTGTATTGTTCATATAGGTGAGGGTGTTCTAATACTAGGTTAGAGCATTCATCAGTAAGATAGTATACACAGGTAAAATCACAGTTAGGGTGTACATGTGATATATTATAAGCACCAGTATGATTAATGTTTATCCAAGCATTACTCCATACTAATTGGCATGTATGTATATTATCTTGAAGATAGTCTTGTACTGGTTGTAGTTGTTGTATCTTATGTAATTTTGATTGCCAACCTACTCTTGATGAACGTTGTTTACCTCTATACTTGTGTTGATCATAGTATTGGTTGATATAATCAATTAAATCCTTTGGGGGATCGTAGTTTAGAGTTTGTAGTAGTGTTGTGAATAGGGGTACAATCATGAACATGTACTGTTTGATTAGTGATAGGTGTATTAAACCAGTAAGCTCTTAGGTGTTCGTAATCATCAAATCTTTTGTTGTCTATGGTGTAGTAATGTCTATCGTATGGTTTGTCTGATGTATGTGTGAACCAGTTGTTGTTAGTTGTTGTTGGTGTCATACTCTTTCTTTGTTTTGAAGTACAGTTTGTAGTATGGACGTTTGATTTGTTCGATTGTGTTCATGTCATCTTCAAACCCCATGTATTTGAGGAGTTGGTATGATCCTTCGAGTTCACTGATCAGTCGTAGTATGTTAGCAGGGTGTCTTTCGAGACCATTAAACTGATACTTTGCCAGTATATTGGTAACATTTGTATTTGGGGTTGTATCTGTCAATATACTTTTGTGCGTGATGTGTGCATGTGAACCAACAACGTTTGTCATCAGTTAGATCATGTAAGAAGATAGGGAATGAATCTAAGTGTGGGAATAGGTCAAGTTTACGCGAGTTAATTACTTTAAGTGTATTGTCTAATTGCTTCTTCTTTCGCTTCGTACCAGTTGTTAGGGTTTTTGTATTCCGAGATAGTGATTGCATCGTCTTGGATATGCCAGACGATTTCTGTACCTTCTTTCCACCCGAGTTCTTGGCAGAGTTCATCTGGGAGTTCGATGAATTGTTCTTCCGAGTCATCACATTGTTGTATAGTAGTAGTAAATTTATTCATTTTGATCTATGATAGAATACCAACGGAGACGACGATCATGTTGTTTTAACGATTGAATAATAAACCATTCACTCGCAGTTGAGTTAATGGTATGAGTAGTGCATCCACCATCAAGATATTCAATTGTAACAACATATCGATGTCTCATTCAATGTAACCGTTTTGTTCTAAGTATTTACGTGTCAAGGGAGTTGGTTCATATACCTCCCACATATTACCACCAGCACATGCAGCAAGAGCATTCATTGTCATGTTTTCAGTACGACCTGCCCAACCAGCTTCTGCTTCCCAAGGTAATGCTGACTTAGGATATGTACGCTCTGCTAATACACGCCAGATCATTGGAACTTCATCCTCTGGCATAATAATAGCAATGAGTGAGTTATCAATAGTTCCTGCCATACAATCTTGTGCAGCGTGCCATCCTTCATGTCTCATCACCATCATCAGAGTACCTGGTTTACCCATGTAATCCTTATTCAGGAAGAAGTTGTTGCTTACAGTGTGATAGACACCACGATGACCATTAGGGAAATACTTTGAATCAGCAAGGAATACATTCACACCAACTTGATTGAGTGAGTGCAACATATTATGAAACTCACCTGTCACACTCGTGAATTCTTCTGCATTAGGATACTGTGATGAGATATCAAGCATTGAGTATACTTTGACTACACCATCAGTACATTCACCTAACAACATACAACCCATACTATCCATGGAGTTGTATCCTTGTGTGATCTTACTATCATCAGCAAATGCTGGTGTCGTAAGAGTTAATGCTGCTGCTAATAATACATTACGTAATTTCATGTGTTGCTCCCAATGTCATTGTCATGATCAATTTGTCCTTGTGCTTTGATTTGTTGAAGTAGTTGTTCAGAGTCAGCATAACGTTGCTCATTACATGCTGTCATGTATTGTATGATAAGCGTTCGCATCTCATCTGAGATGTCATAGTCCGCCATAGTTCTCCGGGAGTGAGAGATACAAGTTCAAGAGATCATCCTCATTATAGAATGCAGTCTCTTCCTTCTCCATGTTATCAGGGTCCATCCACTCAAAGAACTCATCAGCAAGTGCTAATGCCTCATCGATGTTATCATTTGCCATGTGATAACGGAAACGCTCCACAACATAGTCATAGATGTCATCACGTTGTTGTGAGAGACGATCAACAGTCGCGGAGTCGTCAGTGATTTTGTAGTTGCTCATGATTTAGTAGCGAAGAGAATGTTGGCGAGGTGATCGTATTGAATGAATTCTACATCCTTAGGGAGTAGAGATGCGGCAGCAGCAGCAAAATCGTTAGGAAACTTCTTGAATAAGCGCCAATACTTCTGGACACCATCATAATCTAGATCTTCATGCGGAAGTATACGAATCTCCCACACTCCAGGAGTATCTTTAGTTGGATAAGGTTGGATAAATTCCTTGATGTGATCTGCTAGCATGTTCATTTGACAAAGACCTCGTTGAGTTTGGTGTGTTCTTCAGTTAGTTTAGCAATCTGTTGCATGTGATATGCTACGTGAGCAAGGTATTCTTGCTCTTCTTCATCAACTTCATCATAAGCAATGTCATAGCAGTCATCAATATCGACAGTGTTATCATCATAACACGTCATGCCATACATGGTATCCGTAGAAGAATCCATTGCATATGCATTACCAGCAGCAACGAGATAGAACATGGGAGTGAAAGCAGTGTGAATTTAGTATACTATGTATTTGGTGAGGTGTCAAGCGACATATTGTGCATTACGGTAGAGATAACCACCTGCCCAATCAGCATGAGCAAGCATGAATTCACGCTCTTTGATGATTAGCATGTTGAAACGCACTCCCTTAGCAGGTGCTTTGATGCTTGCTGCTTTGTATACTTCACCAGTCTTCTTATCAATGAAGCAGTGAACACTACGTGAATTGCCATCAGTAGTCATCATCACCTTGTGATACTTACGACCAGTGTCAACACTGAACTGATACGTACCAATGTTAGCCTTAAGGTCAGCAATCTTGTTCTCATAGAATTCTTTGTTATCAGGGTTGCTGGTAGAAAAGAACTCAGCACGACGAATAGACTCGTTAACGAAGTCTTGCTCTAGTGCTTGACAGAGACGGAATGTGTGCCCTAGGATCGCTTGGTTGATGTCATTACGTGCCTCAGCAGCGGCAGCGTATTCAGCGAAGGTGACGGTGGCAGGCATGGAGTGGAGTGCTTGGTTGATGAATTAAGTATAGGGCATCTGGTGCCCTGTGGGTCAGTTGGTGGGCACTTCGGTTGCTGGCACACGGGAGACGGTGAAACTCTTGATCTCATAGTTTCTCCATGCATCACATGCCTCCTGTACCATGCGCTCCATCTGCCTCTCCATGCCCTTGTGAGTCGTACACTTGCCACACTTGCGGAAGTAGGTGATGGGGTGCTGTGGAGACGCGATAGTCTTGACCTCGATCTTGTAGTGTGAGTGCTTGACGATTGTGGTGGTCATGTGGTGTGTCCCGTGCTGATGAATATAGTATAGGGCATTTGAGTGCCCTGTGTTGGTTCAGTGGACAGTTCACGAGGTGGTCAGCTTAGACACACTGATCATGAATAGGAAGACTACCATGATCACCACATCCCATGACTTTGTTCTGATGAAGTATGGGATGCTAATCAATTCAGCAGCACAGTTCAACACCACACCAGTAATCACATTCACATGAAGAATCACAAAATAGGCAGTGATAACACCAACACTACCTACAACTCTTGCTTTAGTATCGAGTTTCATTCATAGTAGATCCAATGCTTCTGGTGATAGTTCATCACTAGCACTCTGACGCCAGTTCTTATTCACCTTGTCAAAGTCTTCTACAATATCCCATGCAGGAACAGCATCATCAATGTTCTCCAGAATCCAACGGTCGAGCATTACTTCAGAAATAGACATGATTAATCAGTTGATACGAATGATTTGAGTAGTGGCATAGCAGAGTATGCCGTAGTGTTGCTTAAGTCTACTGGTTTACCAGGACGTTTGTGGTTAATTGGGGCAATGTAACATTGTTTCTTTGTGTTGTAGAATCCCCAGATTGATCTGATAGGCTCATTAGTGTAACTATACCGAGCATGATTCCGAATCCAAATGCCAACGACGTTGGACTTATGTTCATGAATCTCATAGGTGAAACCTTCTGGTGGTTGATGAGGGAAATCAGATGGTAGTTCTGTCATTAAAGATCAGCATGGAGCATCTCATCAACAGTCATCTCAAGTTCTGCTGCTCGTAGTTCTAATGCATCCATACCAGCAGTGTCATCATCATGAAGATCAAACATGTCAGTGTCAATATGCTTGGTGAACTTACCAAACAACATATCGAGAAAATTGTGGTCGTCTTTAGTGAACATGTGTGGTTCCTTGAATGGTTGAGTCATAGTAGTTCATCATCTGAGTATCACGATGCGCTAAGAATAGCAGATAGCATGTGATAGCGACAAATCCAATAATGCCGCTTAGGAGATACTGTGTGCCTCTCATCAAACTGCCATTGGGGTGTACTCAGAGCGAGGCATCTGCTCAACGTTGTAGTTAGTTACCTCAGCACCGTTAGCAATACGCTCTGCCCACTCATTCTTAGCGGTGAGCATGGTAACAGTGCTGTAAGACTTGAGACCGTTAGCATTCCATGTGACACGCTTCTGGAAACGCTTAACGATCACGCCGTCCTCTTCAGCGATGAATGCCTCAGGGAAGAAATCAACTGTGGTGACGAGTGTGGTGAGTTGCATGGGGTGTGTTCCTTTGACTCTCTTAATATACACGGTTATGGGGTGCTGTGCGCGTTTTGTAGACAGTTCGCTAACTGGTCGTATGTGGCACCATCATCGACGTTGTTCTGCATAGCATGGATTTTGGTGGTGCCTAGATTGCATCCCATCATCATATCCATCAAGAATAGGATCTGAGAGGTCGTTAGAGGCACATCTATAGTCCGGTCAGTCATAAGTGGTTCAAGACGCTTGTGGGCGATCGTGGAGGGGTCTCTGACAGTCTATCAGCATAGAACCGATTAAGCAACCACCTGATTTCCATGAAACTGATCCGTTTTCTGTACTTGCCTGATGCCATGGGAGACTTGAAACTAGTAAGGAAAAAATCCATAGTCTCATCTCTCCACTGCTCTATCAGGGCATTGATTGCAGGTAGATCTGCCTCTTTTACCATTGTTGACTCAATTGGGAAGTGATTCCTGTTAGTTGGTTTACACTTACCCATGCTATTCACCAGTGATGGTACATCATTGTCCTGTAACATACGGAGATGAATGTTATTCTGTGTATTTGTATCAATTCCATTCACCAGGATGGGTGCCAGGTCGTGTGGGTTGAAGCGCACATGAAAATCAGTTTTTGTTGGTGTGTTGTCAGGTGTGAGCATAATCTCCTCACCATTGACAAATGTGCGCGTGTGTTCTACTCTATGCGGAACAAAATATGCAACACCTGCGGGTGCATCAGTGTCTGTGAATAGTTGCATGTCAAACTTATCCCATGCATACAATCTATCCTTGAATAATCTTTGGTTCCAGAATGTACTGGGTACGATTGCAGCGACGTACTCACAGTTATCCAACATTAGTTGTAGTGCATCAAGATACATGTCCTCATGTATTAGTTGCACTGGTAGTTTCTTACGTGATACTACTGTCTTCGCAAGGTATGGTGGGTTAGTGATGCACACTCTGTACCCAGTAGGAAACTGTTCAAATGTATTTCTATACTCTACATCAGGGTGATTGGGTTCAATATCATATCCATGCCACTCTGCATTTACATACGAAAAAAGGTGCCCCGCACCTGCAAATGGTTCCAAGATTGTAGTCTTGGGCACCATCTGATACCAGGAACGGAATGCACCGGAGTTGTTGAATGGGTCAGTCGTTGTATAATACTGACCCAGAAGTTGCTTGCTCAGTACCACTTGCCTTTGCTCTCGTTTGCATTATCTTGTGGTAGCCAGTCTAACATAGGTTCCTTCAATTGTCCAGATTGGAACAACTCAACCAGGGGCAGACAGTGCTCACGCACATAACGCTTCATAAATCCTTCGTAACTATTACGAAGACTGGTTTTGTCAGAGAGACATACATCAGCAGTGATAGAAGCATATGGTTTGAGATAACCATACACAACATGCTGATCTCCAGGGTGATTGATGATACTCTGACCCACCATATATTGCAGGTGCTTCATAGAAACAGGGTGATTGAACGCTTGGATATAACCTCTGCGTCCATTGTTATCCTGCTCACCACCAACTGCGAAAGAACCAGGAGCAAAGTGCTTATTCAAGTATTTCTTAACACTGCTGTCACTATATGGTTCAAATGATGCAGTAGCACCAGTTTCATTGAGGATCTTGTTAGCAAATACTTCACGATTATCAGCATGAACTTTAGGATATGATCCCTTCAGTTCAGCAACAATACCATTAAGAGTTTGATCGATTGCCTTACAGTCAATGCCTAAGCGAATCATCTTGGTGATATCAGCATCTGTATACTCACGCTTTTTCTCTAGTTGAGAAGGTGCGTTTTCAGTAGTACCAAGACGCTGTAGATCATATTCACTCTTACCACTCATTAAAGCACAGGGGAAAGTATCATATTCATCTGTGCCAAAGTAACGATGACGACCATTACGAAGAATATATTTGTAATAGTGCCCATTTACCTCTTGCTCAAAGAGAGATACACATGGTTGAGGAACACGATATTCCCAACCAATTTTCTGTACACTTGCAGCAATCAAAGTAACATCTTCAGTAAAGACAGTTAGTCCTGCTCTTGTTTGTGTGTTATCTTCGTGGGTTCCAATGTAGATATCACTACGTTTAGGTGTAATCCACTCTTCAAACTTACAGTTCTTACCTGTTGGTTCGGGAGATAATTTCTTGAGTTGTTCTACATCAAAGAAATCAGATATACGAGGCTTATCATCAGTACAACTTTGAACTAGTTCAGTTATTTCATCTATATTCAAAGTCTCTTCTATGGCTTCGTAATCTTCAAACACATTTATCATTTAGTTAATACCTAGGCGCTGTTGAAATTCTACATGATCAACGACCCAAACTGTGTCAGAGTCGTAGTTAAACTTGAGGCGATCAAACTTGTTAGTCAGGTCAGTATCGATGAGGATGACATATACTTTGCCTTCCTCACCATACTGTTCTGCCCAGTCAGCAAAGTGTGCTGCTTCGTGGAACACATTATCCTGATGTCCACCTTCACCAAAACAAATCTTGGCAAAGATATATCCTTCGACATTGCCGTTGATCACACCATCGATAGACTTGAGGCACTCAAGTTTATCAAGACCAGACTCTTTGAACTCTGCTTTATTCAACAAGCGTCCATCCTTTGTAGGACGGAGATCCTGGTTGTTCAAAGATTGTACGTAGATACCATAACCACTAGAGACACGGTTAATCTGATCAAGAACGTAAGATTCGTCCTTTGAACCTTGACGTGAGGCAAGGATAGCAGTACCATGAGCAACTGCTAAAGCAAACTCATAGTCTGCTTTGCACTTCTCATAGATATATTCACGACTGGTACGAAGGAGTTCAGCAAGACGATCAAGAGACTTGAAGTTAATCAGTTTCTTGAGATCAGCGTCACTGATACTCGCTGTATGACAAATACCCTCAGCAAGAGCGATATTTGTCTCAAATTGGCGTGTGATGCGGATTTTTGAAAGATCGGATTTGAACATTACAGTCATTGGAATGACGCCACCTACATGGGTGGGATTATAGAATGTGGAGTCTTTAGGGCGCTTCCTCTCCCATGAACCTAATATACACGAGTTTGGGATCTGTGTCAACCCCCTAGTCCAGTCTGTTAACTGTCCCCAAAGATAGGATGGAGTTCTGTTTTTGCATGTAATGTCATGTTGATGTGTTGCTCCCATGCAACAGCATCATCTAGATTATAAAATACCGCCTGTTGTTTCGCTTGACTCTTCTTCTTGTTCTTCATCCACACAACTGCATACTTCATTCCAATACTCGCGATAAACACATAAAGTTGACTGATAACGACCATGACGACATGTTGGGTCAGGTCGATCGACATAACAAATGGTGATATACTGATCACCAATAAAATCTACCCACCCTTTAGTGGTGATATACTGATCACCAATAAAATCTACCCACCCTTTAGTGGTGTGATACTGAACCATCATACCACGAGTAAACTTCACCCGTCAACCTCTTCAAATGGTTGACGGGTGAAGCTTCACCCGTCAACCTCTTCAAATGGTTGACGATTTTTGTTCTCTGGTTTAGGAAGACGGAACATCTCCTTGAGGTCATTCAAATCATTTAGTTGCTTCACCCGTCAACCTCTTCAAATGGTTGACGATTTTTGTTCTCTGGTTTAGGAAGACGGAACATCTCCTTGAGGTCATTCAAATCATTTAGTTGCTGTTGAATAGAATCAAGTCTCCTCTGTATCACATTAAAGTTATGATCAGTGTTGCTCTGGATTGTCAACATGTTTTCAACTGTTTGTTTAAAGTCTTCTTCAGTCATTAGTAGCGTTCAGGAATGCGGTGTTCTAGGTTGAGAGCAGTGTTGCCAGTCATGTAGTCTCTAAGAGACATAGCACGACAATATGCTTTCTTGTGGTATTCTATCACATCATCGACGCCAGATAGCATCTCTTCATGCGCTTGTCGTGCTGATACTTTATCATCGTTGAGATAATCATCGATCGCATCTTGCATACGATCTTTGCGCTGTTTTGAATACTCATGGTTCCAGTTGATTTCAGTTTTCATTAAAGTCTTCATTGCGACGTTTGTCAAGGTATTTGATGATCTCACTACGCCATTCTAGCAGTTCATGATAGCATTGCTGATCATGTGCGTCCTGACGTAGCTGATAGTCTGGTTTAAGAACGCTCTCGTAAAAGATATAGAACGCATCTTTACGTTTCTCGTGTTTTGTGGTACTCTTCCAATCCATGGGGTTCGACGGACGCTCTGCTACCATAGCACAGGTGTCAACCTGCTGTCAAGTCATCAAACGCATTTACTACATGAAGAAGGAAGAAAATGTCCTTACACTCCCCATCTTGTCCGATCAAAAACTCAATATCAAACCAAGAATCACCTGTTAATAATGATGCAGCAAAGTCTCTTTGTTCATCAGTTAATAGATTTAATCCTTCAGTTCTATAAAACAGTTCTAAGAAACTATGTGCAATATCATTAGTATCATTAACAATTTCTCTTTTTTCTTTATCGACAGTATTAAAAATATTATATTCAATTCTATATGATATATCTGTAATGCCTGGCCTTAAAATCACAAATCCTTTACAAAAATGACCTTGTTTTGCAGGCAGTTCATTTACTTTTGCCAGAAAATCGTTTTCATATTCATGCAAATCATATGTATTGTCAAACATTACAACACCATTAAAGTCTCCATTTGTATCGTAGGATGCACCACATAATCTAGTATATGCTGAATCAGTAACACTAGTCATTAAATCAATCTTAGATCTGATTCCATTAATTTGTTCAAAACCAGTAGTTCTAACAAATTTATTCCAAATTGGTTTTAATGTGTCCCATTGAATGGGATATCTCAGAAAGAATTGTATAATATCACCATCTTTATGTTCGATATGAACATTTTTATCAGTTTCAAGAGCAAATTCGTGAGTATATTCTTGATGAAAATCAAAAAACTTGTTCATCTTTAATTTAACTTCACCGTCAAGCACAGGAAGATATGCCGAATCTACCAGAGATGTATATCTCCTTGGCATGATCTCAATAGTAGATACTTTCTCTAGTGTAGTCAGACTATATTTGTCAATGACTTTATATCTATCGGAAAACATTATTCGTTATTCGCAATTATTTGTCCTTGGGCAGTACATAATGAATAGAAGATATAATTCTCGGGTGTAGTTGTTGTCTCTTGACTGTCAGGCAAATTACTCTCCAAGAAAAGCAAAGTATCATCTATGTCATTAACTTCCATGAAAACATATTCAGAATTCTTCAATGCAGTCCACATATCATTAGGTAGAATGTCTTTATAAAGTTCATATGAGGCATTGATAGCATCAACATTACTACTATTATTCCACCCATAAGATCTCAACAGCACAATTGCCGTACCCTTAGCAAGTGCATACTTTTCTAAAAAGTTATCAAAATAATATACGTCGTAAGGTGTGTTCATTTTAGTACGAGTTTCCAAGCAATTGTTTTACGCAGACCTAGAAATGATCTAGATGTTCCTTCTGCTCTATGAGGAATGTTTCCTGGGAACAGGATTGCTGAGTTAGGAACAAACTCAGAGTAATGATATGTATCACCTATCTTAAATACTGTCTTACCATCCCACTCTTGATCCCAACTATCGTTAGCATAGAGAAGAAATGTTCTGCCTCGATCATCATGCCAATCCTGATGAAAATTACCAGAAGTGCCAAATGTATGACCATTGCAATAAAGAGCAGTTAGTTCATATTTTTGATTAGTCTTTTCCTCAATGATATTTAGAAGATAATCAGTGAAGAAAAAGTCATCACCTAAATGCATCATCCAAAATGGTATCTTTCTCTCTGGATGTCCTGGTGGATATGATCCATGACCATACTCCCACTCTGGTTTCTCTAATTTAACTAATATATGCTCAAAATCTTTATGTGAAAAGAAATTATCATATCGTATAATATCATTTTTAGAAAAAGTTTCCATGTTCCCTCACCAAGTTCATTCTAAATCTATCAAGTCTACCAAGCACATCTACAGGTACTCTATCATGAAGAGAATCTAAGTATCTACCATAATCAACAATCCAATCTCGTGTAAAAGAGTCTTCTATGATAGACTGCATCCAGCAACAAAATACTTTTCTTGATCCAGATGTAATTTCATTTACTCTATGAACAAGATTTGGTGGATATAATACTGCCTTACCTGCTTTATATTTTACAGGTACTTCAGTGTCTCCTATCTGTATCACTAATTCACCACCTTCATAATCATCATTGAGAAAACATGTCATACTATAATGAGCATTGACACCACCAATAGGATTGTTATCTACATGATTTGAATACACTCCTCCAGTAGGATACTCAGAGAAGTATATTTGTGATGGATGTTTAATATAATATGTACTCATTTTTGCACAAATGAGTTGTAAACAATAATAATTTAATTCTTTATATCCAGGACCATTGTATGCACTATTACATACTTTATTAATAGTTTTGCCTAGATTACTAGACCTGCCGTCTTCAAATTGTAGATGATTAAAGTAAGTGTTAATATATTCAAGTTGTTCATCATCTAAAAGATCAATTTCATATATCATTCATCAAGTTCCGAATCGTAAACATAGAATTTCTCCCAATCTTCAGGGAGGATATGTGTATTATTAAGACCCATAAGTTTCATCATATTTTTTATATCAGCACTAACTTTCCTGCTAACAATTTTATGTCTGCTAGAAAGCATATACATGTTTTCTTCTCTTTGATGAAAGAAATCTGTAGATGCTTCAGAATCATGCTTAGTCCACTGTATTGGATCATTAACATCCAAATATTCGGGTGCATCAGTTACACCATCTTCTAACTTACCATTTGGATATTTTTTAAGATAGTTGTTTGGATCGATTGGCCACCTTAACTCATAAGTATATTTGAAGAATGCTAAACCAGATCCACCAAACCTTTCATCTTCTGGTTTGACTAGGGATTGTGTACGAATCCACTTTCTCCAAGCAATCCATCTTGCTCTCTCACCATCATACTCTTCTTCAATGTCGGGCAATACTCTCCAATCAGAATTGATGAGCATTTCTGTTTTTTGTCTTCTAATTTTCCAAAATCTTTTCTCATAAAGAAGAACTTCTTTGTCAACCTCATCGACGATCTTCTCGATCTGTATATTCTTTACTTCATTAACAACGTAGAGAAAATTGTGGCATTGTTTGCAAAATTCTTCTGCTTGCTCAACAGTTGCACCAGTAAATTTATAAGTGTTGTAATAAGTTGACTCAGTTTTGAAGTCATACTTCATTTTTTGTCTTTGACAAAAATATGTTCCATCACTGTATAATTGGAAAAAATCTATTTTATCTTTGTCAGTATGCCAAAATTGATCGACAACATTAGATAAAAATTTCTCCATAAGATCTTCATCAATTTGTTGTTTTTGACCTAAAAGTACATCAAATTTGATAGTGTTAATACCATCTATACGAGCAATTTCAGATTGTGGTAATATCATCTTATTGATGAAATCAATTTCGATGAGCAGTTTTCTAGATTCCATAGGAGTTTAGCGAAGTTTGATATACCATCCTGTTATGATATATTTATCTGTAGTAAGAACTGTATTGCCTTTATGTGCATGTGTAAATCCACCAGGCCATACAACAACAGTACCAGCAGTGGGTTTGATTCTACGCTTTTGATACATAAATTCTGTTTCACCCTCGCCATCTGGCATATCATTTAGATATATCATCCAAACGAGTTCTCTGTATTGATGTGGTATATCAGTATTTTCATGATGCCAAACATGATAACCACCACCAGGGGGAGTTTTCTGCATCTTAATGTCAGTCGAAATTAAACCAACCTGCTTCAATGATTGATATTCAAACATATAATGTTTTAAACATGATTGAAGAACACTGTTAACTTGTTCTGTACGCAATCTATTAGAATAATCTAACATAAAAGCAAAATCTTTTCTTTTTAAATCACCACCATAAAATTGTGATGAATTTATGACACTTTCTCCTCCCTGAGTTAACTCAGCATCAGGAGAGTAAGTACATGCACTATCAATTACATGATCTGCATGTTCAATCAATTGATTGCATAATGGTTTTGGAAGAAAGTTAGGCCAAATACCAATAAAATCAGTAAATTCTGATTTTGTTAATTTTGGGTTTAACATCAATTCAAGTGGTCTATAATCTTCAATCATGTTATATTATAATAATTAGTATGCCTTGATAATGTATTTAGATTTGTGGAATGGGGTCAGAATTGGAACTTGTCTTTGTGGTCTCATTATAACATCAGGGAATGGTCTTTTAAAAGCACTGGAATATTTAAATAGACCTTCACTAAGATCCATAAAAATATCACTTTGAGTAAAGTTTACATTGATCACAGCAGCAGCACCACCAGTTCCGGCATCACCAACTGCAGCAATTTCAAGCATTCTCGCTGCAGTGCCAGGAATATCATCATTCCAAAATGCAGTAGTAACTAAATCACCAACTGCATAACCAGATCCTGCACTTATAATTCTATTAACACGTATTCGAGTGTCATTATTTGAAGAACCATCTCCACCCGTTGGCCATGCTTGATATGTAATCTCCATTCTTAATCCAGATCCACTACTAGAACCAGTAGTAATCATATCTTCTTCACGAGTCACTTCATCTGTTGGTAATGTCCAATATCCAGCACCACCATTTCTATATCCCCAATCACCTGCAGTTGCAGGAAAATACGTACCATTTCCACCACCGCCATCAGATCCATCTGGATCTTTATCACCATTGCTGTCTACATATGTTCCACTCCACCTCATCTTGAATGTTAATACAGATCCAGCGACTCCACCACCCAATCCAGAACCAAATCCGCCACTATTCTGTCCTTGATCATTTTCATTACCGCCAGTAAAATCTGCTTGGATGTTAGTAACAGGATTTTCAGTAATTAAATGTGAATGTGTTAATGTTTCAGTACCAGATGCAGTAGAAAGATAATTATCAATTCTAAATGTTGCTGGTTGTGTGTCAAATACACAACCCCAGTTTCTGCTAGAACCCTGAGTACGGGGTGCTATTCCTGTCTCTACTAACGTAGCACCTGACAATCCTGAAATAGGTGATAACCACCATGTCAAGAATTCAATATCAAATTCTTCGTCATCAGAAGTATCACCAAAATCAGATGATTCAAGGGGTGAAAAGTCAATATCGAATGATGGTGGTTCTTCGTTTACTGGGTCATTAGCAGGGAAGTTTGCTCTGACCCATGTTTCAAATGCTTCTTCACTACCTAAGTATTTGATAATTTCTTGCTTGAAATTTCTTAAAGTTCCAAGCCAATCAACCCATTCTTGCCAAATTTCTTCAGAATTGCTAACTGAATTATCTCCTGTTTCATAATAACTAGCTTGTGCATTTGTGCCCATCAATCCTCTAGAAGTTCCGCCCCATCTATTCAATGGATCACCACGATCACCTTCAGTAACTGCAGATATGTACATATGACTATGTGCAGGCACACCTACTTTAACTGACTGTAAAGGTCCAATTTGTGCAGTCACAAATCCATTTGGATTTATTTCAAAAGGAATAATTTCAGTTATAGTGCTCAATCCAGATAGTCTAACTGTTCCTAGTGAGAAGTAATCACTATCTAAACTTCCTGGTGTTAATCCAGAATCAATACCTTGAACCTGATCTAATGGTTGAGATCCACGAGAACCAATCTTATTAAAGTACCAGAATCCACCCTCAGATCCTGGAACATCAATTCCACCAGTAGTTGTTGGTAATGCAGCAGAGTTTCCTCTTTGATTGTCAACTGGTCCAATACCACATATTCTTCTATTTCTATAGTCAGGAAGATTAAAATTAGATCCAGATCCACCATAACTGTATCCAATGATATCAAATAGCATAAAATATTGAGTAGTGTCTAAACTCTGACCTTCACATTTAATAAATCCTGGATATCTAGAGCTTAAATCTCCATCTAGATCACCATAATTATCGACACCTTCTTTTAGGATTGGTAAAACTGTTCCAATAGAATAACCATCTAGTTTAGGTTCTGTATAATAATCACCAGCATTTTCTGGGATTGAACCTGCTGCTATCCATCCTTCTGTATCGAAAGAAGAATTTTTCTTACTATACCAAACTCCTACATTTGCTGCTGATGGAGGTACAGTTACATAAGTTGTTACTTGCCATTGAAATTGATTAGGATTACCAGTTCCCAATTGAATTGTTGTTACTTCTGGAGTGCCTAGTTGATCTGCTGCTTGAACAACAACATAGAAAGTAGAATTGACAAGAGGATCAAACGTTCTGGGACCAAGTACAGGAGTGTCATAGTCAATAGAAATTAGAGCATTATATCCTGCTACACTTTGAATTGTAATTGGTCGATTAATACCAGTGACAGCAATAGGATTACTTGATACAAATGATGATGGAATTTGATTATTTTTGTTAGGTGGTGGAGACCAATCTGCATCAGTATCTGGTCCAGCACTAGTTTGTACCTGCCATGTTGAAATAGTTCTATCACCAACTTTAATTTGTAAACTTTTTGTATCACCAAATGTTGCTGACGATTGCAGGTAAATGCGTATTTTATCTCCATTTTCTACTGTAGTCGGAAATACACCAACAGATCCATTATTCTTTTTGATACGTACAAGAGATGCATCTGTAGATACAACAGTCACTGGAACAGATATACCATTTCCAAGTCCTGTAATTCCATCAACAGTATCAGGTCTTATTTCTGATCCAATTAATGTATCTTCAATAGCACCAACAATATCTGGGAAAGAAAAACTATTTGGATTTTCTGATGGGTTATTTCCTGTTCTTACTGTCCAATCACTACCATTTACTTCAGTACCAATAGTAAGGTTAGTAGTTAGTGGAGTAATTGGATTGGAGGAAGACAACATTCTAAGTTGCAAATAATCGCCATTTGCAACTGTACCAGGAATATTGGTAAATGTTGCACCATCTAAAATTTGAAATCCATTAACATCAGTTGTTGTGTTTCCTGTACTAGAAACTGCCCACTCACCAGGAGCAGATAAACTAATATCTGCATCATCAATCATCCCTTGAAGTCTAATAACTTCTGGAGTATAACAATATGTGTTTGAATCTTGCTCATCTAAATCTGTAAAATCAGGGAAAGGATTTGGTTCATTAATAACTCCTGCCCTAGTAAAAATTGTCCATACTTCATTAGAAGTACCAATGACAAGTGTCAATCTTGTAGGGGATACAATAAATTCAGAAGATCTAGCACGTACCTGAATTTTTGCACCATTTTCTACAACTTGTGTTCCATCACCTTGAATCCATGGACCAAAATTGCCATCACCAAGAGGGTCAATACGCATCGCGTATATATTTTCATTTCCTGAGACATTACATCCTAAGAAAAGAGATGCTTGTGTTCCTGGTGTTAATCCAGTCAAAGAAGTAGTTGGAGCTCCATCTGGTGGATTAAACACTACATCAGTAGTAAATAAAGTGCTCAATTCAGCACCAGGATCTGCAGAAATATCTGTAAAAGGAAATGGATCTGGAGTAAAATCCTCAGGAATAGTGGTGAGCAACCAGAATTGATCCAGATCACCAATACGAATAGTTACCGTTCTAGTAGTATCCCACGTATTAGGAGCTTTGAATCTAAATTGTAAGAATTCACCTTCAGCAACATACAACGGTTGTCCATTAGGTGCGAACGAATATGTCATTCCTTAGTCTACTATTCCAATAGTATTATTTATTGACTCAAATTTGTCTTATCTGTTTCCAATCGTTGTTTTTATCAATATCTACATTGATTGGCCAATCAGATAGAATCTCTACAGGAATATCAATACCATTAATCTGATAAAACTCACTCAGAATTTCAGACTCTGGGTTTATAACAGGAACTTCATCTTTGAATAAATCTTCCGATTCTTCAATTACCAGATTATCTGGAGTTTCATCAATTACAACAGCAATTGTGTTTTGCAATATAAAACTTCCACCATTACCATTTGCAGTAAGTTTAACAACATAAGATCTAGGACCATAATCATCCCACACTACCGGAATATTTTCTATTCCTGATGATTTACCTAATGCTGTTTGTCCTGCCTCTGCAGTTCCTCCTAATGTTAAATTTATTGTTTGATGTAAAACTGTATTTCCTTGATTGGGACCTCTATCATATCCCGATTTAAATACTTCCAATTTTAACTCAGTATTTGCATAATAAACTTCGTATTCCACATCAATAGTTGCTACACCGTAATTAATTGTTAATGGTGTAACAAATTTATCTGCGCGTGGTTGTTCATATACAGTAATTGTTACTGAAGATTCAGGATTAAATGAAACCAATTCCGAATTTCCAGTATTATATCCTTCAGCTCTATATGTTGTTGTAGCTGTAGGAGTAACAGTACTGTTACTCTCAATATTACCATTACTAATATCTGCATTAGATGGCCATCTAATAGCATTTAGATCACCAGCAGAATACCATTGCAAATCAACAGTTCCACCTAATATAATAGATACCACAGAAGCAGTGAGATATACTTGAGGGTAAATAACCTGGACTACAGTAACTCGACCTCCTGTTCCATCACTACAATTACCATCACTACCACCTGCAGTTCCTGCAGAACCAATACTCAAGAGAGTTTCAAGACCAGCAGTAAAACCTTTTGATTCTAATGTTGCCCGAGATATAGCATTGGTACTAATATATGCACCGCCACCACCACCTCTACCTCTTGCACCTGCTTTAGTACCAACGGTTGTAATAATAAAATCACGAATATAAGTATTTCCACCAGTTGCAGTTTTAAACCAAATTTTCATTCCATTTGCAGTTTTATTATCAATTCCACTTACTGCATATGTTCTACCACCTTGACCGCCACCAGCAGCTGTATCAAAATTTGAGGTAATAGTATAAGTCCAATTATTATCTATATAAGGACTGGTAAAAGTAAAACCATAATGTTTACCATTTGGATTTGTAGCACCAGTTTGACCAACAGCACCTGGATTAAAATAATCCATACTAATATCATCAGTCGAACCAGATGAACTAAAATTATGACTTTTTGGTGGTACTCCATTTTCATCAGTAGTGTCTGGGCTATTATTAAAATAGTGAGTAGATGAAGAGGTATATGTATTGTATCCATCAGACCCATTGCCACCACTTCGACCTAAATTTTCTCCGCCAGTACCACCAGAAGAAAGAGAACCGCCAGCGCCATTTCCTACAGTGAAAACAACACCAGTGCCAGCCCACAAAGATCCTAGCGAATATTCACCTCCCGAACTTGCAGTATTTTTTCCTCCAATTCCTCCCCCCGTACCACCAGTTGCAGAAACTCCCAAAAAACTAGTTGTTCCACCACTAGTTCCTGCATCAGCAGTTAAGTAAGTATCATTATTAACATTTTCTCCACCCCCACTTGCTCCAAGCATGGTGAATTGTAAACTATAGACATAAGTGTCTACAACAATACTGCCAGAATCCTCAACAACTGTTGTTAGTGGCATTTTAATCTATTCCTACACTAGTAGTATTTAGATTTGTCTTACCTGTTGCCAGTCGTCTTGCTTATTGATATCTACATTGATTGGCCAATCAGATTTGACTTCTACTTTAATATCAACATCTTCAACTTCATAAAACTCACCTAAAATTATAGAATCTGGTGTTACAACCGGAACCTGATCTTTGAATAAATCTTCTGATTCTTCAATGGTCATATTGTCTGGTGTTGTATCAACATTAATAGGGACTGTAAACGTTTCGGTAGTTGACCCACCACTACCAGTAGCAGTAATAACATAACTTATGCTAAGTGGACCTCTATCAGTATAAACAATATTTGTATTATATGTTCCACTATACGAAGAGTTAGGTCCAAATTCAGCAGAAGATGCTGTATTTAAACTTGCATTGCCGGTAGTATCAGGAACAAAATCGTAATTGTAAGTAGCAGACAATGTCACTGATGTATTTGCATAATCTCCTTCATATTCAATTGTTGACTGCTGACCATAATCAATTGATGCTGGATAATTTACAATTAAAGTTGGAGGATAATATACAATCAATACAACAGATGCAATTGGCGAAGTTCCACCAAGACCAGTAACATATCCACTATATGTTGTAGTGACAGATGGATTAACAGTTGAAAAACTGGTTAAATTAGCATTTGTAATACCACCAGATGTCCAATACAAAGTATCGCCATCTCCTGTCACAAACCACGAAAGATTTGTACTACCACCAACAATAATAGATACAACACCCAAAGTAAGTACAAGCACTGGTGGGATGTAAACAGTAATATTTACGGTTGCAGTATCAGTGTTTAATCCGCCAGGACCAATAACTGTTAATTGATATTGTCCACTAGATTGAGGAGAAATTACAATCGATCCATCTGGGACACCAATAGAACCAACACCCTGATCAATACTTCCAGTAATAGAGAAATTTGATGTCCATGCTAATGTAACATTTGCTCCCTGAATAATAGCATTAGGAGTAGCAGTAAAACTAGTAATTTCTGGAGATCCTAGGTTATATCTTACCCTAGCCCACCCATTACCATAATTAGCTGTTCCTGTATCAAAATTAAAATTACAATAACTGTTGTCAAAACTTGATCCGCCACCTTGTCCTGAGTATCCACCTACATTATTATCTAATCCAAACGCTCCACCATCACCACGGGGACGAGCACCAGCTCCACCACCACCGCCGCCGCCGCCACCGCCATCAGTCGGGCAGTCATCACCTTGATCACCATTTTGAATACTACTCAAACTTCCATTGTACAATCCTTTTCCTGCCTGACCAGTATTACCAACAGCATTTCTATTCCAAGAAGCACCACCGCCACCGGCACCACCGCCTACAACAGCAACATATCCATTCTTAAGAGAGTCGTAAACGCCGCTGGCACCGCCGCCACCGCCACCGCCACCAGAGCATCCAGAAGGACCACTACGACCACCTCTTCCACCACTAGCAAGATTAGAAGATCCACCACTACCCGATCCACTATTTGTTACACAACCAAATCCATTTGATCCTGCATTACCTAATCGTATAGTAAATGTTCTTTCAACATAATCGGGAAAATAAAAAATTGCTCTTCTACCAGAACCTCCACCACCACCAGAACCACCTGAGTCAGTACCACCAGTACCACCACTTCCTGCTGATATATCAGCAGTTACGTTGATTGCCCATGGGGGAATATATGCAGTACCATCGGAATAAAATGAAGTGTCATAATCAGTTATACTAGGATCTGGTACAACAACATTTACATCAAAACAAACAGTCGAACTAATTCCACCATTACCAGAAGCAACAACACAGTACTGAGTACTATTCTGGGGATAAACTAATGCTGTACCGTTAATATTTGAACTACTAGGTACAGGAGTGCCATTTGTCCATTGTATACTAGATGCATCTCCTGTCGTAGCCCATGTTAAAGCAAGACCTGCCCCTCGACTAATAGTACCAGTGGGAGCAGTAAGTGTAATAACTGGTCTAGTATAAACAGTAATTGTTTTACTAGCACTAGTAGAACCAGTGGCATTTGTAACTGTATACGTATATGTTTTTGAAACATTAGGACTCACACTAGTAGAACCACTAGATCCTGGGGTTGCAACCCCAGTCATACTATAACCGGTAATGTCGTATCCTCCTCCACTCCAGGTTAATGTAGTAGGATCACCAGACTGTGAATCTCCAACAATAATTTTATTATCTCCCTGAGGATCATTTGAAGTAAGACTTGCAGTTGGTAAAAGAAGATTAGTAATAACAGTTAATGTTATTGTAGCAGTGCCAGAAGCATTTGTTGCTGTAAATGTGTAATTATAACTTCCTGTAGAAGGAATTGTTGTTAGACTACCAGATGTGCCAGGATTAACAACAGCAGTCATTGTAGTGCTGTCAACACCAAGAGCTACAGCAGACGCACTCCATGTAAGGGTTATATCTTGACCTCTGTTAATAGTGTTATTAGTTCTATTTGAAACAAGAGTTATCGTTGGAGTATCATCTACAACAGTAACTACTACGCTTGTAGTACTTGTTCCAGTAGAATTAGTTGCTGTGTATGTATAAGTTGTTGTAGTTGAAGGGGCAGGATAATATACTCCGCTGCTTCCAACAGTACCAGCAATAGGATTACTTACATTTCCAGCAGCATCAGTTGCAGTAAAAGTATTAGAAGTTATTCCTACACCAGTAGCAGAGTATGTAATAGTTACATTTTGACTTTTGTAAATGCTAGTAATTGGAGTTCCTGAAGAATTAGTAGCAGTTATTGATACTGTTGGTGCATTTGCCTCTTCATATGAAATCTCAGCATATCCCTGAGTTGAAAGTGATCCTGCGAATTGACCTCTACCCTTTACTGCACATGAACTTACATACGTAGTGTTATAATATCCGCCGCCACCTATACCAGGATATCCAGATCCCTGATTACCAGATGGATTATTCGCACCACCATTACCACCAGGGTTTCCACCTCCACCTCCACCAGATCCTGCATTGTGTGATGTACTACCTATACCACCCTGACCACCATTAGAACCTGAAGAACTTGAAGTGGATAAAGTTGTAACATAAGCAGCATTTACATTGCCTGGATTACCAGCACCACCAGCACCACCGCCGCCACCTGCTTCTAGTAATATAATAGTTCCATATTTAAATGCAGATGATCCACCGCCACCACAACCACCACTTCTAGTACAAGTATATGTCCCATTTCCATCGCTACTTGGTGCAATACCACCTGGTCCACCATTATGATAACCAGCACCATTTAACGATCCTGGATCTGCAGCTCCACCAAGAACATAAAGATTATCATCCCCGTTAATTCCTTTTTGAAAACTGACAGTTTTTCCTGCCATACTAGGGTCAAAAGATCCGGTCAACCATTGTCCTTGCTGTCCTCTATTATTCTGAGCAGGATTTCCGGTGGAGTAGTTAACACCACAACTATTGTTAACAGACCCATCCCAATAATCACGAGATCCAGGTGCAGTTCCACCTTTTGCTCCACGAATAGCATAAGTAATGTTTATAGCATTACTTGGAATAGTAAAACTACCACTATTTGCGAAAGTTTGCGTAATTACTGTCATTAAATTTGCCTTACTTTTTGCCAGTTAGATTGCTGATTAATATCTACATTAATTGGCCAATCAGATTTAATTTCTACAGGAATATCTATATCATTAATTTCATAAAGTTCACTCAAAATTTCAGTTTCTGGTGTTATAACAGGAACTTCATCTTTAAGTAATTCTTCCGACTCTTCAATAGCAAAGTTATCTGGAGTCCTATCAATTATTACAGTAGTAGTATCAGTATCTGTTGCAGATCCACCATTACCCACAGCAGAAATAGAGAAAAAAATCGATGCTGGTCCAATAGTATTATATGGTACAGTAATAGGAACACTACCATCTCTAACAGTATCACTATCGGGATCTGATGCTTGGTTGCTGGTTGCGGCAGTCCTAGTAATTGCAGTACCAGGGGCAGTAGTTCCGTTTGTGTAGGTATAGGTTGGTGTAATTGTAATACTACTGTCGGCATATTTAGTAGTATATGATATATTAAAATTCTCACCATAATTAACTTGACTAGGAGAAGTTATTGATGCAGTGGGAATTTGTCTTACCGTAATAGTAAGACAAGTTTCTGGGGATACTCCACCTGGACCAGAAAGAACTGCACAATATGTTATAGTGTCATCAGGACAATCTTGCTCCTGACTATTAGCGTTAGTATTAGTAAGAGGTCCCTGAGTCCAAGCAAGAGAAGCATAATCTCCCGCTGGGGTCCATCGAATTATAGTACATTGACCAGCATTAAGAGTTAAACCATTAGTAGATTCTAATGTAATAGTTGGCGGAACTAATACATCAATAAAAATTGTTCTAGTCGTCGTGCCAGCCGGACCATCAGCACTCAGAGTATATGTTGTTGGTACAGTAGGATTTACGGTTACTGTTTTTACAAAATTTTGGAAATTACTTGTAGATGCTTGAACTGTATTTCCAGGATAATCAACAACTAAAGTATTTACATCACCAAATACAACCCAACTCAGTGTAATGGAAGCGCCTGCAATAACTTGAATATTACTAGTATTACCATCCTCATCAGTTGCAGTAAAATTAGCACTAGGAGGAAGATATTGAATATGTCCGTCAATATACCTTTCACCAGAAGCACTAAGACTCAATACAATTTCAATACCAGCAGCAGCACAACGTGCTATAAAATAATCATATGATGCCTGCACTGTTGCAAGTGTCATAGAACCTGAAATATCAATCCAGATAGAAACAATCGTTCCATATGGAAGAGAACCAAAATTACAAATAGAGAACCAATCAGATCTAGATCCAGCATTTCCTCCATCGCGATTAACAGTAATTGGTCCATATGCATTAGCATCACCAGGAAAATTAGTGGGAATATCAATACTACCACCACCACCCGGATCTAGAATGTAAAAAGATCTATATGGAAATGCTGTTCTAAATCCTCTACGACTATCAACAGCACCACCAACAACTGGAGGATTTTGTGCCCAAACAGCGTTTAAGTTTCCAAGATTATTATAATAACTACCACCAGTTTCATCAATGACAGATACACAAGTGACTAATTTTGCAAAATCTGCTTCAGAAATATCATTCCTTTTTAAAATCAAAGGAGCTTCGGTAGGAAGAGCAGTTGACCTAATATAATAAATTCCTGGGTTTCTTGGGATAGGCATTTGTTAAAATTTAATAATATATTCTACAAGCATAAAGGGAGTAACCAATTCATCCAATTTCTCATCATCTTCGACATCAACATCAACACTAGCACTTACACCAGACATGTCAATTTGAATAGTTGGATGTGAATATGTAAATGTATGAGCATACGATGTAGGTCTCGTAATATTATGTTTGTGAATAGATTCTCTAGTCCATGCTTCAGTAAAATCTAAAGAGTTTCCTGCTCCACTATTTGCAAGTCTTTGATCAAGATCTTTACCACCAGAAGTAGCTACGGAGTGTTGACCAGAGTAATTAACAAAAGCTTGAGATGAATTGTGTGCATGACCCTGAAAATTTTCAATATTTAACTCAGTCTCAGTTGTAGACCTTTCCATGTTATATTTTGGAGTACCAAGCATATTAAGAGGTCCACTAGAATCTAACTCCATATTACCAACAAATTGAGAAATAATTCTACTACCAAAATTACTTACAATTTCTACTTGTGGACCAACTCTATTGGTAATAGGACCACCTTCAATTTCTCGTTCAATAGTAGTATTTCTGTATAGTCCTGTTCCTCTACCACCAATAATTACTTTAGATCCCAAATCAGGAAGTTGGAACTGTCCTAGATCTCCAGTTCCTAAATCAGGATCTCTAACAATCGCACCTTCTTTTATAAATCTAGTGTCAGTTCCAACACCTAAAATTTCAGATAAATGCCTATAATCTCTAGCATTGTATATGCTACCATCACACCTTAAATAACCAGCAGGGATTATATTTTTAAAATTTGTTGCTGTAGGATCGTTAACTAGTCCCAATCCAGGAGTAGAATGTACTAAAATTTGACCAGCACATCCACCATATCTTGCTCTCTCGTTTGTATAATTTGCCATTTTAGTATGCTCGAATGATGTACACGCATGTTAAAGAGGGTTGTGATGTATTCATATTAATCTGCAATGCACCAGCATTACTAACATTATCTAATTCAGTATCTAGTGGGATACTTAATACAGAATTAATTCTGGTTTGTGGTTTTAAACTTCCTTGATCAAATTCAATAACAAATGGATCATGTGCATGTGCTTGTAGTTTATCATCTAGAAATGTATTTCCGTCATTACTGACAAATGTTGAATATGCACCAGCTGCTGTTTGATCAGGATAGAAATTTCTCTGAAACTGCGGAATTTCAATATTCTGTCCGCCTATTCCATATTGAATTACATCATCTGCTACTATTTGAGGTCTTCCAGTTACAGGAGTAGATGGAAATGGTCTAAATTCTCCCCAGTTTGCAACAGGTGTATGTGTCAATTGTTGTGGTGATAAATTAACTGGAGGATTTTCCGAGTTAGCTCTACCAACCATTCTACCAAAATCTCCACTTCCAAACCCGCTATAAGAATTTAAAGATGAGATATCTTGGTTTGCACCCTCAAATTTAAAACCTTCTTTATAAACACCTCTTAAAGAGAATCGAGCTTCGTCAACTTCACCATCGCCACCACCTGCTTGTCTTTCGTCATATGATGCATAGCTAAATTTTAACGACATATTGCTATAAGGAATAACACCAAGTCCCGGTAAGTTTTTAGGAGTTGCTTTAAGAGTTTCATAAATGCCTGGGTGAGAATGAGTAGAAACGTGTTGATGTCCTAGTTTTCTTCCACCAATATAAACCACTTTTTCACCTTCTCCAGGAACAATTTTATTTCCAGAAATAGCACCTGCATATCCATCTCGTTGACTTAAAGGAATCTCAAAGTCAACATTAGTAATAACATCATTATAAACTTGTTGTACACCTAGATCTGAATTGGAACCAATATATGGTTCAATCAAACCTCGGGCATCTGGATCTAAATCAATAGCATTATCTGTTCCACCAGCACTAAAATAAGCACCCTCAATATCCATTAGAGATCTCCCAGACAGAAGATCCGGTAGCTTAAACTGACCTGTATATGCTGGAAATGCTCCTCCTAAATTGGAAACACCAGCATTATATGTGTCTTGAATTGTTTGAACTAACAATGGATAATCTCTTGCGTCAGGTAAGCTACCATCACAAACGATCCACCCATCTGGAATACCAGATAGGGGACCACTCCAAGGGATGATACTGCCGATAACGGCAGCCCTCATTTGTCTAGTAGATTGATAGAAACTCATTTCCTTAAATGTCCATTAGATACCAACCAACAACACTAGATGGAGCAGCATCAACTGTACCGCCATCTGGAGTAACTGATCCAGCGTAAACTAATCCGAAGGATGCACGAGGTGTTTGAATAACTAGTTCACCACCATTATGCCCTGCGAGATTGGAAGGTGCGATTCCAGTCAACATAGCAGTTCCAGTATTTGAAATATCACCCTGAACCTTAATGTTATCTCCTGCTCTTACAACCATTGATACGTTGTGAGTTAATGCACCACCTATATCTATAATACGAATCATATCGCCCATTAGAGCATCTGCAGGTAGTTTAATTAACGTATTAGATCCAGCGTTAACAAAGTAATTAACATTTGATTGTGCTACAAGAACAGAGTTTGCTGTATATAACCACTTACGACCACCAGTTTGTGAGATATAATCATTAATTCCAGCAACAGTGACCGAACCGTCATTATCAACACCAAAGATTTCATTTCCACCGGAGTTAATTGTTAGATCTCCACCATTAATTGTTACATCAGCATCCTCGTTATAGTCCCATCCAGCAGGTGTATCAACACCAAAGTATTGACCAATAACAACAGGACCACCAAACGATGATTGACCACTACCAAATGCAGAGAATGAACCGTATACAGTAAAGTCCCCTGAAGAATTATCAAACGTTAGTCGTGGAGTTCCTTGATCAACAGAACCATCAAGATTTTTACCAAAAATATCGATACTTCCTGTGCTATACATGTTTCCAGTTGCTGTATCAACCTGGAAAGTAACAACCTCTGATACAGTATCATTACCACCATTGGAGAGAGTTAAGAACTCAGTGAGACCCTGTGGTGTTAATTTGAATAGTTGACTATCTCCATATGGAAGGGGACCGCCAAGTTCGCCGGGTTCAAAATAATTAGGATTGCCCTCGACTGCAGCAAACGTCGATCCCCTGAGAGTAATAGTGTTGTTTGTTGTTAAAGATCCTTGAGTAATCGTATTGCCAGTTATCGAATCAACAGTAAACTTATTAAATCCAGAACCAGCAAGGATATCACCAAAGATGTAGGTATCACCAGTTGTAGATTCAACCTTGAATACTTCAGCAGCAGGATTACCACCGTCATTAACACTCAAAGATTGTGGTGATGTTGAAATTAAAGACTCAACAGATACAAATTCCAGAGCAGATAGTCTGAGGAAGTCGCGGGTAGAAATAGTTCCACCAAATTCAGCAACACCAATGTTAACGTCAGCAGAACCAGAACCAATACCAGTACGAGGTTCATCTAGTTCCTCACTGTCATCAAGGTCAGAACCTGTGATGAAAGAAGCATTACTTTGCTTAATTAGTTTAGCAATAACACAACCATCTGGATGATCTGTATAAGAACCGCTTCCTTCAGAACCTCTAGCAACAATTAATCTAAATCCATTAGGATCAGATGGGTTAGCAATATTGGCAATACCAATGATACGAAGAATCTCACTCTTCGCTTCATCTCTTAATCCGGTAATGATATTTCCACCAGCACCAATACTGTCGGGAGAAGATGCATTCGCTCTATCAAGCAATAGAAGATCGCCAACTTGGAAATCACCAATAATAGGTTGTGTAATTGGTAGGAAGTAATTAGAACCCGCTGCATTAGTGCCATTTACTTGGAATGTAAGATCTCCACCACCACCAGCACCCAACTGAGTATCAGTAATAGTAAGAGTTTCATCATTAGCATATCCTTCACCGGGACTTTCAATAGTAATATCAATAGTATAATCAAATCTAACAATAATAGTGAATGTTGCACCCGAACCTACTCCATCACTAGTTGTATCCAGGAAGGAGTATGTTCCTGGTGTTCTACTGTTAGCACCATTATTAACTAAGTTATCAATGGAAGAAATTTGACCGCCAGCAACCAAGAATGCTGTAGATCCCCATTGTGATACACCAGCGGTATCAATGAATCTACCAGTATCTTCATACTTATAGAAGTCAATGTTTGGATTTTGGACACCACCAACCTGATGAGGAACAATAGTAGTTCCAAACTTACCTCTACCAATCTTAATAATGCCAGCATTTAGACCACCATCTAGTCTAATATTACCTTCAACAATTGTAGAAGCAAGAACATTCAGGGTGTTTCTGATGAATGTAGTACCACCAGTTGAACCCATGGTGAACGTAGTTGCGTTCGTTGCAAGATTAACTGTGTTAGTCTGGTCTCCGTCGAAGAGATTAACAACTCTTGTTTGTGTATAAAGTCGGCAGCTGCTAGTTCCTGCACCATATCCAGTACCAATCTCAAGATTACCAGCAAGTCCCGTGTAGAATGTGCCAATCTTAGTGTACGATGTAGCATCTGCTTGAGTTGCCCACGCACCACCAAGTGTAATCCTACACTCAGAAGTTGCATCCTCGCTTACAGTAGCAATATCAACGGTTGCATTATCAGTGTTTCTGTGAATCTTAAGAACACCATTTGTGACTGCCTCACCAACTAGAATTGTTTGTCTAGGAGAAGAATTACCAAGAGCAATGTTTTGATTGCCAGTGGAATTATTCATCAAATTCAGGATTGTACCATCACCTGCCCAGTTAAGAACAGTAGCAGTTTGATTGATGAAGTTGAACGCAGTATTTGTGGTGGTAATATCCCCACCATTAACTTCAATATCGCTCGTAAATTCTACATCGCCTGTAAATCTACCAGTACCAACAACAACTAGATTTCTATCTAGATTCTTAAATGGGTTAACAGTATCATTAACAGCAGTATTAACACCAAGTCTGCCACCATTAGTGGTCATGACTCTTAACGTTGAGTTATCACTTGGATTTGCACTATCACCACCAACTAAGAATGCATTATCCTGATCAGTCTCTACATGAATAATACTAGTTTCAGTTAAGTAAGATAAGATCTTCTTGCCGCTAATAAATGTATTACCAACAACATCTAAGTTTGCTCGTGGTTCAGTTTCAGTAGATATAAATGCATTTTGTGATGCAGCATGATCCGAGCGAGCAATGGTATTAATACCTAACTTATAATCGCCAATAGTTTCAGTTTCCGTTCTAAGTGTCTCAGCACCAATAACACCCTGTTCTTTCCAAGAAGAATTAGAGAAGTCAACACTAGGATTAGTTCCTACAGGAGCAGAACTCAGAACACCACCAGCACCATTCCAACTTAATGTTTCAATGGTAATGTTGTCATTAACTTGGAAGTGAACGTAGTTATTTGCAGGGTCAAATGCATCACCATTAGGACTGAATACTGTCCAAACATTAGTCAGTCTAGAATCAATATAATCATTGAGTCTAATTTGTGATCCAGAAGTAATGCCAATAGCAGAGTTTGCAACATTAACACCATTCTGATCTTTGAATATCAACTTAACTACGTTAGTTCCATCAAAATTAATCGTAAAGATGTTATTGTTGGGAATCTGAGTGAAGTAGTTGGAGAAGATCCAACCAAGTGAACCTGACTTACCAATTTCTTTTCCTTTGAAAAGAACATCACCTGCTTTAGCAGCAACACCACCAAAATCAACAAATTGATTAGCAAGTAATCGATTTCCATTTTGAGAAACTAAATTGCTGTTGTTTGGAGAGATGTTGGAAGGAACACCGTTAGTGATATGAGTCTTAAACTCATATCCTTGACCCTTTCCTCTCGAATTGAATGCAAAGATAGCAGCATTAACTCTGTTCTTGCTGATTCTAATATCACCAAGTGTTGGAGGAGCAAAGTTAGTCCTATCAAGAGACTCATCTTGCTCATCACCAGTTACAGGATCAACGGAAGATACATTGGAACGAATAATTAACGAATCTCTAACTTCAGTTAGGTCATTATCCTGAACAGAAATAATTAGAGGAGACTGGAATACGTTTTGTTGTGAACCATCACCACCAACAACTGTAATATTCTGGTTGAACGTTACAGGAGTATCAAATGATGTAACTAGATTACCGATATCCTCATCATCGTCTTCACTACCACGTAATGTTGCAGACTCAAGGAATGTTTCTACACCAGTAATAGCATTGATTTTTCTATTACCAATGTAAAGATCACCGTTAGAGTTTAGACCCGTGTAGAAGACGATACCACCGTCTTGTTTCTTACTTTGGGCGTAGAAGTCCTCAGTAGGTGAAAGGACGACTTCCTGACGCGCTGGGAGACCTGTGGAGTAGTTTCCTGGACCGAATCCAAGATACTCAAACGTGTGATTACCAGCACGAGCAATAGAAGGTCTTCTAAGTTCAACATAATAACGTTGATCTGTTAGAACTGTGCTATCACCAGCAATTGGAATCTTACGATCTTCAGAACCAGAAGTTGCATTACCTACCTGTGCTTCAATCGCATTAGAAATATAATTATTTTCGTTAAATGCAGGTTGATCAATTAGATCTTCAACTAATTCTCTAGTAACAGAGTTCTTGTAGTCATTAGTTGTAACAAGACCATGAACATAGTTATCAGCAGCACAGAATGTAGGTGGTGGATCTAATAACTGAGAAGCAACATTAAGTTCTTCTGCAGTAGTACCATTTTTCTGGAACCACAATGGATCGTTCTTATAATCTAGAGGGTAAAGACTGCTAACTGGTTGCGAGAATCTAAACTTCTTAAAGTTTTCTGCAACACCAGCACCAGTTGGGAATGGCGAAACATTACCGCGTAAGCAAGAAAGATAATAGACGCCATCTTGCTGACCAGAAATTCTACGCTGTAGAGTTTCATAACTGAAGACATAGAATGTATCTTCAATAACACCAGCATCCTCAACGCTATCAACATAATACTCAATACCAGCATCATCCTGAATACGATCACCCGGAGTGATAGTATAAACATTAGAACCGTTTTGCTTGTAAAAATATTGGGGATAATTTTTCGCGATTAGTGTTTTTAGAGGTAGCGATTTGCCCATATCCTGGTCTTCCAGCATATCAGCAAACGTGCTTCCCTGCTCAAATCTAGTGTTATAATACTCACTAAACTCTAGTTTACCACCACGAACATTCTTGATGATAAGGTAATGCTGACCACCAACTGTGTAATATGCGTGGATATTAGCAAGACCAGAAGAATTACCGGTCCACTGAACTTGGTTAGCAACAACGCTAGCAGTTTTATTAACTGTCCACTCACCACCTTGAGGTGCAGAAATTTTAACCGTTGTGAAAGATTCGTTTCTAAGACCAGAGAAATTGAGAGTATCAATAGCGTGATCAAATAATGTAAGTTCTAGATACTTAAGGTTTGGATCTAAAATGTCCTCAACATAACGTCCAGATTGAATTGTCGCTTGAATACCAGAAGAGAATTTAGCAAACATGCGGTACTCAAGACCAGAACCAGCAACTTTTTTGTATGGGTCATACTTATCACCAAGTGTAAGACTTTGTGCATCATATTCTGCTTGAGTAAATCCAATAAATTCACCAGGATTACGTTTGTTTTCAAAACGAGCACCATATACTGTTCCGGCAACAGGTTTCAGTAAAACTTTTTGTGGTACTAACTTACGAGTGTCATCAGTTCTTGTCTTAATAACAAATCCGTTGATAGGATCTCTTGCATTCTCAAGATACTTAGGAATGACATAACGTAGTTTGTATGTTCTGTCATCAGCATCGCGATCATCTTCCAAACGTGTGAACCACATATCAGTGGATCTTGGACGGTCAGAGTAATCAGACTGCTGCATTCTCCAGAAAATATTTTCTTCTCTGATGTTCTGTGCAATAGAAGAAGAACCTTCATCAACACAACGTACAAACCACTTACCAGTTGTTGTAATACCGTTAGAGAATGCAGGATCATATGCAAATGGTGCTCTTCTCTTGTTAGAGAATACTTGGAAAGTTTGTGTTTGACCAGATGTAAATGTAATTGGGTTTACATTATTGATAGCATCAGCATGAGTTTTGTGAATTGTAATTACAGAATCATTCTGATAACGTGCATAAAATTCTTTGTTTGGATCAATTCTACCAAAATTTGCATCCTGAGAATTTTGTATTGCAACATCAGCATCTGATGCATATGTTGTAGAAACCAACGGAATTCTACCGCCATCAAGATCTCTAAAGAATACTTTCTGCGGTGTTACAGAAGCAAATGGGGTATCAAAGATGTGTGATACATCTGTTTGAATACCAGCATTAATAGAATTAGTTAACTTAGTTTTGTAGTTGTGTAGATCATACTTCTCATCGAGAATAAACTGATAGATATCAATCTCAACATTAGCATCGATAGACTCAGACTCAGAAGCATAGATGTAAATACCTGCTGCAGCATTCTCTCTTGAGGTTGCGAGCATTAGTTTTGTTTGATCACTACCATTAAAGAATGTAGTGGTGCTGTAATCTTCTGGTTGTGTTCTTCTACCAGGAGAAATTACATAGTATGTTCTGTTAGTTTCAAATCCATTAGGTAGTCTAACAAGACGCTTATCAACATCAACGTATTGACCTTTAGCAACATCAAAACGAGGACGTGGAACCAATCTTACTGGTGTTCCTGTCTCAAAGTCGTGTGGATTAGAAGCACCAACACCAGAAGTGTTGATTGTAAATACAGTTGCTCTAGAAGCAAAGGCACTAATGCTTGCTGTCTGTTCTTGTCTATCAACAGATCCAACACCACTATTGATAATAGTTGTGATATTTCCAATTAAAGTTCCAATTGCATCTGCAGTTCCTGCACATTCTCTCTGAGTAGGAGAGGTCAAAGTATCCTGAAGAACGTTTGGATCAGTCTTAGGCAAAGTATCTGCCCACTGACCATTAGGTAAGACAAAGTATAGATCTATAGAACCACTTGTTTGACTTGCATTGATTGTATTTCCAGTATCAAATCTAGAATTAACAACACCAAGTTCAATTTGAGTGCTACTTACAATTCTCTTAACAAATGTATCTTGGGGAATAGTATTATAATCTGGAATAGCTCCAGATTGGAGAAGACCATCAACATATGCAGGAGCAGTAGGATTAGTATTATTGTACTCACCAACAGTCATACCGATTAGAATACCACGAGTATCGTTAATGTTAACGATCGCAGAACCAGCAGTTGTAGAGCAATTGAATGCAAGAACATCGAAGTTTCTCATGGCAGCAGTTGCCATCTGTCCGACATAGTTCCATGCATCGATGGTCTCTGTCTTCTCGCCGTCGATATACTCTAGTTGATTGCCAACATAGTATGCTTCACCTGCCTGGACAGAGTTGATATTACCACCAAGTCTAAGGTCAGATACAACAGCGTCAACAATATAAGATACATCACGGAAACACTTAGATACTGATGCATCAGTAGTGAATGAACCACGATTAAGAACAGGAAGTTCAGATAAACTTGCTAATGTAAATGCATCGTTTGCAATATCAAACAAAGTTTCAATAGTAGAACGCACGTTAGCACAATCCCACTCACCATTGTTTAGAGTTGGCAATATACCTGTGTTCAAATTTCCTACAGTAACAGCATCACATACAATACTAATCAGTGTATTGATAGTAGAAACAACGTCAGAACAATTACCTGCTTGATATCCTTGGTTTACACCATTTTGAATCAGGTTTTGTGGTTGTACAGGAGCAGTTCTTGTGATACCACTGATACTACCAACACCACCACTATCGGTTCCAATTGCTTGGATAATAGTGTCTAGATTAGATTGAGTTGCACTGATAACAGATACACATGTAGGAGAATCCCAGTCAGTAGTAACAGTGTTGTCAACATACTGAACTCTAGAATTACCAGCACTACTATTGATTACCTCATTTCTAATGATAGAAGGAACAAGATTCTTAATTTGTGTAAAGACTTCTGCTGCTTCAGTACGCTCAGGATCAATAAAGGTTGCTGCAGAAATACCATAGTGAATGCAATCTGCTGCTGCAGAAACAAATTGATGGACAGATTGTGGTAGATGCTGTACAGCGTCTGCAGCGGCAGTAATGAATTGATGGTCTACACCAGCAGCAGATCCTGCATCACCAACGTTGACGGTGATTGTGGTGGCACTGACAGCAGTGATAGCAATAGACTTACCTGCCCAAGGATCTTGACCAGGACGTGGATAAGTTTTTTGCTCTACATTACCGTCTTGATCACATGTAAATGTGAATGAATTGTCAGCAAGAACAATACCCTCAGTAGCACTCAACGTATGAGCACCAATGGTGATTTCCATATCACCTGTCGTGGAGTTGTATACTGCGTCAGTTGGAGTCCAGAACTGGTTTGCCTGAGATGCTCCAACATTAACTGTAATAGTTGATGGGGTAGCATCAGTAATCTGCATCCACTGATCAACATAAGGATCATCAGGACTTGGTGATGCATGTTGTGTCTGGTTGCCATCCATAGAACATGTAAAGACGACACCATTAGTATCAACTTTAATGTATCCACCCTGTGCCATATCATGACCAGGAATAGTGAATACAGACAGTCCAGTTGCTGGATCATATGATACAGTTGTAGGAGTAAAATCCTTTCTTCTCTTACTAGGACCAAAGTAAGGCATTACATTGGTAGTGTAAATCTCTGCAGAATCATAAGTTTTAGCGTTTCCACCAAACTTAACGTCATACATGACTTCTTCTAAGACGTTATAAACATCATCTAAACAGTCTTGCTTAGTGTTTGTTGCTTGAGGAACGTATCCAGGATATGCTGCTTGCATACGAAGATATGCTTCTTCTGCAATATATTCCTTGTTCTTAAGAACAAGGTTGTATGCGTCTGCATTCATATCAGATACAATTGCAGGATCACCAGTAGTATCAAGAGTGATAGTCTGGTCCCAATAGTATAGTTGGTTGTTAACTGCTAGGTTGATAGCATCAGCAGCACGTTTGAAAGCAACGATACCCTCAAACTCTTCATTAAGTAAACCATTAGCAATTGGAAGACCGAATCTATTAAAGTATGCTTTGGCAGCAGCAATAGAATAAGCATTACCACCAAACCAGAGATCTTGCTGTACAGCATCAACAATATGTCCGATATCTCTACGGCACTTACTTTCTCCAGCAGTTAGATCTCTGTTTGTTGGAACTACGTAGTTTGGATTACTAGGGTTTGAAAGACTTAATTGATTACCATCACTAATAACTTGAGTGACAATAGATGTCAAAGATGCTATAGCATTCTGAACATCAGAACAAGCATTTGCATCTGTATTTGTAAGATCTCCATTGCCATCGCCATAGACAGCTTCACCACCACTTACAGTTGTATCTTGATAACCAGATGATAGTTGGTTGGAAACAGCATCTTGCAAGTAATCTCTAACAGCATTAAAACCAGCAATACTTTGGAGTTCTTCGCCTTGAAGACCACCCACTACCCAATTGCCAGCGTTGTCAAAATACTTCTCAATAAATTTTCTGGTCCAATCATTACCACCAAGGAAAATATCCATACCAATGGTGTCAATAAAGAAACCTAAGTCTCTATAGCACTTATCAGTACTGTTGCCTGGGAATACAAATGTTGGATATAGTGTTTGAATTTGTCCAATAGCATATGCTTGTGCGTCTGCCTTATTACGACGGATAAATCTGTATGCAGTCTTAAATCTAGAAGTAGCAGACTCTGCAGGATCACCAGGAAATGTGAAGAATGGAGATGCATCATAAGTAGATATCTCTGCCAATGCATTATCAAGAATATAATCTTTGTTAAATTCAATTAGATTGTAAGTAGTCTTATATCTCTTAGCATCTTTGTTAGCTAAGTCAATTGTTACACCGTCTGTTGTATCACCATCAATTTCTGCCTGAGAACCTGTCTTGCCATTTGTGACAGAACCACTGGGAACATTAGTCTTAAGTGATAAGTCTGGTGCAGAACCACTAGGATCATAAATGTCTGCCTTGACTGATAGTAGGTTAGCAATTGCTTGCTTACTATAATCACGAGCTCTATTAAATGCCCAAAGTAAATCTTCCTGTTCACCATTATACTTAGAAAGAGATCCATCCCCAGCAAAGTATGATTGAATTAATGTAATAGTATTATAGTTTCCACCGTCTCTAAGATCTTCTGCAACTGCATCAACCATCTCACCGATGTCTACAGAAGAAATAGTAGCAGTAGGATTATACTGAGATAAGGAAGCAACAGTTAAAGTAATAATTTCTTGTCTATTATTAACAATTAAATTACGAGCATCAAAGTATCTGTTTGCTTGAGGATCGCGACCAGGATTAACATAAGAAATGTTCTGGAGTCTTGGATACTTCTCTAAGATATAACCGAAGACTTCCTCTTGAATCATGCGACGGTTGCTTTCAATTAAGTTAGCAGCATCAGCATAAGTGCTATTGATTGAGAATCCAGATGGATTAAGAATAGAAGGAGCAGCAATATACTTAACAAAACCAGTTGGTTCTAGTTGTACATTAAACTCTTCAGTACCACCTGCGACTGCCGGATCTAATTTAACATATAGTTTTTCGCCAGACTTTGCACCAACTCTATAACCACTAATAGTTACAGCAGGACGATTGATTGGATCAGTGATGTCATTACTACCAAGATATAACTTAGTAAAGTTGTTGGGATCTTGAATAGATCCCTGAATATCAATAGTATAGTATTGAGTTCTTTTGAAATTAGCAGAACCAGTTTCAACTTGCTTAGGAGGAATAATATCCGTAAGGAAACCACCTTTATCCTGATTGAATGCAAATCCTTTGAAACCAATCGCATGGAGTGATGTATTACCGAAGTTAGAGTTCGAGTTTGTGATGGACATATCACCACCACTTTCCATTAGGAAGTGATCAGCAAAACCAACAGCGAAGATAGAAACGTTCTGGATGAATGCATCATCCGAAGCACGAACGTGGAAGTTTCTCCATTCATCCTTCCAATAAGAATCACCCTTAGCGTGATAAGGAACAGTAGCAAATGCGTCTACTAGTGATGCTTGGTTCCAGGTGTTAGAATACTCATCATAACGGATGAATGCTCTGTCATCCTTCTGCAACGAAACGCCCGTATACTGAGCTATGACCATTGACTTGAATCCAGTCGCCTTCAGACCGTTCGCCCAGATACCACAAATACCCCACGTAGAGCGGATAGAGCAGTTAAAGACATAAGGAGAGGCAGACTCTACACTATCAACTTCAGCGAGCGTCTGAGCGTTCTGACCGAGTGCTGGAGTGGTATCCACACTAACAGTTTGACCCGAAGCAATACCGGTGCCAATTGCACTGACAACTTCAGCAACTTCGTAAGTAAGTTTACGTGGATCATTCTGATCGATAGACTTAATTGGGAAGATACCTTCAAGAACGGTATCGATATCAGTGTTTGAGATAGCAACAAACTGACCAGCAAAGTATCCGTGGTCTACCTTAGTTGTTACTTCAATTTCCGATGTAGATGCAGCAATGCTAGGAATAGTTGTAGCATCGTTGAGTGTTAATGACTCAATAACTCTAGAGTCAGATAGAGGACCAACGATACGGTTCTCTTGTACTCTAAAGTCAAATTCACCTGGGTCATCAATTGTTGGTTGGTAATCAGAGAAACCTTTAGCAATCTTTCTGTAGAATAGCGACAGCTCTTCTGTGTCTGCGTATTCAAATACAGTTAGTTTGTGGTGGGAATAGTTAGGAGCAGTCTTTCTAGTAAAATCATTAGGATCATAGTATACTTCACCAGTGCCATCAATATTATTATAGAGAGGAGATTCTGCAGTAGTTTGACCATCCTTGATAGTGAACTGCCAGAAGTAGCAACCACCTGTTACGTTAAAGATTGCAGAACGAGGAACAGTTACTGATGCAGGGTCAGGAACATATAGAGGACGAACAACGGTACGACGGAGGTCATAACCTACAAGAGATGAACCCCTAGGGATGATAGCACCACCCTCAGTGTTGTTAAATTTATAAAGGACGTTATCAGGGTTGGAAATATCAAGAATCGAGTTATCAGTCCACTCGTTATTTGCTTGATTAAATCCAAATACATCAATACCAGTAGTACCTACAAGACCAGGACGGTTATCAATGTAGTGAATACCAGGCATCAGCATGATGCTGAATTGGTCAAACCTATCATTCTGGAAACCAGGTAGATATGAGTACCTTGCAATCTCTAGAAAAGCACGTTGGATGCTCTTGAATGGTGTTACCGGTGAGTTACCTCTATTAGATAACGCATCTGTAGCGTTGAAATCATCAGGAGAAACATAAAGATACTTACCAGTTTTGCTGCTGATAAGGTTATCCAGACGTGTTAATGGCATGATTAATCTGACCCTACGGTATATCTTTTATCCTAGGATTTATTTATACACGGGGTCTGTACCTATCTCTGAGAATAAGCATTAATGCTATTTCTTTAAGACACATGTAAATGTATCCAAATTGTTCTCTATAAGTTGTTCTATACATAACTCCCCCTCCTGGGATCGAACCAGGGACAAATTGATTAACAGTCAACCGCTCTACCGCTGAGCTAAGGAGGATTGAGAGCCTCTGACAAGATTTGAACTTGCGACCTGAGCTTTACAAAAGCCCTGCTCTACCACTGAGCTACGGAGGCATACGGGATTGATGGGACTTGAACCCACGACTTCCTGCGTGACAGGCAGGCGCTCTAACCAACTGAGCTACAACCCCATACGGGTGAAATTGAATGGACCGTAATCAGATCCCCATACTTTTTGATGGGATTCTGAATGAAGACCACGGTCCATTACTTGGTAATTTGTTTCAGTAAGAAGAACTTCGTTATTAACATAAGTTCTAACTCCTCCACGCATTACATAACATTCACAAGTATCATTCTTACCTGTGAATGTCTTTGTTGCTGTCTCCTTAATAATATTATCACATCCCTCTCGATATGTCAAGAGGTCATCAGTAAGTTTATCAAGGTTATTGCATCCAACAAATGTTGCTGGTGTTCTGATCTCATAATTCTTAAGTCTAAGGTAATCACCTTCATCAACTACATCAATTACAAATTGTCTGTAAGGACGATCTAATTGATAGTTGTATGCTTGTTCTCCATAAAATCGAGTCTCCCCAATCTTACGATGACTAACACGAATGTGAGCGTAACGAGTAGGATGACTTTGTGCTTGACGTTTGTTAGCAAAAGTTCCCTCAAATAATTCAAGAAACGTGTTCATCGGGCATTACTTCAGGATTAATAAGATCTAATTCAAATAATACAGGGTGGCATTCTTCAGCAATCAAGTAATCAGAGTACTTAAAAATATCTTCTAGTGTATAGTCTTGATTCATTGCTGCTTCTGCCAGTATCCATTTATTTTCTTTGTCCTCTTTTTCAAGAACATCGAATGCAAATGGCATACTTTCAATATAATACATCAGGACTGGTTCACTATCAACAAACACATGTTTGCGTGTGATTGTATACCTGAACTGTGCCATGATGTTATGGTTTCCTGTTAATGTTATATTTAACAGGAATGCGAGTAGGGAGACTTGAACTCCCACGAGATTGCTCTCAACAGATTTTAAGTCTGGTGCGTCTACCGATTCCGCCATACTCGCGGATGCTTCCTGTGAGGATCGAACTCACCTTAGGCAAATTATGAGTTTGCTGCATTCACCAGATTGCTAAGGAAGCTTTTACTTACAATAGTAATTGAAGTTAATGGCACACCTTACTTTTTGATCTGTGCATGTTGCTCCTGTGTGTTTGATTCCACTAGAGAATACTACCATACGATTGGCAATACTGTCAACCTTTTTACCATTTGCAAATCTAGTGTATCCATTATTAGTATTGAGATAATATAGAGCATTGGTTGTATTAAACGTATTGTCTTCATGCATTCCATGCTCTACATTCTCTTCAGTTCTAGAAAGCATTAACCCTTTAATTCTAACAATAGCAGCAGGATCTAACTTTTTAATTATTGGAAGAAGTATTACAGCATGTTGACTATGAAAAGCATACTCTCTATAAAAAGAATGACCCCATTGATAGTTGTCAAACGTTTTACATGTCGCTCGATCTTCAGGCATAACACTGTTTGCATAATACCAGGGAAAATTTGCAGAGAACATGGCATTATGCAATTCATCATATTGATCTTTATTCAAAAAGTTATCAATAATTTTAATCATGTTCTCTGCAAGTAGGTTAGACGTTTCGGACTGGACGATCACTTAGGTTGATAATTGACTGTTGCTTGATGAATGCCTTGAGTTCAGGAGTCTCTTCCCACTCCCAAGTCTCTTCATGTCCATGTCTGTCGATCTTCTTAACTGTCTTTTTCATTGGAAAACTCCTCTAATTTGTCTAGAATACCATCAAATGAACCGATACTGTCAATCTCTGTGATAAGATTGGCAATCTGTTTACATACAATCGGTCGTTCTTGTCTAGCAGCATATGATAATGCGTTGCGAAGACTACTAGTAGCCTCTGAAAGACTCTCCTCCACTTGTTTACCTAAAGCCATTGCTCCTCTTTATCCTCAACATAGTTATTATACTGGGTTTCTTAAATACTGTCAAGCTATACAAGCATCCCAGCATCCTTCATATAGTGTAATGTGTCATGCATGTTACCAAGATGTTTAGCACCAATAGCGACCTGGGGATAGGTTGCTTCAGGTCCGAACTCTGCTTCAAATGCTCTCTGAGTGAAGTGTTCGTTGAGGTTATACTCATGAAACTCCCCACCCATTGACTTGAGTAGTGCTGTGATACGCTCACACTCTTGACTGCCGTTAGAATAGATTACTGCTTGCATGTGTCTTCTTTGTAAGTAATAGTGATTTGATTATATACTTCATCTCGATTGTCGCTGTTATAAACATGACAACGTTCTATTTTAGCATCTAGCAATTTCACAATATTATCTAGTTGCCATTCAGCAGCATACTTCTTGAACCCATCATCCATCCAAGATTTATTAGATCCTGGTGTGTTAAAATCATCCATTATTCAATACCTTTAGGAAAGTCTTCAATCTCAGTCAGTTCATAGTCCCAGTCTTCCATGACTGTATTGGCAAGGAATCTATCAGATAACATTTCGAGTTCCTTCTCAGCATACTCTCTGGTCTCTGCTTCCAACCAAACATCAACTACCTTACCCAATCTAAGTTTCTTGATGTCTAACTCAGACAGTCGCTTACAGGCGTCTCTCACGGCGTTGCCTGGTGAGTCATCCACCTGTGATCGTAGTCGGACAAATACTAATGCTTTAAACTTCATTATTATAATATGCAATAGTTGCGTGAAACTTGTCTATGGGATCAATTGTTTCTCCCAATGAACTTCGTATTCGTTCTTTAACTTCTTCATTACTAATCTCTTTCAAGATCTGTCGTAGTTCATCATCGTCAAACTTGACGTAATAGTTATCACAATGCTTCATGCTTGTTCCCTCTCGTCAAGTGCTTCATGAATAATTTGTTTCAACTCGATACGTTCTTCTGGTGTGAAGATTGTACGAATTTTCACTGGCATAGGAGCATAACTACTTGGTTTCTTTGATTTACCAGGAAGACTCATGCCCTGGGTGTCGATTTTGTTTACTTCCATAATTTTTTCATTAACCAACAGGGTTTACATAAAGAGTTTTCGTATTTGCCCTCGGTAGGGACATAGCATCCAAGTTGAGGACACTGATTCGCTGGCACCATATTACCACAACTGGAGCATTTTGTCTCCCACATCTTCATAATGTTCTCTCCAATCGATTTTCTGCTTGATCTGGGAAGTCTCTTGGTCTACTATCGGTAGCATTATCAGTCTTAGGAGAACCTTCGTTCGCCTTCATAGTATGCTGGTAGTTTGGTCGTGGGTATCTCATATAGAATGGATCAGGCATCCAGTATGTTACCTGCCATTCTTGTTCGGGACATAGCTCAAGATGCTTCTCTACACTATGGGAGAAACTACCGAGTTGAATGTATCCATCGTGAGTGATGCATCTGCCATTGCCAGCATCAACTAGGAACATCATCTTGCTACTCATAGCAGTTCTTGCTCTGGGTTAAGATTTTTCACGAATTGCTCAGGATCCTTTTCTGACTTGTGAACCCAATGATAGCGCATCATCTCGTAAATAGGATCCCACATGGGGATACAGACATAATCATTCATGTGTGTCTCGCAGCAAGTTCTTTGAGTTCCTTCGCTGTGAGTTTATTCAACTGCTCAGTGAAGTGGTCCAATAGCAATTGTTTATATTGTTTCTTAGTCATTGTACTGTTTAATCAATCGTTCAACTTGTTTCTTGTCAGATCCACAAGGAGCATTGCGTAGACACCTAAGAATTAGTTCAGTATCACTAATAGATGGTTTAATTGTAAACCCCCACTTGTCAACTTCACCCTCTGTAGGTGCTTCAACGTAATCAAATTCACTTGGCATTAGTCTCTCTGTCTCCAATCATCAGGTTTATCTTGCTGAAACCAACTTTTAATGTCGTCAGCATCAGTGAATCCCTTCTTATGGTTGGATGGATCGGGATCTCCTAAACCCATCCTATTCAGAAAATCGTCTGTGCTACCCTCTTCAATGTTTTGGGATGCTTGGCGTCTTGCCATTTTTAACATCTCATTAGCAGATGTATTTGCCTTGGCAAGTTTCTGTGCCCAGATCATATCATCTAGTTTTACATCATCATTATTTGCGATACGTTTACAAATAAATTCTAGTCGTAGTCTATATTGTGTAGATAACATACGGCACTCATTTCCACGTAATTATTTAGAACCATGAAAAAAGGGACCCGAAGGTCCCCTTGGGTGTTCCGACTTTTGTAGAGACCGCACGAAAGGAGTCTCAACGTTATTTATCAGAAGCTGTACTTCAAACCGAGTTTGGTTCCATAACCACGGTCGATGTCGCTGTCGCCACTACCAACGAACGAGACTTCGCCGTATGCACCAAGAGCATCGGTCAAACCGATACCAACTCCTGCCTTACCAGAAGGAACGGTGTCGCTCTCAGCACCATCAGGAGAGACTACAGTAGCGCCGCCTTGGACGTAGTATGAAGCGTTCTCGCCAAGAGCGCCTTCATAACCTACGTGAAGGTCAGTCGCGGTTCCGTTGTAGCTGGATCCCGTGAAACCGGAGTTGGCTTCTACGTTAACGTAGGGTCCTGCGAAAGCAGCACCAGCAGAGACGGACAGGGCAGCGGTTGCTGCGAATACAGATTTGATCATTGTTGTTTAATTACCTTTGTTTACTTGCGGAATTTATACCCGCAGATGATGGATCGGTTCGACTCCCGATCGCATGAATATATTATAGCAGAAGACGCTCGATGCGTCAACCAGGTTATGCAAGTAATTGCGGCACTCGCCTGATTTGCTACAAGAGTAATTTATCAGAGTTGATCTCAGAAATCAACCCCCCTTGTGCCAGTTTACGATCAGTATACGTGATTGCTTAGTTAAGTAAAATTAATGCGCCTTTGATATTCATTGCTCCTACAGCAGTCAAGTTAGCAATACCACCAGCGGTCATGCTGTAATTTAGACCTGCCTTAACACTGATAAAGTCTGTAGAATCATAAGTCTGACCACCAATAACACTTTTAACTGAATATGTTGAATCCCTCGCTTTGATAAGAGGAATGTTTATCGCAGAACCAGCGACAATATGCTGCTCAACACCACCAATCCACTGTTTATAATCTCCTAGAATACTCCAGTTGATATGTCCAGGAGAAACAATATTCTGTGATGCTCTTGGATCAAACTGAACTTTTGTTTCTTCACTGACACCAAATGTCATTTTCTGCCCAAAAATAATTTCCTTATCCTGACTTGATGTTCTTTCAATACTACCAGCATTCATGACGATCTTACCACCACCAGCAGTTCCTGCTTGAATGTTTACCTGTGTCTTACCAATCAATAGTAATTCTTCAGATGCTTCAATAACAATCTTCTGTGCTCGGATATATCTGGTGCCACCAGTTGTTTTTTCTACATAATCTCCATAGCATTGCACATTTAATGCTTGTTTTTCTTCATTGTCCTCACCAGCATTAAATTGTAAGTTTGATCTCTGTTCGTGCTTTGCAATATATCCCCATGAGTGAATCTGTAGTTGACCACTACCAGCACCCCTTTCTGTATTTCCTTCGCCAGTAATTATTTTAATTTGTCCAAGATTATTTTGCACAATTGTGCTATCTTCTGGACCATCAATACGAAGTGCCCTAGTTATTTTATCTGGCAACATTCGCTCATATATTTCCGATCCTGTTAATGTGCCTTTATACCAAGTTCTAAACCTAGGTTGATCTGACAACTCTTGACTTTCATCGGGAGTTGTGGACTTAGCAAGAGTTGTTGGATATATGGAAGCAGCTTGTGTGTTCATTATGGGCAATCAACGTAACGACCAGTTCCAATCTTAGTAGAACCGATTTTAGATAGTGCATCTGTATCTAGACATGCTAGAGACGGTAGTAGTTTAGCACCATAACCACCACCACCAACTACAATAATTTCAGGATACTGCTTATATGTGGTTATTCTATCAGTAATTCTAGCACCAATTACAAATCCATCTTCATTAATAATTGCTTCTGCTACATCATCTCTACCATTAATGTAGATGGTGGGAGGTTCTTTATAATCAATTCCAGGTCTAATAAGAGTAAGGGCATCGATAATACATCTCTTACCATTATCATCAGCAAGATTTTTCTTATAACCAAATCCATTAGATTTGACACGAATCTCTGTCAAGAAACCATCTCTATCCAATAAAGCAGTTGCAGTAGCACCAATTCCTTCACCTGTAATGAATACGTATGGTGGTTCTGCCCACGGCGAACCAGGATTACTCACAGGAATATCAATAATTCCACCAGTCTCGTCAGTGATAACCTCTTCAACTACAACAGTTGGTGGAACAAATGTTCCCGTATCAGTTCCCGGTCCATCACCATCACCATCATCGATTATATCATCTGCAGTAATAATTACAACGTCGTCAAATGCACCAGTTCCATTAATCGTTAATCTAAGAACTTCTGCATCTTCTACAACACCATCATCTTCAATACCTACCGTAATTTTACTTTTGTTATCGTTAACAACAACATTTCCAACTAAATTTCCACCAATGATATCATCAGAAGTTATACCATTACCAGAAAGAGTATAATATAAGATTTCTCCGTTCACATAATTTGTTGTTGTTATTGTATAAACAATAAATTCTCCTTCTGGACACGTCTCTCTGTCTGCTACAACACTAACAGTTTTAAAGATACCACCTCCATCATCATCCAGTGAAGTATCTGGATCATATATGTCTGGTCCAGTTGTATCTCCATCACCATCATCATCAGTGGGATCAGTCACTGAAGGAGGAAAGACATCAGGAATATCATATGTTGGATCTGTAGGAGATCCTATGTACGGATCAGATGGTTCTACTACATTCCTTTCTGTAATTGTTCCTACAGCAAGACTTTTTATAAATCTTGTCTGTACTGGACTTCCTTTTGCTGGTGTATTCTTTCGTATAATAATTTTAAAGTCTTCGTCCTGTTCTCTTTCAGCATCAACCAAAGTTTGAACTTCTATTGTTTTTTCAGTTTCTCCTGGAGCAAATCCCAAGATGCCATTTACTGGAAGATAATCTTGTCCTTCTGTAGCTTTACCACTATACTTTAATGTTTTATATTTTACAGAAGAGGACACTGAAAGAAATCCTTTTCTGGTAATTGTAAATTTAGCAATATTTCCTTCAGTTACACGTATATCTTTAGTATTGTATGTAATTCTTTCTGTTTGTTTTACGCCATCATTACCAGGATCTTGATCTTCTAGTTCTTTATCAGGACCACCGCCACCACCACCGCCGCCGTTGCCGCCACCAGTGCTGTCATTACCACTAGTGCCACCCTTAGGAACACCACCAGTAAATCCAACAGTAGTAAACTTTAAACTATTTCCTTTGTATGCATCACCACAAACATACTGAGTATAATCAGCACCTGTTGCTGGGAATAGATTATCAATATCTGATAGCAACCGATCTAGGAAATCTCCCTCTTCTTCTAGTTCTTGACCACCATTTGTGCATACTTGTTTATACTTGCTACAAGTTCTGTCTGGACCAGAGCATGAAATTCCAAGTAGATTTAATACAAAATTAATTGCACCACCAAGAATGTTTAGTGGTCCTGCAATTGCTCCTAAGATATCACTAAGTGGTCCAAGAATTTGACCAAGAAGATCATTCATCAACGAATTAATCTTCGACATGATGCCATTAACAAGGGAATCAACTTGACAAGCTACAGACTTATAAATTTGTTGAACATAACTCATTAAAATGTCTGTTAGGAACTTAGCAAGGCGATCTCCAAGATCTGCCATTGAGCATCCTAAGTTTGCTAATATGTTATTGAAAAATTCTGTAACTGGTGTCAATGAGTTGCCATCTTCAGATGGTCTTAGTAATGCTTTAATTAGATCATTTACCGCTGCTTTGAGTTTTTCAATGATAAACCCCTTTACTCTAGCAACAAATTCACTAACAACCATCATTGCTTTATTGACATAACTTCTTGCTATGCCAATACCATTTTGCAATTGTCCTGTCGCTTCGTTGACAACATATGTGCCAATATTTCCACCATTGTTTTGAACTGCAGCAAGGAATTCTCCCATGATACCAGTCAATTGTGATGACATATCTTCTTCATCACATTTTTCTGCTTTAGACTGACACCAATCTTCTGCCTGCGCTGTTTTATTTTTTAGTGGTGCTGCCTTCTTAGGAGGAACATTAACTCTAGAATTGCCATCCCCATCAACACTACCATCTGGTAATCCACCTGTCGCTGTGTTTTTTCCAGTAGATTTTCCACTTTCATCTTTTTGGATTGGTGGACCAACTGCCTGTGTATTGAGTTGTGGGATTGCTGTAACAAATGGTGGAGTATCTGGTGTCCTCTCACTGAATACTTTTGTTGCACCAGGAGTCTGTCCAATAGACCCCATGATGATAGGTTTTTGTTTTTCGGTATCCATATAGAAACCGATAACCCAACAACCAATCTCTAATTGTGGGTGTGCTCCACCACTATTACCAGGAATGAATGGAACTGTAACAGGCATCATCACAGTTGCCCATGGCAAATCTGCCGTATCAAGGAGTTCCTTTTTACCAGGATGATCTCCTACAATACGAACTTTGAAACGATAACCACCTTTGTTATTCTTTTCGTCAGTGGCAGTTCCTTCAATTTGACCCACCCACCAATTGAACCCATCGTTTCCGATGCGCTGAGTAGGAATCAACTGTGATACTAATTGATCCATATTAATTAATCATCGTAAATTAAACATTCTAATTCTGATGGATTTTGATCGCAATAAAGTTCGAGTGCAGTTGGATCGTGATGATCTCCTGCTTCAATTTCTTCTTTGTGATGTTCTACATATTCTTCCAAGTCATGAAGTTCACCTTCGATATGACGACGTTGGTTGGGAGAAGTCATAGGATTGTCAAGGATCTCTTTGTCCTTAGCAATATGTGATTCGATATTTTCCATAAGTAATTGCTTCTACGTTTTTATTTAGTGCCGTGGTTTGATTCAATATCCCCATACGAATCTCGCATCAATCTTATGGTTGTTGTAAATTTTCCATTTGTCGATTTCGTACTATCATAAGTATGTGTCACTTCCTCAATGAGGTAAATGCCACTGCTTTCTTGATCGTATGGTTCATCCTGTATTCTAACACCAGGAGCTTTATTTACAAGTTTTATGTTGATCTTATCACCTGCACAGATCTCTGAGTTGCCAGGAATCACAACTGTTGCCATTTGATGCTTTAGTAATTCATATCGCATTAAAGACTGTGCTGCAAAATGTTTATGAAAATCACAAAATTCACTTGGTTCTTCTGATTTATCTTCTTCTTCATAAGATGCAATTCCTGGTTCATTGTACCAGGACTCATGATCCAAGATTGTAGATACAATTCTAGTTGGATAATCAGAAATAGACTTATCTCCAAATTTAATTAAAGATGGTTTATTTTGTGCTCCAAGATGCTTCATGCTATCATATGCATCTTCCAAACTATAATCATATTCATGATACTGACCTGTAGAATGATTAAAGAAAACAATAAGACTAGAATACTTTCCTTTCCTCATAGCAGACATAACATCAACTTCAGACTGAAATACTGCTTGAGAAATTGTAAGTCTATCATCTGCACCATCTGATTGATTAGCTGGTTTTTCAATGTATGGACCCCATGTGTTCTCGTCATTCGCATCTAGTAGATCATCAACAGCAAAGAAATTATATCCTCTCTTATTTTCCCAGAAGAAATACCCAGCAGATCCACTAATTTTACCTCTATCTCCATCAGATTTTGAGTTTTTTCCTGCAGATCCACCACTATCAATTTTTACACTCTTTACACATAATGATGAGATAATATCAAATGGTCTCCTATTTGTAGGAAGCATTTTTACAGCAAATTGAGTTGGTGATGTCATACCATTTAAATTTACTACAAATGATTTGTCTGTGTTTAAATTTTCCTGTAAAATTTTAGCAATAATCTCTTCTGGTTTTCCTTCCAATCTTTTCATTAATCTCACACATTCATTATTAAGTGCTTCAACAGATACAAGACCTAACGTAAATGCCTGTGTTTGATTTTTAGCATATCTATTACCTACTTTCCATACCTGCATTACATATTCTTGTGGTTCATCTGCAGAAGAAGTGTCCACAACTATCTTAACAGTCTCACCACCTTGAATAGGAAGATTTGCTAACAGTCCAGCACTATCAGCAACACTCATAGTTCCTGCAACAAATGGACTAGTAACATTCTCAACATACGAAAATGTATTTACCATTTGCTTGATTTCATACCCTTCTGTTTCTCCAAGTGCTGCTATAACAACACTCTTTAAAGAGAAATCTGTGATATTTTGAAACTGTTGTGATTGTGCCATTATGCTAATGATCTAAGTTTTAATTCTTGGAACGCACCAAGACCTGCAGCATTCATATCAATGCCAGCAGATACACCATTTGGATTAACTCCACTACTTTGCTTACCGCCACCAGAACCATAGTAATTATTAATAATAGTAGGTGCTGCACCAACACCAGAAGCAGATGCTACTTGTGCTGAAGTCGCCATGATAGGTGTTCCAGTATTTGGAGATGCGGATGATGCTGCTAATGCAGGCATTCCAGCAGACGCAAGCATTTTTGCTGGAGATGTATCTGGTTCTGCAGCAATACCAGAAGAAGGTCTAGATCCAGACTGAGAATCAGGAGTTAAATGTCCCACCCAGGTATTTCCAGATCCAGGAAGAATACCAGTCCTACCCGCACCATTGCCAGAATTGCTTACATCCATTAGTGGAAAAGGAACAGGAGTTCCTTTTGGAACAAAGATATCAACAGATCTTCCATCACCACTATGCGAATGTTGTGCTAATCCTCTTTCTATCACACCCTTAATCTCGCCATCAGACATACTTGGCAGAAAAGTGGTTCCATCCGATATAGAAATATCAGTTAAACCAGAATTTAACATACTACGCACAACTGCCGATGTGTCGTTAACAACATCTCGTTTAGTTCCAGTAGTACTTTGGAAGTGTCCGTGAACATATCCATCTTCATTCCTTAACCTTCCAGATCCACCATCGGTTTCACCAAATGTTGACATTCCAGTTCCTTCTTTACTGCTAATTCCTGCACTAATCTTAGCGCCAGGGGTGAGCATTTTAGCATTACCAGCAGTATTGAAACGATGCCCACCAAGTTCAGTAACATTCACTTCTTGTGATGCATCATACTCTGCAGCATGAGTTCTAAATCCAGTAGATGCCATAATTTTATTAATACTAGCAGCACCCATACCAGATGCTTCTAGATTGCCGCGCAATGATGCCTGATTGCGTGCCATATCTAGAGCTTTCTTTGCTCTTTTTCTTTCTTCTTCTGTTAATGCTTTCTTTAGTTTTCCTTCTGCAAATGGTTGATACTGATTCTTTCCTTCAATAACATCGGTAATACTACCGCTTTTTGACATGAATGTGCCAGCGCCAACTTCTCCACTTTGAATAAGACCTGCTCTATTCATAACAGATCTTGCAACTGCTGCCATTCCAAGTTCACCCTCACCGCCTGCTTCAGCAATCATTAGACGCATTAAATATTCTTCTTCATCACCAGAAATAGTTGGGTCGGTTATACCTTTATCACCACCGCCACCGCCATTAAAGAAATCTCTTAATTTATCACCGAGTCCACTACCAAGATCTTTTAAAGCACCTAATGCTTTAAGTGGTAGTAATAAAGGAGCAAAGAGAGTTTTAAGTATATTGCCAAAAAACTTAAATCCATCCTGATTTTGGAAATAGAATTTAAGTCCAGAAGCTTGAACTTTAGCAAACTCATCTTTCGCATCTTTTTGTGCATTAATAATGCCCTCACCAAACATCTGGAATGTTTTTCTACCTTTAGATCCTTCTAATGGGAAAACACCTTCTTTACCCGCTTCACCCATAAGGGCATTAGTCGGTTGTGTAATGATACCACCCTTAGCGAATGGCGTCATTCCCATATCTCTGGCAGCAAGAGCAGCGTCAATACCAACTGATCCAACTGTGCCAACACCAGGAACTGTTGATGCTGCACCAGATGCTAACTCAAGACCAGCACCCACAAAATCACCCTGTAATGCTCTCTGTGCTGCAAAGACAGCACCAAGACCCAAACCAACTAAAGGTATCTTTTTGCCAACTGATTTAGCAACAGCACCCGCTCCTATCTTCGCAGCACCCTTAACACCAAGTTTAGCAGCTGCTTTGCCGCCATATTTACCTGCTGCTTTTGCTGCTGCTTTACCACCATATTTTGCTGCTAATCGTGTTCCTACTCGTGCTGCACCACGTTTACCAACTGCTTGTACTACCTTTTTAGCACCAACTTTACCACCAATACCAAGTCCAGGACCGCCACCAGCACCACCGCGGCCGCCAGATCCACCGCCACCAGGTAGTAATTTTTGGAATTTTTCTGGTGTAGTAAACCCAGAAAGATCAGAACCTTTTTCTAATGATTTTTCTTCGCCTCTAGCAAGTGCTCTAGAAGCAAGTTTATCCGATTGAGCTTGTTGCTCGTTATGCATCGAGCGTTGTGATTTTGTCTGCTCTTCTGTTAGATTAGATAAAGCAACAATTGCTGCGGTATTCTTATTAACAGCAGCGACAATATCAATACCACTATCTGGCGAAATTGAAGGAGTAGATGAAGATGCTGATTGTGCTTCAGCAGTTCTCTTCATCTCTCTTATCTGTTTTCCAGTAAGATCACCCGATTTAATTCCACTGTTAATGGCATCATAATTAAATGCACCATCACTAAAGACTTTATCGGTTTTATTTACAATTCCTTCACCAGATGAAATACCTGGCATATTAACATAATTGCCTTTTCTGGTCTTTGGACCACCTGCCGTATCAGGATCAGTAGTTCCTAAGTATAATCCTTCTTTCTTATCGAGATTAGTGGCATTTCTACCAACAATAGCAGTTTTTGCCTCTGTGTTTACAATACCTGCTTTTTTAGGAACAATAGCACTAGAGGCAGAACCTGTTAGTAGTTTTGTTGCAGCACCACCAAGCATTTTCTGCCCTGATGGTGGAAGTTGTGCTCTATCCTTCCCCCCAGGTAACAAGTCCCTTACTTCTTTTACGTTAGCATTAACGACACGGAGATCTTTGCGAAAAAGTTTCTTGAATGCATCATATAATCTCTTATATGGGATTCCAAGTCCTTCGCCTGATACTGCTTCTGGTGTAAGATAACCGTGTGCCATTATTACCTTGCTGCTTTTTCTTGTTCTTGTTTGACTTGTTCTAGGTATTGCATGAGGAGACTAGTGTAAACTTGTCTCTCCCAAGGCATCATATCTTCTATTTCACTCAAACTATATTTATGGTGTTGCATCAAAGCAAAATTAGTCTTGTAATACCCCTCTAACGTATTATGAAAGAGGCTTATCCGAAAAAATTAGATAATCCTTGAATTACAAAACTATTTTCAACACCAGTATTTGGATTTTTTAATTTAATCTCATGTTTAAGAACTGGCATTTCAGAGAAAAACTCCTGAACTTTTTCAAATTGCTTATTTGTCAATCCTTCAATAAATTCAACAAATTCTTTTTTTGATGTGGTCGAACTATCATAAACTTCTTCACCATCAAAAATTTGATCCACGCATTTTCCCATGATCTCAATAACTTGTTCGCTAGTATCTTTTGCGATAATCGATACTTTTACAAATTCTTCAAATGAAGGATACTTCATAATGAGTCCCATTTCGTCAGATAGCATAATTTTACTACTATGATCTTCTGATTTGATAACTTGGACATCTGTCAAATTAAGATTGTACTTAACTTGCGTTTCACCATCATCTTCGCATGTCAGCAACATTTCAACAACTTCGCCAACTGATACAGCACGAATTTGCAAGAAAATATATTCCAGATCAAAAATTGCTAAATCTTCTAATTTTACGCGAGATTGAATACAATTTTTCAGTAATGCCCTTGTAGCTTCTTCAATCTGCTTATCATCTTGAGATTCAAGTGCTAATAAAAGTAATTTCTCTTCTTTTACGACAAATGGGCGATATTTGATTTTTTTGCCATTTGAAGGAATTTCCAGTTCGTAAGTTGGTAATGCAACTTTTGGTAATGCCATTATACTTAGATCATATCATATTAATATTTAGTGCGACTTTTTGACGCAAAAATACTCAGGAAAAATTTTCCCACTTTTATGGATTTGAAAAGTTGGTTTTCACGGTCTAATATCATTCTTGATCACATAGTGTCTCATGTAAGAGAACTGTGCTGTTACTTGCGTCAGTTGACTACTACCGAACTGTAGAGGCACTGCATCAATAGCATAAGGATATGCTTGCTCTAAGATATATGTAATAGGTGCTCTTTCTATAGGAGAATTTGGTCCAATTTCAGTCTTGGTAATAGCAATTTTACATGCATATTCATCCCTATATTTTAATCTGATATTTCTTCCCTCTGGTCTGCCAGCATCGAAGGCAGAAGATTCCATTGCTGATTTTGATTTGCCAACAACATTGTCACCCTCTTCATTAAAAATAGAATCAGTCCAATCTTGTAGAAATTTAAGCGATGTCATATTAGCATCACACATAAATCCCAATTGAATTTCAGTAAATACTCTTGTGTGAGGGTAGTTTACAGATCCACTACCAACATATGTGCCATTCATTTGACCTTGTGCCGTATTGGTATTCGGCAATTGTGCTTCAGTGCAAAACATTTCAAAGTAGTCAGATGATTGTCCACCTGGAGGAGTAATAGGTGGATTGATAAACTTCACAACAAAGTTATTACTGAACGACATCCCGCCGTTTACTGCCATTGTTGTTAATAGACGATCTATCGACACACTAAATACCTATGTTGGTCTCTTTATATTTATGGCATACTCTGGATTTTACAAACCCAAAAATCCTACTAAGTATCGTGGCAATCCTTCAAACATAGTTTATAGATCACTTTGGGAACGTAAGTTCATGGTGTTCTGTGATAGTAATCCCTCAATAATTGAATGGGGCAGCGAAGAGATAACCATTCCCTATCGCGCACCCGATGGTAAAGTAAGACGATATTTCCCTGACTTTTACATTAAAGTAAAAGAAAAGAGTGGCAAACTTACTAAGTATATTATTGAGATCAAACCCAAAAAGCAAACTCAACCACCGAATGAGAAAAATAAAAAAACTGCTGCCTATCGTAATGCCGCACTGACTTACGTAAAGAACCAAACTAAATGGTCCGCTGCGAGAGAGTATTGTGAAGACAGGCAGATGAACTTCTTAATACTAACCGAAGATCACTTAGGAGTCTAAAATGGCAACCGGATTTGCGTCAGTCCAACGTAATATTACAAATAAGGACCCTGGATACAAAACATTATTTGAACGAGTATCTAATTCCACAGGAGGAGAAAAGAAATCTCTAACTTGGTATAGATCTGCAGTAAAAGCAGAAGCTGGTAAATATAAAAAGAATTTTAGTAAATATATTCTAGACGAACGTAAAGATCGTGCTGGTGCTGTCAAAGAACAAGACAAGAATGAACTGCGTAGATATGCAGTAGCAGGTCATCTGTATATGTTTGAGTATAAGGCAAAGATGAAGCATCTGCCTTACTATGATAGATTTCCTTTAGTGTATTGTTTTAAAGCACCAGGGAAGAATGAATTTTGGGGTGCTAACTTACACTACCTTTCCCCAAAGAAAAGATTGATTGTTACAAAGAAACTGATGCAAGGCAGAGTTGATATACCTAAGGTATGTTTTCATAAATATCTCAGTAGTCATGTAGACGGATTATATCTTGACCTTGCATCAACAGAATGGGACACTGCTATTCTTTTGCCAACCGAGGATTTTGTGAAAGATGTTAATGGAAGGACTTTCCCTATCGATAAAAAGATTGTGTGGGAAGAAACCGATGATAAATTCTACGATAAAATCTCAGGTCAAAGAATGATTAAAGGATATGGAACTAAGCAGTCAAAGGAGATGTCTAAGTAATGAAAACAAATACTGGCGGTAAACCAACTGCTAATGGCACTAAAATAGGTCAAACTGTAAAGACTGAAGCAGCAGGAGCACGAGGAAGTAAGTATCAAGTTTTTTATCAATGGGATGGTTCTGAGTGGAACAGTATCACCAAAGCAAAATACTTAGAGTCTACAGAATCTGGAACATTTTCTTATAAAACAATAGCAGCTCCAACTCTTTCAAGTGCCACTGGTTCTCGTAGATATCCAAGAGATGCAGCGATGACAGCGAATTCTGATTATGTATTATTTGAATTTTTTGAATATCAACCACCATTTCAAAACATAAACAAAGGTGCGACTAAAGATAACAGCACACCTCTTGCAACATATAACGAAAGTGTTGCCTCAGAACAGTTTTACAAAAAAACTACAGAGCAATCAATTATCCTATACATGCCAGAAGATGTTTCTACTGGATATAAAGCGAACTGGAGTGGTAAAGCATTCAGTAATATTGGCAGAGATCTGTTAACCACAGCAGGATCTGGTGATGTTGGAGAAATAGTACAGAATTCTTTGAATGCAATTGGTACTACATTAGATCAAATTATTCCAAATGCAGGAAATGCAATTATTAGAGATGGTATTTCAAAAATTACTGGCGAATCTATAAGTCAGAATGATGTCTTTGGTGCAACTCGTGGTGTTATTCTCAACCCAAACGTTGAATTATTATTCACTGGTACAGATCTCAGGAATATTTCCTTAAATTATAAACTTGTTCCAAGAAATGCACTAGAAGCAACAGAGATTAAAGAAATTTGTAAAATATTTAAACGTTCGATGCTACCTAAGTTTTCAAACGGAACAGAATTATTTTTTTCAAAAGGAAATAATGCAAAAAATAATTATATTAAAGTTCCAAACGTCTGTCGATTAACATTTATGCGTGGCAATGGTCCAAATCCAGACGTAGCACAGTATAAAATGTGTGCTATGACAAATGTAGAAATTAATTACACTCCTGATGGAACGTATGCTACATATGATGATGGCAGTATGGTTGCTATTGGTTTATCATTATCATTCCAAGAAACAAAACTCATTTTCTCAGAAGAGGCAGACAAATACTGATGTACTTCTCACTAATCCCCAACATAGAATACGACGAGAAACCGATCAGTTATCCTTTCTCAGAATCTGATTTTACAACTGCGAAAAATTTCTTTCGTAGATACAAAATTAATGATGATGTATTATCATACGCAGTAATTTTTAACAAGTACACAATTGAAGATCTTGATAGACCAGATACTCTTGCTGATAGAATGTATGGAAATCCGTTTTTTGATTGGGTAATTCTACTGACAAACAATATGGTTAACGCTCAGTATGATTGGCCAATGACAAACTATGAGTTAACTAGTGTGCTAGAGTCAGAATTTAATGATCCATACGGTGAAATTAATCACTACGAAACCTATGAGATTGGTCAGTATCCTGCTGGTGTTCGTGTGGATGAGACTTTCTATAATAACACACACAAATTGAATATCAATGGTGCTATGACAATAAAAAACGGCAACGAGATTTGTCGTCCCGTTACCATTGCTGAACACTACACTGCTGAGAATGAAAAGAAGCGTTCTATTTACTTGTTAAAACCAGCATACTTCCAGCAATTTGTAGATGATTTTAGAAAGAGAAATTTATACAAAAAAGACGCCAACTATATTAGTCAGCGTCTAAAGAAAACTGGTTGACTTTTCTAGGCAAAATTTTGCCCGAAATTTTTTCCCAGTTTTATCGTTTTGAAAAACCCAATTTGTAGCAAGAAGGTATTGCTAGTTTTGGATTCTTTTTTAATACTCTGTAAGCATGACCATGCACATCTGTTTCTAAAGTAAGGTGTGCTTTAGTATGCACGAACTGAATCACAAACAGCATCCCAACAAACGTAAGGTTTAGATAGGTAACTGGATGATTCAGTCCTTTCCAAAGAAACTTAATCACTCTTCAGCAAGACGTGCGAAGTATGACAGTGCGTCGTCATCCTCAACGATTGCCTCTTCCTTGACAGGAGAGGGAGCATTCATCTGCTGACGGAACGATGACTGAGGGGTGATGTCAGGGTCGTTGAACCCACCAGTAGCAGCGACTGGTTCGTACTCTTCGCTGTCTACTGTAGGAACAGCAGCACGTTGAGTGATACCAAGCACCATATTCAGACGCTTCTCAAGGTCAGCATATGATTTGAACTGATCCTTGTGAGTGAATGCTTCAAGGGAATGCTCTTGCTTCCAAGTTGCTTCCAGTTCATCATCATCTGCACTGAGAGCAGAGACATTATCAAACTCAGAACTATCGTAGTTCCAGTATCCTGCGACCTTCTTGATCTTCAGTTTGAAGTTAGCACCTTCCCAAAGATCAAAGACGTTTACTTTCTCTTCATCTTGGAACTCAGGTTGCATAGCAGCGAGGATCTTGTCGTGGATCTTCTTGCCATACTTATAGAGGAAGACTTTGCCTTCGTTCTCAGGGTGCTTAGGATCCTTCACAACATAGATGTTGCTGTAGTATTGAAGCTTACGCTTCTGCTTACGAGCAGTCTCTTTGTCTTCATCAGCACCGCTATTCCAGAGACGGCGGTTTACTTCACCAACAGGATCGTTTTCGTTGAGTGTAGTCAAAGAGTTTTCAATATACCAACCACCAATACCTTGGAAGGCGTGGGAGTATAGTTTTGCCCAAGGGAGAGTCTCTCCATCAGGGGCAGGGAGGAAACGGATAACAGCGTATCCATTTCCAGAAGCGTCAACCTCTGGTTTCCAGAAACGTTCATCAACGTTCTTACCGCTGGATGATTTCTCTAATTCCTTCTGCAGGAAGTCAAAGTTGGTCTGGGATTTACGCTTAAGGTCTGAAAAAGACAT